AGTCAGTTCTTCCTGTTCTTCCTCCTCGTCTTCTTCATCTTCATCGGAATCATCCTCGTCCTCATCTTCTTCGTCTTCCTCATCCTCTTCAGAATCATCTTCAGAATCCTCTTCAGAATCATCTTCATCTTCGTCATCTTCCGATTCTTCTTCGTCCTCATCGTCATCAGATTCTTCCTCCTCTTCATCTTCTGAACCGAAGATTTCAGATGCCTGATCTGCAGTCAGCATAATAGGAGCCGGGATAATTTTTACAGAGCCATCTTCGTAAGTAATAATGATATTACCGTTGATTTCTACTCTAGATACTTCTTTAAGTTCAACTTTCTTAGTTTCTTTTTTCTTAGCCATAATTGTTTAATTTTAATGGTTTGTTAATGAATATAGTTAATCACTCAGTTATAAGCTTTTTATACTTCTTTAGGAATGGTCCCAAAGATTCATGTGCATTATTAAATTGTTTTATGTTTTCTAGAACGGTATTAAACTGTTCCTGTGAAGTTATTTCAACTACTTCAGAGTTTATAACTTGGTCCACTTGATTATAGGTCATAATCTTAAAGGATTTGCCCTCAAATGGATTATATGGTCCATGTTGTTCTAATTTAGTGTTCATCGCTATATGATATTTTAGTTAAACCTGGAAAACCCAATTTACCCATCATTTCTGTGTATGATTGATATTTTCCTTTTTTCGAAGTTTCATAGTTATCAGAAAATCTTATTGGGTAGACCCAAATTTCTGAATCTAGTTTCCTATTGGTCATGAAGTAAGCATACTTATTCCTTATTTTATAACCAGATAGAGGTTTCCATAGTTCCCATCGTAATTCTTTTATAAGATATTTATCTGGGATAATAACCTGATTCTGAAATTTCAGAGAAGCTTCTCCAAAATCATCTAAGAAATCGTAGGCCTTTTTGAATAAGATACGATTAAACTTAATATGATATACCTTGGTAAGGAACAGGGCTATTTGCCAAATCCTAGGAGGATGATTCAAGCAATCAAGGTTAAATTGGTTCTTTTCCCCTTGACTCAGCTTGTTGTATCTCCTGTAGGATAGCAGAATGGACCTGTAATCTCTTTTGCTTTCGATATTCAGGTGAGAATTCATCCCTATACCCGTATAATGCAATTTGGTATGCCCTGTTGAATGCCCTTCTTCCATGTTTCTTATAAATTTTATTCATTCTTACTACAAAATGCCTTCTCCTATGTTTATCCATTCTTGCTTCAGCAGGAAAGATAAATCTTCGTATTTTAGTTGGCTTACCCTTAAAGAATATCGATTGATGACCTTTCTTGGGTAAATCAGTTATGCCTTGTTTTATAAGATTCTTACCTTTGATAGTATGAATGTATAAATTGGCATCTACTCCTAATAAAAGAGTTATGGTTCTTCTAGCATGGTATCTTGAAAAGAATCCTAAACCACATATATGTTTTTTATATAACAACTTCTCGGTTCGGTATTTACTTTCTGTTGCATATTGGTATTTGGTCCATCCCCAATATTCATCAGGCCTCCAAGTCCATACATATATTAAGTCTGGGTATATTTTCCGATTATCCCTTGCTAGTTTTACCATTTAATTTCCTTTTTGCAGCCCTGTACCAGAGTTGAATGGATTTCTCATTAGCATCAGGGAATTTCTTTTTCATTCTCCTTACTACTCTCTCTTGGTCAAATCCCTTTTCGGTTAATTCATAACAATAGGATTTCTTAGTACCCTTGATTAGATTAAAAGAATCCCTTTCTCTTGGAGGTTTCTTTTCTTTGGGTTTCTTTATACCTGGTACTCTTTTTAATTTTCGAATACCATCTTCTCCCTCTTCTCCTAAGAATCCTAATCTTAATCTTGAATTACGGATTGGGTCAGTTTTATCATAACCAATTGCTTCCAATTGTTTATCTGCCCATTCATCATACTGGTCAATTAAGGATTTATCGGGTTTGTTAGTAGAGTTACTGATATACTTGATTAAATCAAATACTCCTGCAGCACAAGCATCTGGAAAAGGCATACCAAGGATTACTGCCTTTCTTTTAAGATCCTTGTATTTCATGTTTCTACCTGCAGCTCCTAGGAAATTTTGTTTTTCCTTTGATGGAGCTGGTTTATCTTTTTTCTTTTTTGCCATAGTTTTAAAATCTTTGATTGTAATAGGTTTGAGTTAATTCTTCATGAGTTACATACTCATAGGGAACTAATCCCATGTTATCAATCTTATCGAAGAGATCATTAGGTAAATCATAAGTGATTAACCATAAGTAATTCTCTTGAGTAATGTGGTTTGATACCATATCCTTAATTTTTGGGAAATTAGGTAATAGGTTCAATTTATCACACTCCCAGCTATCACTGAATTGGTTGAGGATATTATTTGCTTTGTTAAAGCGGATGTCTAAGTTGGTATTCTTCATATTGTCTATATTAAAATTTTGTCTAATTAATTTTCTGATGCAAATATAATACTTATATATTATATAGAAAAATATTCTACTTATTATTTTAATATTAGCTGAGGATCAATAGAAAGAGTCTTCTTTCACTCTAGCAGCTCCTGGTTGAGGTTTCTTCTTTGGTTTTCGTTTTATGTGAGTGTTATAGGCCATATCCAATTGCTTCACATTGAAATCCATGTTATTTACCTGATTGTAATTCAAAGCCTTTTCGATACATAATCTATATTCTGGCCAAAACTTCTGACCTAGTTTTACAGTAGTAGTCTTGGCATTGAATTTAGATACCATGAATCCAAATGTATCTGCATCATCCTTATCCTCGAATATATACATGTAGAATTTACTGAATTCCCTCATTACCTCATCTGTAGGTCTTACGGGAAGTAATAAATATCCATCAGTATATAAATCTTCAGATATTAAACATACCCACCATTTCTTTATACTAGGCTTTACCTTATACTTAAACCTTTCTCTTAGTTTAGTATGAACCCATTCTGGTACTTTCTCTAATAAGTAGTTGATATAAATCTTTTCTTTCTTATTGGCTCTTCTTTTGAAAGCAGAGGGTTGCTGTACTTGCCTGGGTAATATCCTAAAGTTATTCCATCTATCGAATTCTAATATCAAACCTAGAGAATGTTTATCCCATTCATTATCTGAACCTTGTAGTCTTCTTATATTTCTTTCTAGATTACGAGTATTTACCTTAGGAACTAATTGGGAGGCATCTCCAGTATTTAGTAGAGCCTCTTTCCTTTTCATCCTTTTTTCTATGCAAGCCTCGATATAATCCTGGAAGTTTCTTTCACATGGGCAATCTGGTCTAAATATTGACTCATGTATTTCGAAGAAATCCGAAAATAATCGGAAGAACTTTTCAGACCTTTCTTTTATTTCTAGGTACTTATAATGAGATAATTTTAATATCTCTCCAGCTTCCCAAGAGGATTTACTCTCTGATAACTGAAGAAAAAGGGACTGCTGCTCAGTTGGAGTCAAACAGTCCCATGCTTTCTTTTGATATTCATTCATATTAACGCCTCCTTTTATTAATGTTCTCTTCTATCTTTTCAGAAGTAATAGAATTTGGGTCATAGTCAAAGTTATTACAATGTAATTTATCTGGGTCTGAATCCTGATATACACTGTAAAGAACACTATCAAAATCAAGAGTTACTTCCATTTTACCATGTTCTGGGTAAATTAGTACTTTTACTGTTCTATTAGAGTAATTTACATCTAATACTGTAGCATCTATACCTTCATAGGGATACCCTTTTAAAACGATATAATCACCAGGTTTTACATTCATAAGATCATCAACAGAGTATTTCTTATTTGCTTTTGCTAATCTTATGAACCTTCTTACATCTTTTCTAGAACAAGTTGCAATTAATGAAAAATCATCGAAGTCTTCAGCATTATCAATACGTACCTTCTTTTTTCTTTCGTGCATTGTCTCGGTAGATTTAAGAAAGGTTCTTATACCTGAGATATTTCGTTTTAGTTTATTTAAAAAAGGCCTTGAGAAAGCATTCTCTGTGGGCATTCTCATAAAACCATAATTGAAAAGTATAGGAACAGATTCAAATACCATCTTACCCTTTACTGTTCTCTTAAGTATATCTAGAGTTGGGATAATAACCTTGATATTTTCGTATCCCTTTTCTTTTAACTCTTTCTCGATAAGGTGATAATACTTTCTTTCTAGGTAGAAGATTACATAGGAGTATGGGATACGTTTTTTCATATTACTGATTTTTTACGATTAACTTAGCTTGTTTGTGAATCATCTTGTACGGTACTTTTAATATTTCACTAGCCATGAATACCATAAGAGTATTCCCAGGTACTTGGATATACATTACCTTAGTAACATACTGGGCAATAATATCTCCAAGTTTAACACCTACTACAAAGAAAAACTCATTTGCAGGCATTGAATTGTATCTCATACATAAGATGGGTACCTTCTTTGCCCTTTTAGCATCTTTACTTGCTTGTTCCCAGAATTTTAATATATCACAGGATTTATTACCAAGTAATACATGCTCAAATTTGATATCCTTGTAGTTTTTACATTCTACTGAGATTTTACATCTGTGAGCATGTCTTTCATCCTGACACATAATATCAGAAGACAAATCCCTACTCTGATGATTTGCACCAGAGTAGGGTGTTCTGCCGAATTTGAAAGAAGTCCATTCCGTAAACCATTTTGAGACTTTGAGTTCAAATCTTGAACCTTTCTTTTTACTATTTGCCATAATTTCATTGTATTGTTTATGGATCATAGTGGTTTATAATAACTAAGGCCCTTGATTTTCTCTACTTGAAGGATCTTAGTATTTGATAAAGGTAATGAGTCGTGGTGTGTTATTAAAAATAATGATTTACCGTTGAATATATGCTTTATTAGGTTTATTACCAATTCTATGTTATCAGAACTTAGGGATTCAAATACTTCATCTAAGAATGCTAGGTTAATACCCTTACTTGCAGTCAAAGCTTCATGCATTGCGAAAGCCATACATAAATTACATACCTGTTTTTCACCTCCTGATAATTCATCATAATCAATAATGTGATTATCCCTTTCTATAAGAGTAACAAAATCCTTTCTAGTTGAATTAAGATCAATGTTAAACTCAATTCTAAAACCTAATACTTCTGAATAACTAGCTAGAGTACGATTTAATAAATGTAGGGATGAATCAAATAGATATGCCTTGATCCCATTATTACCAAGAGGGTCATTTATCAACCAATTATAATTCTCTAACTCTAATTCTCGGTTATGGTAATCTTCATCTACCTTTCTTAAATCCTTACGAATCTTTTTTAGCCTTTCTTTGTATTTGGTAGACATTACCTTTAGTTTCTGATTCTTAAGATCTTTGATTTCCTGATCTATATCTGCCAAGTCTGAAGCAATATCAGAACATTCTTTCACTAAAGTCTTATACTTACTGCAGTTAAATTCCAATTCATCTAACCTCTCTACGGATTCTTCATATAAGCTTTGAAGTTCTTCCCTTTCTTTAAATGCTTTACTGATGGGAGTAAGCATTTTCAATGCTTTCTTATATTGTTTATTCTTTATTAATTCTATGGATTCATCTACTAGCTCATTTAAAGGAGTACTTAGAGTTTCCTTGTTTATCTTTATTCGATTCTTTATCTCTTGTACTGCCTTAGTCTGATTTTTTACCTTTTGTTCTATTGCTACATCTACTTCATCTGAAATATGTTTTTGTTTTGCAATAAGTAACGCAGTTAGGTCTTTCCGTTCTTCCTTTAGTTTCCTAGATTTTTCTCTGAGATCTTTCTTAAAGGATTTCTCCCTTGACCTCAAATCGAAGTAAGCTTCTTTATTGGCCTCTAATTCTTTCTTTAGTGAAAGGGATTCGGATTCTAATTGATTAATCTCATTTAAGATAACTGCCTTATCTTGATTAGCTATACCCTTTGCTAAATTTAGGTATTCTAAATCGAATACTTCCTCAAAAAGCTTTTTCTTATCTGAATTAGATTCTTGGATTAATCTCTTAATACCTTGACCAAACATGATAGAGTTCATGAATAACAGGTAAGATAATCCTAATTCTTTATTGATTGCATTCTGTAGTTCATTCTTACCCTTAATATTGATAATCTCAGCATTTTTAATGATGATAAGTCTATCATTTCCTTTAGCACCATCCTCTAGGTAATCTTTAAATTTTTGACATCTGATTACCTTATATGAATCCTGGTTTTTCTGAAAAAATACTTCTACCATGGTACCTTTATAATCTTTGGGTTGGTATTCTTTCCAGGTATTTACTTCAGATACTCCCTTTATGTTTTTCCCATATAATGCCCATACCAAGGCATTCAGTAAAGTTGATTTCCCAAAACCATTAGGGGCTTTGATAAGAACTGTACAATCTTGGTTTAATTGTAAACTGAAGGAATCTATAGAACAGAATCCTTGTATATTTAACCTTGTAAATGTCAACATGATTCAGCTTTGTTTAAAGTATCAATTAAAAGTTGTTTCTTAGCATCATCCTTTATGCCTTTCTCCCTTAAATACCTTTTTGCTAGAGTTTTCTTAGAAACTTGCTTAGTAATCTTATGATTTATATTTACTTGAATACTAGTTTTCTTGGGTAAAATGGTATAATAATTGCCATCATCCTTAATTTCATCTTCGGATTCAACATCTACGAATTTTGGGAATCCTTTCAATTCTACAAATTCCATAGATAAATCCGAATAAAGTTTCCAATATCCCAATTTACAATCTTTATCGGTTCTTCTCTGTTGTAAAGGAGCACCAATCATATAAACCTTCTTTGATAACCTCTGTGGTTTGTGTATATGACCGCAAAGGATTAAATCAAACCTATTCAGTACATTCAGATTTAGATTTTCTACTGAATCAATTTCTCTGCCATCCGTATCTTTTGCTCCAGGGTAATCAGTATGAAGCATAAGGATATTATCAGCATTCTTATCAAGCTTTATATTTTTCAGATATTCAGATAAACCTACATTGTGATCTATGTAGGGTATACCGTATACTACTGCATTCATACCCAGACATCTTTTACCATAATCTAGGTTCACTATCCCAAATTGTTCTAAGAACTTAACCCATGAAAAAGGTTTATTACCTATAAAGCTAACTTTCTTTAAGTCGTGGTTTCCTGATATAGAGAATATCTCTACCTGGTTTTCTCTTAACTCTAATTCCTTAAATTTCTCATAGGTCAATTCCATAAGATCTTGGTCCATGGTTTCTGGCTTATGAAAGAAATCCCCACAGAATAATGCCGGACAATTATACTTTTTACATTGCTCTTGTATAATCGACAAAACCCTGAAATGATTCAGGGTTCTTTTATTGTCTTCATTGAACTTAGCCCATAAATTCAGGTGTAAATCCGAGAAGACTATTGCTATTACTTGTTTCTTCATATTAATCCAATCTTGACATTATCATGTGTATTCTGTCGTAGAAATCTAATTGGGGTACTACTAATATATCTATTACACTTAAAGTACTCCACTGAGTTAACAGGTTACCCATTATATCTGACATCTGAGCCTGATAATATCTATTTATGATTCTCTTCTTATTGTCTTCCATTGGCCATTCTTTCATATTGTACATACTCAAGGGAAGGTATATTAATAAATCACATTGTTGAACTGTAAGATCTTTGCATATATCTAAGAAAGCATCTACTTCACATTCGGGAATATTGGTAGATTGCTTATATATGAAATAAGCTGCTAAATCTACATAACTACGGTCTGTTACAAAAGTTTCTTTATCCTTGAAAAGCTTATTTCTCAGATTCAACAATTGATAATCCTTGTTTATGAGTTCTCCACATTCTTGGTGTAAAAACTCAGCATGGTGCATCTCTTTTGTATCGGGCATTAAATCTGACATACTACCAGATATAAAGGGTATACCATATTTGGTTTCTATGAACTTTGCCAAAGTGGTTTTTCCTATTCCACTTGGCCCTACAAACATAATTCTTTTCATGATAACAAATCTTTAAATGGTTTCATAAATTCATTTGTCATAAATGATGCTAAAGAGTATTCGATACAGACTTCTTTGAATTTCTTGTATTTTATCTCCTTATTAGCAAACTTTTTCATAGGTAACTTGGATAATGGTACTTCTTTTTGAAATAATCTTAAATCTATAAGCTTCTTATTCCTTTCTGCAATCTCTACATGAGAAGTTTGATGATGATGCTCTAGAAATTTATCCAAAGTACCATATTCGTCCAATATTTTCCTAGCTTTTACAGGACCAATACCTGGTATACCTTTAATATCATCCGAAGTATCTCCCACCATTGAAAGGTAATCTACTGTTTCTTCAGGGGAGTATCCAAATAATTCTTTACAATTACCCTGATGAATCATCTCATCCTTTCTTGGATTGTGTATTTTTACATCCTTACTGATAAGCTGATTAAAGTCCTTATCTGAGGATATTATGATTACCTTCTCAGTGGGTTTTTTATTTAAAACTAGGTATGCTAAGAAATCATCTCCTTCATATTTAGTAGAATTATGCTTATCAAAAACATATTTAATTCTTAGGAGCTTAAGCATACCCATAATAATACGTTTTTGAGATTGAAGAGATTCATAATCTACTGAAATATTTTTCCTATGTCCCTTATAATCTGGTAACAAAGCATCTCTATAAGGAGAGTGTCCATTATCAAAAGTTATAATAACCTCATCTGGGTCCCACCTATGTAGGAACCCATGTAATGATCTAAAAAATCCGAATATTGCTCCACTTGGTTTTCCATCGGTAGACTTAAGCTTTTCGAATTTGTGGAAACTTTGATGAAGTATATTCTCTCCATCTATTAGTAATATTGTTTTCTTACTCATCGTCTTCCTCCTCTTCGTCTTCTGATTCATTATAGGATTCGTATTCTACTCCATCTATGGGATAACAGTTTTCTGTAAGAGCTTCTAGTTTCTTACGAGTAGTACCAATGGTATTTATATCTGCTTTCCTTAAAAGCTTTCTTCTTAGATCATCATCTTCTTCCAAAAGCTTTTGAAATTTCTCCTCTCCTCTTGCAAGAGTTTTATCCTTGAGTTTATATACTCCACCTGAGGATTTAACGATTATATCGTTTTCTACCAATACATCTTCTAATCCAAAGCATCTATCAAATCCAACCTCATGGAACTTAGGATTGAAGTATACTGGGCATTTGCTGATTGTAGGTCTTGGAGGAGCAACTTTATTTTTAATAAGTCGAACCGTGACGAGTTTCCCAGCTTTGCGTTCTTTACCCTTTTGCTTAACAGTGATAGATCTTCCTGAATAGAAAGCAGCTCTGATTGAAGCGTAGAACTTAAGTGCTGCGCCTCCTGTAGTTGTTGTATTATCTTTTCCGAATCCAACATTCAATGCCGTTCTTAATTGATTAATATAAATCTGTGTAACTCCCAGTCTATAAAATAATTCGCTTCTGATACGGAAGTATTTATACAAAGCCTTTGCTCTACCTCCCATCTCTGCTTTAGCATCCGTCATTTTTGAATCTATGTTATCTGCACAATCCATAGCAGCAACTGAATCTATTACCAGAAGTATTGGCTCATTGTGTATTAACTGAGATCTGAAATATAATGCTAAGTCTGCTACTGCATCCGCAACATTCTCAATACGAGTATCATTAACTACTGTAACTCTTTCTGGATCAACTCCATTAGTTTGAGCCCAGGAATTCATCCATGATTGTTCAGCATCTACCCATATTACATGCCCTCCCAGTTGTTGACATGAATAAGCAAAGTTGTAAGCTATAAGTGATTTACCAGAGGATTCTTCTCCTGCTACTTCTAGGATTTTACCAAATGGGATTCCTCCACCAAAGGTATAATTCAATGCAAAGAAAGTACTTGGTAACCATAGACCTGTTTCTTTTGTTTCAGAAGCAAGTACTATTGATGACCCATATTTCTTTAGTAATTCGTTTTTAGAGGGAACTTTTAAACCCACTTTTCCTTTTGCCATACTGTAATGTATTAACATAAATAAAGGAGGTAACCAATTTCTTGAATTACCTCCTCTACCAACCATTTATAAAACCAATTTATCAAATATCTGACTTATACTTTCTCTTTTTCTTCTTAGGTTCATCATCATCCATGTAGTGATCCTTATGAATGCCTTTCTTTTTCTTCTCTGGTTTTTCATCCTCTTCATCAGAATCTCTTCCTTCTTTTAAGAATGATGCCAAAATTTCTTCCAGTTCATCGTAATCTTTAATCTGAGATCTTACTATGGATTCCAAATCTACGTTACCTGAATACTTCTTGTCAAGTTTAGTAGGTTTACATGCACGAGCAGAATATGTAGTATCATTCTTACCTGAACCAGAACGGATAATTTTTATATCGTATCCAGTTCTTGGGTCTGTCATATCTCCAGCTTCGTCTTCATCCAAGTAAAGGTCGATAATATCCTGGTATACTGATCTTGGGATTAATACTCCCTTATCTTTTCCTTCATAATCTACCTTAGTACCTTTCTCATCTGAATATACTATTCCACCCACTACGTATTTTCTTCTTGGTACCAGCATCTTTGCAAGTTCCTGGTCATCTGGGTCTTTTGAGTTTTTCAGTTCTTGGTACTTTTCCATAAATGGGCAGGGTTCATCAAAAGTAGCCGGGGAAATAACTCCTCCCAAATCTTTATTCAGATAGAACTGAATCAGTTCAATACCCAATTCTTGATCATCGCCTGGGGATTTGATTCTCATTCTTAAGGTTCCCTCTTTAGGGAATACCAATCCACTACCATTACCCTTGGATTCTAATTGTTTTTTCCGGGCTAACATCTTATCTTTAGTAGTCATGCCACTAGAAGATAATTTCTTTTTCTTTTTGTCCTTATCTTTAATCATATCAATCTAAGTTATTGGGTTCTGAGTATGAAATCTCATTTAAAGCTAATACGGTGAACAGACCCTTTTCATAAAGGGTTTGTAATTCCTGAGGTAAACAGTTTTTATCGAATTGATGTTCTTTACCAGCATACAATCCATATTCGATTATACGACCGATTTCCACGTGGTCCTTGTAAGTTTGATATTCTTCTGTGATTACACCAGATTTAATAACAACACCCTTACGAGGAACTCCTTCCTTTACCATATCCGGAATAATAATACCAGAAGCAGTGGTATTAATCTCTTTGGGAGAATATACCAAGATTTTATTTTCTACGGGTAAACCTGGAATACTATTACCAAGCTTCTTAGCTACTAGAGTTGATATAAGTTGTAAATTATACATAATTTATAAAATTTAGTTAGTAATCTTTTATAGTTCCTACTGTAACTTACGGATATTGGCATTAAGAGTTCTTAAGATGCCTTCTCTACTCTCATAAGCTTTACAGATAGCTATAAATTTATTAGCTTTAGCTGCAGCCTTTAGATACCTTTTGCAAATAGATTTATATTTGGGGTTTATATTAGCTTTATGAGATACGTAATCATTATTGAACCTCTCATTGGAATCTTTTATAAATACCCATGCAGCAGAATATGCTTCCTCTTTTTCTCTTGCTAAAGCATCTCTTTGTTTTATATACTTATCTCTTAATGAAGCAAGTATATAATAACTAGAGGGGGAATCCTTTAGCTGAGAATTTAATAAGTTCTCATTGATAGATAATTCCTTTTGAATATCTATTTCTAAGGTTCTACCCTCAAATACTACCTTAAGTTTATTTATCTCGGTTTTCATCTTTCAACTTAAAAACGTTTTTCATATCTTCTGCAGAATACTGACCATTTTCGATATCTCTCTTAACTTGTAGGAAAGCAATCTTAGCCCTAGAATCTAATTTGGGATAACTAGTAAGGGATTGATATTTGTCTAACAGATTATACAGAGAGTATAATCGTAAATCGCAAAGGTAATCTATACCAGCAACTTCAAGTAATTTCATGAAGATTACATAAAATCTAAGAGTAGTATCATCAAAGCATTCTACTGTTTCTTCATCCATCTTAGAAAGTGAATGAGTTCTGAGTGATTCTATGTTTGAATTGAGAAATTTTATATGTTTTCGGATAGAGTTGATTAACCTTCGGTCTTCATGGTGAAGTCTTTTGTGTAATCTATCCAAAATTTCATCCATTTCTTGGAATGATTGTTCTAATACTCCAGATAACATGTAAGTTACATTGATTACCTTATCAGCCTCTTTCTTTAATGGGTCATTTTCCATAATCTAAAATTTTAATTAGTTATGTTGTCATAGTATCCTCTCTTATCGTTTCTGTAGTGGTAGATACTGAATCTGAATGCTTTATATGAGTTTTACAATTTGGGCATTGTATTACCTTAAATATATCACTATTCGATTTATCGTAAACTCTAAAAGCTTCGCTAGTATCATATTCAAATTCACAATCACATACTGGGCATTTAGCTCTCCACACCGTGGGACCGTTTAAAATCTTCTTCATGATTTTCGTAGTTTAACATTATATTTTCTTAAAATACTATAAAGTAGTTTAGTGGATATCCTAAATTCTTCTAATATATCTTTTCTAGGTATTCCAATATTGTATTGATATATCAACTTATTTTCATCCACCTTTTTCTTCTTACGAAATGGGAATCTACCATCTCTTATACACTGTTGAGTATTATCTCTTGGAGTACCCCAATATAAATTACTTACCCGATTATTTAAAGGATTGTTATCCTTATGACATACTACTAAAGTATGATTATCATTTGGTAAATAAACTTCTGCAACTAATCTATGTCGATAGAAATTAGCTCTTTTACCAGAATCAGATATTAGATTATTAGATATATACCCAGTACTCTTTGCTACTGGTTTTATCAATCTCCAAGTACCACTATGAATAGAATATAATCGGCCATTCTTACATATGTGATATTTAGAGAATCCTTCAATAGGCATATTACTAATGTACTTTCTTTTCATATCCCTCTTTATATTTCTTTATCTCCTTCTTGAATATTTTAGGGTAATCTTTTATCTTTATATGCTTATATTTCTTATGCTCTTCCATGTACTCTTCTACTGAAAAATCGGGTTCGAGCATTTTTCTATAATCATATCCAGGAATAAAAGGTAGTTCTTCTGCCATCGATCTACCTATAACAAAGTCCATTTCCATATCTAGATCATCTATCTGAAAACCAAAATAGGGTTTAGTTAATGGGTTTCGATAAATTTGCCACATCTCATAAATACTCCATGTGTTTATGTTTTCTGGTTTAGTGATTTGATAATTAGCATCATGGACTAAGCATACTGATTTTGTAGGAGGTAATTTTCCTTGTCTCATAAGGTAGTATATTAATATACTTCCAAATAAACACATATCTGATGCTGCAGATTGACAAGGGAAATTCAAGGCTAATCGTAAAGCATAAGCTTCTTCTCCTCTATCTGAAGAATAAATTTGGGGTAATCTTCGTTTTCTACCAAATAAAGAAACTAAGTAGCCATTCTTTCTAAGGAATTTCTCTTGTTTCTTTAAGAAGGTTTTTAGCTTAGGATGTTGACCAAAGAATATATCCATTTCCTTTTGTGCTTCTTCTGGTGTAACTATGATACCAGATTTTGGGTCAGATAATTTTACTGCTAGTAATTTAGCACCAATTCCATAAATAAGTCCAAATGCAATCTGTTTAGCTTGCTTTCTCCTTACCTTCCATATCTTATGATCTGGGTGATTTTCATCCTCATATATTTTTAAAGCTTCTTCATAAGGAACATGATATTTGGTAGCAGCAATTGCCAAGTGAGGGTCCTGACCAGAGTTAAAAGCATTCAGATAAGTTTCATCTCCAGATAAGTGAGCCATGATTCTTAACTCTGCTTGACTAAAGTCACTAGCAATATATAGAGTTCCTTTTGGAGCAACCAATTGCTTTTTTATATTTGGGTCTACTGAAGTCTTAGGTATTTGTTGAGCATTTGGTTCTGCTGAAGATAACCTTCCTGAAGTAGTTCCATGAATAAGGAATCTTCCATGTAATCTATCATCATCTTGGGTTTTCTCATGCCAACCTTCAATATAGGTTTTATACATTTTCTCTAAACCTCTCAACTCTAATAAACTATCCAAAAATACTGCCTTTGGTGAATCAGGTTTTTTGACAGTTAATCTTAAGTTAGTAAGAGTTTCTTCATCAGTACTTGGTTTACCAGAATCATTCTTTTTGATTACCTCAAAATTAAATCCTTCCTCTGAATACATTAATTGAGGTAAATCTACTGAACTACCTAAACTTACAGGTCTAATTAACTCTAATTCCTTTTTCGTAGTAAAAACTCCTGCTCGTATATTAGCAATCTTTTGTTCCCTAGATTGTATCTTTCTCTTATCTACTCTAGGGTCTAAATTTTCTATCTCTTCCTCTAATTTAGCAATGTATTTTTCAATCTTGGATTGATTATATAGTTTAGTAAACTTCTTTACTTTAGGCAAATTATATATTGCTTCCTTAGCTGCTTCTATCTTTGGTAAGTAGGAATCTAACAATTCTTGGTTGAATGCCCTATCTACATATAAACCATTCTTTTCTACAGAAGTTAATACCCTAGAAGCAGTCATGATTAAATTACGGTAAGTATTATATAATCCCAAGTCAATTAGCTTCTTTTCGAAGAAAAGCATTAATCTAAGAGTATAATCAGTATCTTGACATCCATAGTGGCAAAGAGGTTCCATTTCTTTTTTATCCCATGGAATCTTATCGAATTTATCTTGCTTTTCATAATCTCCGTATTCTGGTAAATACCTTCTTACCATGGACTTCAAATCATTGGGTTTTTCTTCATTCAAGAGATATTTAGCAAGCATACCATCCAAACATACTCCCCGATAATAGATATTATACTTCTGAAATATCTGGTCATCAAACTTGTAGTTCCAAGCAACTTTAACTACTTCAGGATTTTCGATTATCTCTTCACCAAATTTACGAAGCATCTTTTTCCAATTCCAACCACTAGAAGTATACTTCTTTGTTTCGAAATGATCTAAAGGTATAGAACATCCAAAACCTGGTTGAAAAGTTACTGATAGTATAGTTGGTTTAAAAGATTTGTTATATATTGGCTCGGCATTTGTTTCAAAGTCTACAGAAGCATAACCAGTTTGCTTACAGCATTGGATAAGTTTCTTTAGCTCTTGTTTATTGGTTATAATCTTATATTTCGTTTCCATACTAGAAGTTTTTTAAATAAAATAAGGAAGTATATCTTCCCAGACCTACTTCCTTAAACCTGATATGAGTTACTTTAAATCATTTTGCGAAAATGACATCAAAACAAAATAGAAATAAAGCATGTATTATATGATAGTATCCTCAAATACTCTTAGAGAACTGGCTAACTTATCCCAGTCTTTTTGATAAGTATGTAATGAGTCTATGGTGTGATACAAATAACCTGGTTTTACTCCAACCTCTTTAGCTACATATTCCATTAGTCTCCATGCAAGGTATACATCATTACCAAAGTGAGTAACAAAGTCCGAACTTCTTTGGTGATAGCAAATGTGTAATACCTTTTCTCCTTTACCATTCTGACGGATAAGGAAGTCATAATACATAGAGCAGGGTATACGTTTATTACCATGATAATAAAGAGTATCATCTTCACCATTACCATTAAATATAGGTAATACCGCTTTACGAGTATCAGAATCTGATCTTAGTAATTGTATGGTATAGGGAAGAATTACCATCCTTTCATTATAGGTATAATCAAATTTACCATCTACCAAAAACTGTTCCCATAAGTCTTTTCTTAATTCCCAAGCTTTGCCCGGGTTAATTACCTCAGAAATTACCTCAGAAGTATTAATCCTTTCTTGGAACTCAGCATCTGCCCATTCCCTAGACCTTGAATAGAAGAATAACCACGTTGGATCTTGCAAAGAAGTTAAGCAATATTGTTGGCAAATGATTTCTTTAGTTACAAAATCTTCATTACCTTCAATATTCTTATTCTGGTAAGTCTTTGGTTTTACAGTTTGACCATAACTGTTGAGTTCTCTGCCCATTTCAGACATTAACTCATAACTACTGCTATAAATTCTCATTTCTTCTGTTTTAAAAGTTTCTTCTTATATGCTTTACGTTGAGAGTAAGAGATTACATTCTCGGGATATTCGATATCTTCATATTCAAGAAGTAATTCCTTTGCTTTCATAGATTTATATGTTTCCTTATATAAATCTGGTCGAAGCACTTTAAAACTTCTAAAGAATACCTTAAAACTAGAGAAATCTTTCTCTTTACCGTTTTGAAATTTATCAAATACCTCATTCAACCTCTTTATCCAAGAATTTTCCTTATCAGTTCCCTTTAATACCTTCTTCAAAGGTTTATGAGTATGATACATCAGAAGTGTTTCTACATTCCCATACATTTGAGTGGCAAATAAATTGATTTGTACTGATTGTTCTGGTCCGTACACATATTCCGCCATTCGTTGTATTAGTAAGAAGTCGAAGATTAACCTTTTTGTTATCTCGGATGCCCTGATTACCATTGTAATAACAGGTATGTCTTCCCCAAATCGTTTGGAGAATGTAGCAGCAATTAAACATTGTTTACCATTATCATGATGATTATTAAACATATAAGTAACGTTGTAATTCTGATTATACTTGGTTTTTAGTACTCTCAGCTTACTACGCAATAAATCAAGCTTATTGAAATCAATGTAATTGTTCAGTAAGCTTGTCCACTTAGTCTCTTTATAATTGAAACATCTACCATAATCAAAATCTGGGTCTACCCAAGCTTTACGTATTTTTATAAATACGTTATATACCACAGCTACTCCACTGTTTGCGGTAGCACCTTTTGCAAATAAAGATGGTTCTAGTCTTAGAAATCCTTCATTTAACTTTTCCCATGCTTCTTGTGAAGTAGCAAATTCTAATGAATGGATTTGCTCTTCTGTATTAAGCTCTAAGCCATTTAATTGTTTATTCCAACCTGACACAAATACCTCCTTTCATTAATATTGTGTAGTGATTCTCCATTCATTCAACCGTTCTTTCTTGAAATACAGCTCGTATATACCCAATGGAGTAAATCCCATTATTGATAGGAATCCCATATAATAATAGAATGCCTCTACCAGCCTATCCTGGAATTCTAGTTCTTTAGTTATTACTGGTGACTGTTTCCATGTACGATTCTTAAGAGTATTTCTAGCAAGATTCAAAACATACACTATCTGAAACAAAATATTTTTCTCATCAGTATGCAAATTTGGACTCATTTCCTTGAATCCCTTTATATACTCGGAAGTTTTATCCTCAATTGTTTCGGATATTAGCTTGAAATTTTTGAATATACTACTAACGGCATCCATCTCTAAAATCATATGAATACCGAATGCCATTACATCTTCTAAGTTTTCTACTGCCTTTTGCCCTTTAGTCAGTTCTTTGTTTGCCCAACTATAGATATCCTCTGGCAATATATTAGCATATATCAGAGCTGATAAGAAGAATCCTATTGCATCTGCCTGTTCTTCATTAGCATTCTGTAGATTGTTGATTATCTGAATCTCTTCTACGTCAGTATATAAATTGGTATTCCATCCCTTGTTTTCTAGAATATCATTTATATTAGAAGTAGATTCATAACCCTCCATTAACTCCTCTACTACTTGAGATATAAGGGTTTTCATAAAAGATTGATTTTTAGTACTGTTAATATCCATGGGATATTCTGGTAACCTTTCTAAGGGTTTATAACAGTCTAATTGACGATAGCCAATCTCATACATATTCTCAAGTTCAAGCCCCTGTTTGATTTCAGGGGCTTTTTCTTTCAGATTAGAAATATCCATAGTAATTATTCTTTTTCTGGTACTGTATGATAAGAGAATAAATGTAATACTTGAACTAATATACTTCCAGCTTCGATTCCAATAATCTCAGAAGTTGGGTTGAATACACTTACCACTACTTCATCTCCTGGAACTTGACCAAGTACTTCTATACCGTATACTAGACCACTGTTGATAGAATTAGTTTCTTCATTTGCAGCTTTCAGTACGGATTTAACTGGAGTGAATTCTTCAATATGAATACCGGTTGGGATTAATAACCTGGTATTCTGACCAAGAACGATAGTTTTAATATGACCCTCACTGTTTCTATCTAAGTCGAATGATACTTTACCAAATCCCTGAGGATTGAAGATTCTATTCAACCAGTTCCATTTCTGTTTGATTACTCCGTTATTGTATTCCATGAGAATATCAATCGTAAGATCTTCAGGAAGATACAGATAGAATCCCTGATCTGCTTTCTTGGGATATTTTACCTTTCTTGATACTGTATACTTTATATGAGAATTCTCTATCAGTTGTAGTCTCCTTTCGTGATCTTCTACTTTAACTTCTAGAGTTTTAATCCGTTCCTCATGATTATTTAGTTTAGATTCTGCAGTATCTAATCTAGTATCAAGATTATGTATCTCAGTAGTATGCCCGTTCACTACACTGTTTAAAGTTGAATATCGATTCTCTAATACCGATATCCTATTTGCTAGTTCATCTAAAGTTGCCATATATTATGATATTAATTGGTTGATCCGAATCCTTTATTACCTCTTGTTCCCCAAGTTGAAGCATCTTCATCAAATTCTTCCTTGATTACTTCTTCTGGTTCTGTAAGATAAATGGGTACATGAATAAACTGTACTAACTTGGTTCCAGCTTCTATTATTTGAAACTCATGAGAAGTATTATATATACCGATATGAATCTCTCCAGTATAGGGAGAATCTACTATCTCGGCAGTATAGATAAGCCCTTTCTTAGTTGATATACCAGATTTGTTTGCTGCCATCAGCATAGAAGACCTTGGTTCTAATAAACCTTTGATACCCGATGGGATAAGTATTCTGGTAAATGGGGAAATGTAAATTACTTGTACCTGGTTATTTGAATTATATTCAAGTGTTACTTTACCAGGTTCAGGTATTTCACAATGGAATATTAACTGTGGATTAGCTTTTACTAAATCCTGTAGAGTTAAATCTTCAGGGATATAGAAATCTAAACCTGCATCTCCTTCGTTTCCTCTTGATGGAGATTTTACGTCTCTTACTTTGATAAATCTAAATCTGTTCATATTATATTACATTGTTTTAAAAGTTGGCCATAAGTTAATTTTGAGGGATCTCCCTTGTGAATATCAAGAGAGTTCATTATCTTTCTTACATCCCTGCTTCCATTGCCACATACATTAGCAAGTATATCCTCTTGTTTCACATAGTAATTTGGGTTGTTAAGGTATACCTTGAACATAGCCCATATCATTTCTATTTTTTGCATTCCTTATAAAGTTCTCTAATACGTTTTCTTGGTACTTCGAATTTCTCAACGGTTTTGGTAATAACTTCTTTTCTTTCTTTCCCTTTCCGAATCAAGCCTCGGATGTATTTCTTGATTCCAACCGTGTCTTCTAATACATCCAAATCCTTGTATTGATTCTTCTGTTCTAGCTCTTTCCTTGTGATATTCATATTCTGTGACATCTTGAATGCACATAATTCTGAGTCTCCACATAGTTTACATTCTTTAGTTGATAAGTCATAACCAATACCAAAACAAGGATCTGAATTAGAACCCAGTTCTGCAATATTAATAGGTTCTAAGGGATCCTGATTCTTGATATCAGGTAAAGTTTGTTTCTTCTTTGCCATAATTCCCAATTTAAAATTCTTTATGATAAGATTTTATGATTCTTATGATTTGAACATCCATCATCTCATCTTGATACAGAGTAATATATGAATGTCCTATACCATTTATAAATAGTTCCCTGATAGACAGAAGAATGGGTGGTACTTCTATTTCAGAAGTATATATCTGAACTTTGATTACTAACCCAGATTGAAAATGAATCATAAAATAATATCGAACTTCATCAGGCTTATCCCTGGATTTTTTGATAGGAGTTATATATTCTATTCCTATGCCATTGAATATATGTTCTGGAGGTATTACAGAACAATTGAATAATGATTTGATTTTTTGTAGAATCTTCATTGTTTATAATTATTAATGGTTAATGCCTCTTAACGTAACATGTAATATACCTTTCCTCCTACGGAGAAAAAGTATATACTCATAGTCAGAAATTATTATCCTTGAAAAGGCTTATGTCTAGGGTACTTATCCCAGAGCTTACTTAACCGGATAACTTTAAGTCCTTGATCTTGATAATACTTTCTTCTATGATTCCCATGCCTACTTAAATAATTCCCGGGATAATGTAAATCATCTAGGTAAACTTTGGATTTGGATTCATCCTTTCTTACCAATCGTCCTAAGAACTGAATTGATTTTTCTTGAGAATCCATACTGGCAGTATTCAACAGATATCTGAGCTTAGGAAAGTTTTTACCTCGAGCAATAATTGTAGTTGATACCAGGATATCTATTTTACCTTCCCTAAAATCTTTCATTATCTGTTGTCTTAGTTTAGTAGGAGTATTAACATGCACATAAGCAATATTATATTTATTATCTAGCTTCTTTTTAAAGAATTTGCATAGATTTTCACAGTGTGCAATATGCTTACATACTACGAGAGCAGGATATCTACCTTGATTAAGGTTCCATTTCAACCTATCTAATGCCATGGTCCAGGCAATCTTATTATGGGTAATGGAATCATCATATATTTCATTATAGGACATACAATCTGATTCCCAATTACCAAACCAAGGTTTACCTTCTACTGTTTTTACAATTGTCTTTGTTGAATACCCTTTCTTAATCGAGTCCTTAAGTTTAAACTCTGCTATTACATCGCCAAAGAAACAACGTAAATTCATATTCTTAACTTTATCCTTGGCAAGCTTACTCATATAAATGGTACCAGATAATCCGATTCTAACTCGGGTATTAAATAACCTAGTGATCACATTCTGATATTGCTTACTACCTCCTTGGTCAGCTTCATCGATTAATACCATATCAATCTTAGCAAGTTCATTCTGATAATATTTCATATTCCGAGAAATAGATTGAACCATACCGATGGTAAAATTACTCCAGTTTAAAACTTTACCTTGAACAAAGGTAATATCTTCTCCCGGTAGATATTGCTTAAATTCATCTCTAGCTTGATTTAACCAATCGGAGTCATTAGTTATAAGCAAAGTCTTTAACTGCTTCTTATAGGATAAATATAAAGCAGACATAATCAGAGTTTTACCTGCATTTACTGTATAATCTAATACCCCAATCTGAAAAGGTGTTTCACCTAGTTTATTAGATAAGATTGCCTTAACAGCTTTCTCTTGTTCGGGTCTTAATTTATACTTACCTATCTGAGTTACAACTTTACTGACTTTAGGTAAAGGTTGTCTCATATCTACTATGATAGGCTTAATTCCAAGTTCAATACATCTTTTATATACTGAAGGAAGTAAGCCTATCTTAAATTGACCAGTCTTGGTTATATACTTTATTTTGCCATCCCAGTTTTGCATACCCCGTTGCCTAGTACGGAGGTAAAAGGCATTGGGGTGTCTGATAGCAAATTCGTTATATAACTTAGTTGCATATTTTAGAGGTATATCTAATTCTGCAACGTTACAATTACGAATTATGATTTTCATATGATTACTGTTACTGATTTACATTTCTTAGGTTCGTCATCGGAATCCTCGTATTCTTTCAGAGCTTTCTTTAAAAGAGAAATGTGATATTCTTCATCAGCAATGAATTTCTGGATAAGATAGGTAACTGGAATATAATCACTTCTCTTTATATACTCTTCTTTTTTATTCAGAGAATCGAATACTTTATAATATTCTTCTAGAGTTTCTTTTTCTGCTTGTAATGATAATCTTAAAGCAGATTCTGCTGAAGTACCAAGATCTATTAGGGGATGTACAGTTAACTGATTATTTCCTGGTATATCGGTGTCCATTACATCGGAAGCTTTTAATAAGAAGTCTCCCAGCTTATCATAATGTACCATCTCTACTAATCCGATACCAAGCATCAATTCTCCTATTTCTTCAAACCTAGCCTGATGCTGAGTATACATAAGGATTGAAGCTAATTCTGAATACCGAGTATTTTTATATAAATCATACAAGGGCAAGATTATTTCCTTAGGCCATTTCTGAACCATAGAAATATCTGGGTATTCTACTTTGCTATCGGAATAATCCAAAGCATTTACTGTGGCTTCTGCCATCTCTTCTAAACGATTTTTAAAAGCTTTCATGATTGATTAATTTTTGACCAGAGACTTCCTTCTATTTTAGGAGCCTCCGATGAGGATTGATTTTTATGTTTAAATAAGTATTTATTATACCTTTCTATAGCCTTGTCATTATACATCTGACTTGGTTCAGGTAAACCATTACACCAAGCAAGGGATTCAAATTGAGCATCTATGAATTGAATTGGGTCCCACCCTTTCTCTGATAGAAATTTATCTAACCTTACAAAGTGTATATATTTATCTGGCTGATTAACGAATGATTCATATATGCCAGTAACATCAGCTACTCTCTTTATAAAGTAATCATGTATAGCTTTAGCATTACCAGAATCCTCTTCCATTTCCAAAGTAGCAGAATATAAATCTGATATCTTTTCTGACATAACCGATAACCTGTTTAAAAGATTATTGTAATTACCATCCATTTTCTTGATACCAAGTTCGATGTATTTGATAAAACCTTCCCGGGTATCTAATTGGAAATCTTCACAGAATTGATTACATAGCTCTGCTATCTTTTTACATACTGCCCAATTTCTTGGTTCTGTTTCTCTTATTTTTCTAACTCCTCTATGCTTTAGTTTTATACGAGTTGCATATATAATATCAGCAACTAAAGCAGCATCTCCCTTAGATGCTAGTAAAATGTTAGAAACTTTCTTAGTTGTCTTATTGTTTGTAACAACTACAACTCTAGTATTTATTGCTTCCTTACGAGCAATAACAAAGAAAGCATCAATCGGAAAATTATATACCTCTAACTGAGATAGGATTTTTTCGAATTGATGCTTAGTTATATGAATAGAGGGGTCTCTCATACTATTCTCTTTCTAAGTTTACCGCACTTCTTACATTTTAATAGGATTTTCCAACAATCAGTATATTCAGTTTTACTTACCACCTCCCAATCATGAGGGCATAAATATTTGGCTCTTATAGATTCTAATAATTGTTTCATACTTTCTTATTTTAAGTTATATATATATTATAATAGGAAATCCTCAATCCAAGGAGTTTCTAAGTTTCAATAAATCTTGATAAGATTGGTACCTAGTATTATATATTAACTTAAGTACTTCTTTACGACCTAGATCGTTACAATCTTTATTTTCAGGCAATTGTATAACTTTGACCTTTTTATAAGCGACCAATTTGAAAGCCAGGTTGATTGAATATTTGATGGCATCAGGGTCCAGGAGTAATATAAATCTATTAACTGGAGATTTGATAAGCTGGTTAACTTGGTAAGCACTGATTGCCTTACCCATGGTGGCAATAGCCCTGTCTCCCATAGTAAGTGCATTGATTGCTCCTTCACAGATAAATATCGAACTATACATGTCGAGGGCATCTTGATTGAAGATAATAAATTCCTTTCCAAGTCCTGTAATATCTTTATTTGGATTATTGTATCTTGGGCCCTGTCCAATAACATTTCTCGCATTGTAATACCTGAGCGTGCCCTTATAATAATATGGTATGATGAGGTACCCAAAAAAAGGTCCCTCAGTGGCAACATATCCGATACCGTGTTTTGATAATTCTTCGATAGTGAACCCACGGCTCGACATGTAACTTCTAATGCTTCTTGCAACTTGTGATGTTCCTTGATTAATGAGTTTAAACCCATCTGGAAGATAGACAGGCTTAGCATCGGATAATTCAATCTTCTCTTCTGAGAAAGCTTTGTCTGTAAAGTTTCCATTATCTAGAAATTTTAAAAGTTCGGCATAAGTATCAAATCCTTCAACATCCATTAATAGTTGAGCAGGATTCATATGATAATTGCATCTAAAACAATTGGTACGGTACATAGAAAGATTAATTCCCATCTTATGTTCCCTATGACAGAAGGGGCATACGGGTAATTTCATCCAACCGTGTTTATATTTGTAAGCGCCCAAGCTCTTAATAAAATAATTGTAGAGCTTGGTTTTAAATTCATTAGTGATCTTACTCATGGTTAAAATGGTAATGGGTCATCATATTGGGCATATCTTTTCTTTAGCCTACGTAATTTATCTAGGTCTTCGCATTTCAGTACCATTTGCTCAAATAAAGTAACTACCTGTGACCTAAGTGAAAGTAATTCTTTGTGTTCTTCATAGGATTCCTTTGAAAGGAAAAGTTCCCATCCTCCCCATTTAGCAGATCTTCCATCTTCAGAGAAGAATTCCCTTAAACTTATATTAACTCCAGTAAGTTTTATATACTTGGGACCCACTGAATATACTTCGGCATATTGTGGGGTACATCTTGAATCTGAAGGTACTAAGTAAACCTTCTGACCTTTTTGGATTCCTTCTAATCTCTTAATCATAATCTTATATTTTAGGTTTATATATCTCCACTGGTTTTAGCTCGCTTCTCTTCATTAGCATCGGGATTCCCTTTCTTCTTGAGAGATTCCTCGAGCTTCTCACCATATATCTCATCGTACTGTTTACGTTGTTCTTTAGTAAACTCTACACATCTTTGCCTTTCAACATCACATTTGAATAATGCTCTACCACTAGGTAAACCATCTCTTTGTACTACTAATTCACAACGAAGTATATCATCTTTTTCTTCTTGTTCAGTAGAATTAAGACCAACTATTGTATGGGCATTACGAACAATTGCAATAGAACCGGAAATATCATTCTCATCATATCTAGTAGTTCTATGTTTCTTACCCTCTCTGGTAATATGATGAGCGGTCCATACGATATCTAAGTCCATCTCTTCTGCTAGATTCTGAATATCAATATATACATTTGATATACGGTCGAAATCCTCTTTATCTCTGGCAATTGAAGCAAGCTTTCCTGCATAATCCACCATCAGTACTTTAATATTGATACCCTGGTTTCTTAGCTTAATTATAAGTTCTCTTATATAATTACAATCCGTAATCATGGCAGGAACTCTTTCAACTACTAGTTCAACTCCAAACCTTGCAAGTTTACGAAGATGTTTAGCTTCGAGTTTATCATATTCACCCGAGTATAATTCCTTCTTAGTTTTATTGATAGAGGATTGAATAAATCGGTCCATGATTTGTTCTTTACCATTTTCTGTATCTACATATAAAACCGATTTCTTCATTCTTAAATAACCTCTTGCCAAGTTTACCATGAAGAAAGTTTTCTTAGCTTTGGGTTTATCGAGAATAACATTTACTGAATGTTCTGGGTAACCTCCAGCATTGGTAATATCATTAAGTTGTCTAAATGGACAAGGTATTACAGATGGTTCTGCTTGACGTTTAAATTGTCTTTCTGTAATATCCCTTATCATAAAGATAGGTTCATCATCTTTCTTAGGTTTTGAGTTTTGAAGTATCTTTTCTATTTTCCTTGAATAGGTTTCGTATTGTTCGAAGTTATCCAAATCAAAAGAATCATTCAAGTTCTTCATCTCTACATAGGTAGAGAATTGATATATCTTTTCTCGAATGTATTCGGAATCATTCAAGGGATTTGAATATAGGTCATCGATTATTTTATGAATATTGGGTATATCATCCTTAGTAACCAGGTCAACGTAATTTTTAGATTCAAGTAATTCTTTTATAACCTCTTTAAGGATATTCTTAGAAGGCATCTTGTTTTTCTTTTTGAAGAACTTAAATATGCCCTCGGCAATTAAAGAATGCTCAATCAGAACTAGGTAACTTGGTTTAATCTTTTTGATTATTAAGCCTCCCTCTTTATCCTTTAAGAGATACCTTAGGATTTCTAATTGAAAGCTGGTGTCAAATTCAAACTTGGTATTATCTTTTTTCATATTGCAATATAATTAAGTATAATCATATAGATTTCTATAGTCTCGGTTAGAGTTGTACATATAGACTCTCATCCTAGTACTCACTAATCCTCAGCTTCTAGGTGAACTTTATTAATATATTATTTTATATTTGATTTATTATACTTATATTTGCATATCATTTTAAACATAGACTTATGAAGATAAAGGAAAATGGCAACAACGGATCAGAGATACATAGGTTGAAACCTATGCAAGAAAATTATGATAAAGAAACTTTTGATAGGATGTATAAAATCTGTAAACCAGTTATCAGACGTCTTACTAAGCAAATTGATAATAGGAGGTTTAATGTTACACCAGATATCATAAGTTCTTATTTCTGGGATAAGATGTTATTTGTCTTTAATAAATATTACGGTACTTGTGAAGAAGAACATTTAAAAGCAAGGATACTAGCTTCTCTCAGTACCTTTAAGAATCATTTATTAAGAACTGCTTATGGAGAGGGAGCAGAATATCATCAGAATCTTTACCAATTAGAAGATTTATTCGATAATGATAAAGAACTAGAAGATGATACAGAAGAAGAGAAAGCTAAAGGAGAAATGCTTGATATGTTATATAAATATATGAAGAAGAACTTATCTCCCGATGCTTATTTGATCTTCGAGATATTGCTTAGTCCTCCTCCCTATATTAAAGAGAGAATCAAGGATGGTTCTCGTATCACTAACATTTTATTAGTAGAGTTTTTTGATATGCCTAGAACTAAATCTTCGGTAAGATATATCTCAGAACTTAAAGAAGATATAAGATATTGGGAAGAGAAAGCTAAAGAAGACTTACATTACTAACATAAAAAAAGGGAACCCAGTGCATGAGGTTCCCTTTCCAGTGTAACTTATTTCCCAATAAGAATTCCACTTGTGTGTTGGACGAAAGCGATTAGCTGTTCTTTAAATATAAAAGCCCTAATAATTTTAAAAGTTTATATAGAATTATAGTTTAATGATATAAGCTAGTACGAAATAAGGAGGTCTATTCTCATGAGGGCTACCTCCACCAGTTACTTGGGTATCAGCAGAATAACCTGAGTCAGGCCTAGTATGATTAGGGAATGGTCTATTCTTAGCATTGTCTCCCCATTTTTCTTCTTTAAACGTAATCTTATGACTATGAGGAGGTATTTGGTCTAGAGTAAGAGTTACTAGAGCTTCTCCTCCCATGTTACCAATGGTATTATAATCCTGATTACTTGGATCATACCCTACTACAAATCTACCCAATAGATTAGGTCTACCAGACATACCATCACAGAATGCCCAACCATCTGGAGGAGTAGTACCTGAAAACATAGCGATTAATCCAGTGGGAACTGAAGAAGCCGAGTTTTTAATCATTTCTATAAGCTCATTCTTCAGATTAGTAAGATATTCTTGTAGATTAGTTATACCATTAGTCTGGTCATCTTTACCTCCGAATCCTTCCAGTACATGTTCTACTCTTTGAATAGAATGGGTCATGATCCCATTGTAGGCTGAGTTAAAGGGTAGTGGTTGAGGGAAACAACCTCCATAAGGGATGATTGCATAGTTTTCTGACTCCTTCGTATTAGCATCAGTACCAGAACCATATACTCCAATCAGTACCATGGTATTCTTACTATTTCTGTAGGGTTCACAAGCACCCTCTACCTGAGAATTAAGATAGGTATAATTTAATTTCTCATGTGAAGCAGGATTATTCTTTACTATATCCCAAGAGATTTTGTCTTCTGCTAAGGGATAGTAAGGATTCTGTGATTGTTTATACAGAGTATATAAGCTTTCATAAGATGAAGACCAATATGCTACGAAAGTAATAGGGTTTTCAATTGGTTCTGATACTTCTTGATGAACTGCGAATAAGAAGATATCTGAATTAGCCCCTTGAGCACCTTGGATATTATCTACTACTATCTCTTCATCATCAGAGATGAATATATAACCATCCCTAGAAATACATCCGAAGTTTATCTGGGGTGATTCTCCATCTTCAGAATTCTTTACCATATATCTAGCAGTAATTCTATCTGCTACATCATTCTTGAATACCTTACCATTTTCTGCTTTAGCTTGAACTGATAGCTTATTACCAGATACCTTAACTGAGCCGAATCCACAGAATGGGCCAAGAGCAACAGGGGCAGCAATTGCTTCGGCTGCCTCCTTAGATTTAATCAAACCCTCATATTTAAAGTACGTTTTCATTGTTACTATTGTTTTTAGATTGTTTATAATTCCTAGATTGTTCTGACATATCCTTGAAAGCTTCAGATAAGTTATTGAACTTCAAGGTTACTATAGACCAAAGTATCTTCCAGATACTGTATCTCTTTTCTACTCCGTGTAATGTACATATATGACCATAAATAGAATCCACTTCGAATCCATAACATACTACCAATACGGTTATAGATACTACTAGGGGATCTAACCCATAGGGTTCTCCAATAGCCTTACCAAGAACTGCTCCCATTAATAAGTAACATATATAATCTATTATCTTATTAAAAGTTCTTCTTCCAGCTCTGGATTTTCTAATGGGTATGCCCTTTAACTTACTAGCATTCATTCCAAACCAGAAGTCGGCAATTATCAATATGAATGCTAATAGGATCATCCATCGAAGATCATATAAGAATTGAAGACACTCTGTAGCAAAAGCTACGGTAAATCCCTTAGATACTATAGATGTGGTGGACGTTTCAGTATACATATCGTCGTAATATTGATTTATTCCTGAGGTTTCGGGGTTATTCTCCATGCTGTATTTTCGGGTATATCTATTTCGAAAGTTTTACTGCTAATATCATCAGAGTTCCAAACCAATTCATTTGGTTGTACATCAAAAGCTAAAGTAACTTCAAATGTACACCTTACATCGGTTTTGTTAACAGCTTCAAATATATAAGTACCAGGATTAGAAGTTCTAAATTCATAAGGTACTGGATGTGAATCAGCTTGACCCACTAATCTTACATCAGTTATAAAATCCTTATGATTAGAAGAACATACCACAGTGGTATATACTTCTCCTTCTCCTTGCCCACTTAGAGTAGCTCTTTCAGGACTACAACTTATCTTAACTTCAAGATTATAGTCTTTGATTACTAATGTAGCCTTCTTGTCTTTATTACCCTTACCAACAAAGGTATAGGTACCCGCTTTATCTAAAGTAATAACTTCTTCGAATTTATACTCTGCTCCGGTTTCCATGAGTAATACTGAATCATATTCCTCTATTTCGAAAGACATTACTCGGATAGTAACCGACTTACCTTCAGCAAGTTGATATGATACATTTACCTTCTGGTTATTTGGAGTATTAGCCCAATCCTTTGGAGATATCCAATTAGGATCTGAAGGATTTACTGCTTCGATATAAATATAGGGATCTTCTGGTTTGGTATAACTATATACTGACCAAGTAGTATAAACTGAAGGATCTCCCTTACATACAGCTTTATAACTTCCCGGTTTATTGCATGAATAAGTAGCACTAGCTTTACCATTACCAGATTTATTCAAGGTAATATCGGTTAACTTAGTATTATCACAATAAATACTAACTCCATAATCTATAAGATTATCGGGATCATCAGAGGGAGTTACTGATAAGTAAAGTTCTTGATTTACAGATCCACTTCCCATCTCTAAAGATAAAGTTTGATATTCTTTAGATAAATGATAAGTGAATTTAGAGATACTGATATATACGGTAAATATTCCTATACCATCAAAGTTCTCTAAATTATCCTTAGTACAAGCAAACTTATAAACTCCAGTACCAAATGTTTGGAAAGTATCCCCAGATTTATACCTAGTATCATCTTTACCAATCAAGTAACATTCCAAACCTTCCTCATCATAATCATCTTCTATAGTTAGTATGGTTTTAGCTAAACTAGTTACATTACTTGATAGCTTGAATTCTTCTGGAGTACATTTAACCTTGTATTTATTAGGTTCTCTAGTAACAACCAGTGAAACTCTTTTTACTGGGTATTCTACAATCTGGAATTCATAAGTACCTGGCTCTTTAAATTTATAAGTTGAACCAGAAGGCTTAACTTCAGTTTCCCCAACCAATTGTATATTAACTGGAGTCTGTTTACCTTCTTGATAAAGAGTAGCTGTAACTGTAGCCGATACCTCCTTATTAGTTGGTGTAATATGCAGTGTAGTTGGATTAACCGATATATTATAGGATTTGACTACTTCCTTTAATTTTACATGAACTTGGGTAACTTTAGTCGGGTCTCCCACACTTCTAAAATAATAAGTCTGATTACCTATAGTGGCATTAAAAATAGTGCCATTTTCATATTTCTTGTAACCCCAAGTATTACCATCTCCAGATACCTGATACCTTAAGTCGGCATTTTGATAATTACTAGAGACTGTAACCTTAATAGGTACAGAGGTTATATACCCAGGCTGAATAGTGTTTATATTTGGGTCTACAAAATCGGCTGTTATCAGATAATTATCATTTATATTAAAACCATAATCAATAGTAGCTCCTACATGATAAGGCTTAAATCTATCGATTATATTTTCTATAGCTTTTCTGAACTCTATAAATTCTCCCGAGTTATTTGAATAGCCATGTCCAGTTATATGGAAGGTTACATTGATACATTGACTACAACCGTAAATGTTATCAAAGTTAGATTTATCATAATACTGATCTTGGTCAAAGTAAGGATGTGTTTTTAACCAACCATCATATCCTGATTTAGCTGGGTCATCAATGGTACAGTTTAACCCATACATTCGGAATAATATTTCAAAGAACTGAGAAGTACCTCGTATCTTTATCAGAGATATAGAATACTTGAGTAAATCTCTTATCTGTTTAGTAGTTAAAGCTAAAGCCCCTTTCTTAGGTAAAACCCATTTAGACTTAAGGCTATTTAATTCAGCTTCACTTAACAGACCATTATAATAAGTTTTAAAAGCCCCTTCATCAATATTATTCCACCTTGCAAAAGGTAATTGCCCAAAGCTTTCCCAAAGGTAATTCAAATAAATCTCTGGGCAGGTATCAAAGTCAGTTATTCCTAGTAAACTCTCAATATCTGCGGATATATTATCTTGAAAATAACTTCCACAAATTTCTAGGAACCTTTCTAAGATACCCTTTCCATCTACCTTATAAGTGTCTTGGTCTTTATATTCAAAAGGTAGGAAATCTATAAGTTTCTTAAGGTCTATCATATTAAACAGTTTCGTGAACAGTTAAAGTTAATTGAGAAGATTTCTGGAATACAGGTAAGTTATATCCAGGATCTTCATAATCTATATTAGGTTCTGAGATAGTAATAGAATAACGATATCCCTGTTGATAGCCATTTGCTTGTATGTCCAAAGAGAAAGTGATACCATTATTTTTATCAGTGATGTTTATAGTACTACCTACAGAGCCAGTAGTTTGGAATCCTCCACTTGAAGCTTTTACAGTGTATGAATTGCTTCCAGTAAAGTTTATAAAATAGGTCATGGACCCATTAGCTTTCTCTAATTTAAACTGACCAAGAAGTAATTCCTTGTTACCATATATGGTAACAGGCCAAGGTTTAATATAGAACTTCTTGATATGTAAGTAATCTACCGTAGATAGGTTATCAATCAAAGCATAGATATCTGAGATTCTTACTTTGCCCCCAATCTCGGAGTTCTCAATAGAATAAGCATTGTATAAGGCATTCAGAACTTGAGCTTGGATTTCGTTGGTCTTATAAGATTTCTTACCGGTTACTTCTATCTCTAAGGTTATATCTACTAATCCTGCAGATTTAACTTGAAGCCAAGTAGTTAAGGGGGCTCTCTGTGATAGTTGGGTATAAACCTTGTTTATCATAGCAGAATCAGCTACTCCACCATTATCAGCACTGATATATACTGTAAGCTTTCTTCCACATTCATAATCTACGGCAGCTTTATTTACTCCATCTATTAGCATAGCTAAATCTACGAAGTCCTGTTTGCTTACAGCTACTCCAAGAGTTTTAACACTCAAGGGTATATGTTCTTTTAACATACCAAAGTTCTCATAACTAGAACCTCCTCCTGCAGCATATTGATTACTAGTGGTAGCCTCAGATATAGAAGCTTTTACTATGGCTGGAGTTTGTACAATAGAACCAGCTGGTACATTACCTTGAATACCCGTGGTGATATAGAAGCTTGCTGATGTTACCTTTTGACCTGCAGAAGGTATAGAACCAAAGGTACCATCTCCAAATACTATTACGGCAACTTGGCTAGCATTGACAGTTACCATAAAATGTTTATCTGAAGGTTTAGAATAAGCAAAGGTATCTACTAAAGTCCAAGTAGTTCCATCGATGGATAATTGCATTGTACCATGCTCATAGTATTTACCATCAGGTAATTTACCTATTGTGATTTCTGGTCTACCTTCGGAAGGTATTACTAATCCTGACAACCCAGACTGATTATATTTCTCATGTTGAATCAGAGGTATTTTACAAGTAGTAACATTAGCATACCAAGTTACGTCTCTAGCAGAAAGCCAGGAGTTACCGTTAACATCTGTAAAGAGGGTTTCTTTTGGGATAGTTAACCTAGAAGCAATATTACTACCTGTAAGATCACGGGTTAGGATTACATCTACTGAAGCAGCTACTGCTCCTCTTGGGTGATAGTCTACCAATAAGCCATGCTTTACTACACTATCATAACGCCGAGCCGTAGATAAGAAAGATTCCCTACCCACGTTATCAATGTAATAATGAAGTACTTCAGCAATAGCTGCAAACAAAGACAGGATAATTATCAGAATATTACCCTCGGAATAATCCGTGATAAGAGTCTGACCATTCTTATCCTTGATAGTAGTAAGAGATTCGATCAGCTTAGCTTTAATCTGTTGAAAGGATCTCTGATAAGGGTTTAGCCATTTATTCGTTATCATATTAGTAAGGTTTTAAAATATTTTCAGACCTATCATAACTAATACCCAATACCTGTTGGCTACCAGTTTGATTAATTACATAATTCATTTCGATGAAAAGCTTGGTACCCTCTAACCTCATATCCAGGCTTTTAAAAGTAATCCTAGTCTCATAAGTAGAGATAGCTTTCTTTAAAAAGTCTTTTACCAAAAAAGCTAAAGCCTGGGTATTAGGTTCTTCTATACATTCCCATAGCCTAGTACCAAAATCTTCTTGCCTGAATCTTTGACCTATATCATACCAAAGGAGAGCAGATAGATTGTTATGAACAAGTTCAATATCTCCGTTTACGGGATACCAACCTTTCTCTCCCTTTCCATTCTCAGTAATCCGTATTGGAAACAAAGGTCCAATACCGATAACATTAGTGTATAAGTTATTTGCCATTAGTGTACAAATTTAGAATCCTCATAATCTGTTTTATTAAAAGTAGAAAATGGTTTCGTGACTGGAGTGATAACAGGCCCACTAACTGCTGGGCCTGATTGAATACCAGAGTGGGTATGAGAATTATATTGAGCTTTTAATGATTCTATCTCTGAAACTAATTGGTTTAGTTTCTCGGTTAACTCGTTGATATTGATTATCCCATCATTATTACCTTGGTTCACTATAACCTTTGAGGCATTCACATAGGCTTGAGCTTTAGAATTTATACTTACTGGGCCTTCGGCGTAAATAGTAGCAGACCCATATAAGTACATCTTGAGTGATCCATCTTTATCATTTAACCAGATTCTATTCCCATTAGGTGTAACTATACCCATAGTATCAGGATCATCCAGGATATCGGGTATTTGGTTTTGAGCCCAACCATGATATTCCCATAGAGGTTTACTAGGATCTCCATATTCAAAGGTAATATATACTATATCACCATTCTTAGGAGCCATCATTTTAAAACCAGACCCAGTAGATCCATGTTGACCCTTTGAATAAGCCCAGAGTACTATTCCTCCCATTACTTCAGGTATAGCTACTTTTATACGATTCATATGATCGGGGTCTGTGTTATTAACTACCATGGCCCTGTACACTGAATAGTATCTTCCCAAAGATTCTAATCCTTGTTCAGTTATTGTTTTTGCTGATTCATAAGCCATATCATTCGGTTTTAGAAAAGTCTTGGTTCATCTGTTTAATAATGTAATCTATATTGAAATTATATTTTCGATATACATCTTTGGTAGCTTCTACCTTTTTACGTTTAACATTAGTAATAGTAACTACATCTTCTCCATCTTTACCTGTAGATTGGTATACAGTTCTTTCTACTTCTATGATGCCATCATTACCTTTGGTAGGAGTATTAGCATTCTGTTCCCTATAGATAACCATATCTTGAACAAACTTTCTTTGTTCTTCGGTATTACCATCCAAGGCTTTGAAGGCTTCATATTCTGCCTTAGTAGCATTTATGGTAAAATCAGAAGAATGAGCATCTCCAGCTTTATTTTTACCTACATCAGTAGTTCCTTGACTTCTGGCATTATTAGATACCACATCTTGAGTATTAATATTACCTGCAGCCACTTGAAAACCAGCGGTTCCATCATTCCTAACTAATTCTAAGTCAGTAATATATCCTGTACCAGCATCCATTCTATGGGTACATTTCTTTATATACCAATATCCTGACCACCTTTTACCAACGTTCAAAAGCTGAAGTACCATTGAAGTTTTTAATGAAGGTCTTCCTACTACTTGCATTTGACAGATTAGTTTTTTCTCGGTTATCTTTAAACCTCCATTAGCATTTATCCTCATTGCTCTTTCTCTATTACCTACCCCTCCAGTTCTATCATATAAGTTAGTAAGAGTTTTCCAAGCGGGTACTTTCAAAAGCTGTTCTACTTTTTTGAATACCTTTACTCTGCTTCGATAATACCCGTGATTATCTCCAGGGCCTCTACCAGCTTGAACCGGATTATAGGTTTGAGGGTAATAGGATTCTTCATGAAGAGTTAAAGGGTAGACAATGATATTAGGGTCTTCTTGCATTTTAGCTAGCCCCTCCTGAGTTTTCCTTTTCTCGGCATTTAGTTCAGTCATACTATTCACACGACTAGAAGACTTTAATTCCCCAGAAGAATATGAACGAGGATCTTCCCAAACTTCAGTCCATACCTCAGTGTATTTATCTTTGAATACGAAATTTAAACCATGGTATACTTGTTTCATTGCAGAAGTAAGGTCCATTCCTCCTGCTACTAGTGCATCAATAGAAGATTTTATATTAGTTAGTTCTCCTTTAGTATAAGCTTCCTCTAGCATTTGAGAAGTAGCATCCCTTAATTCTGTATCGGACATAGACTCTAATCCACCACCTGCATCTAAATAACCAGTACCCTTAGCATCATATTCTTTCTTAACAGATTCAGTCTTTAGTCTTTGAGCTTGTTTTTTAGAAGCCAATTCTTCATCTAAGGATTTAAATCTATCTTCTTTCCATTTCTCTACCTTACTATCAACATGGGGTTTTAAAACTTCGGGGGATCTATGAAATAATCCTGGGCTTTGTACATCTACTGTAGATAGAGCATCCAACTGTGGTGGGTCATATAAAATCCCATTCTGTTGATCATCAATGTAACTTACCTGGATTTGCATTTGCTTATCCTCAGGTTTTATAGTATTACCCACTTGCATTATCTTCTGCTTAGTAGATCTTTGAGTAGTAAAAGATACTCTTAATACTTCTCCGTTTTCAGCTTGGAATATGTAGGTATGATGAGGAGGTTGTTGAAACTTACGGTTATGTATGTAAATTACCCCATCTCTACTATCCACATACCAAGGCCCATTACCATAAGCAGCCATCTTAGCTTCTAGTTGAACTAGAACATTGTTACCTATTGTACCTAAGTTAGAATTAAGTACTTCAGCTAAATCGTCTGGCATACCTACTTGACCTATGCCACTAAACTGATTGGCATATAAAATGGTACCCTGTACTTCAGGAGTAACTTCTGTGGGTACCTGTATAGCTTGATAAGCTTGATTACTTATTATATTTGCCATTACTCAAACCTTTCTATTATTACTCCAACATTTAATCCGCATCCTGAATCCAAGAATTTAACCATACTATCATCGGTATCCTCAGTGGGTTTATGAGGTGGCATAAACCTAAGATGATTCGTGCCATCAATACATTTGATAGTTATATGGGTACCTGTAGAATCAAAAATACAATCGAAATCTCTTACTTTGATATTTATAGCTGGGCTTGATACAAATGTACCATCACTAAAAATATATCCCCACTGTAAAAAGATATCTCTATTTTCCTGTAAAGCTTCTACATCTACAGTATCTGGATTACCAGTATCAATAGTTATTGTAGCTAAGTTTTCTTTTTCTTCATCATATATATATGACCAGCTACTTATATACGCTCCTAAAGGTATACCAGTAAGAGGGTTCATAACTGGTATACCTTGATTATCAAAAATGGCTAGGTAAGGAGTACCTGTGCCTTTATATAATATGGGATTATTTGCTTTAACTTCCATAAGCCGGTATCATTAATACCATTCCACCTTTTAATTCAGTGAACGGATTTATTATATTATTATACTCAGCAATAATATACCATTTACCAGAATCCCCATAATACCTATAAGCGATATTCTGTAAAGTTTCCCCCTCTTTCAGGGTATGTTGAAAATCGTTAGGAGAAGATGGTATAAGTAAAGGATAAGATTCTAAAGAATAATCCCCATCACCATAATTCAGAGTAAATCCATTATCGTATGGACTTGCTCCAACTAAATAAGAAGTTATATCCATGGTTACTTGATTTTATCGGTTGTAAAAATACCCACAGTCTTTTCTGCAGCTTTACTTTTAACAATATCCTCATAAGATAAACTATATGAGCTTACTCGTTTGAATATTAATTCTTGAGTAGCAGTAGCAGGATACAGATTTAGGTCTTCTCTTATATCTACTGAACCTTTCATACGTTGTCTAGAAGCATTTCTAAAATTAGAAAGAGAATATGTAGCAGAAGTAAGTATATAATAATGACCTTCAAAAGTATCAGAATTTCCCCACTGAATCTGTAAGATTGGGGGAGCTGCTTGATAAGCATTAGATTTACTCCAGGATTCTAATAACCTACATTTAGTTAATACTTCAGCAGGATTATCCGGATCATCACAGTACCAAGATACATTGAATTGTACAATATCTTCTGAACCAGTATAATGATACATAGGAGTATTTCTACCCATAGACTTAATGGTAGCCCAAGTTGTTTCTCCTCTAAAATCAAAGCTCAGAGGTCTATTCTGTAAAACAATATATTGGTATGGGCTAACATTAGTATTATATATGATTACCTGGTTCAGTTTTCTTATATCTTGGCTTACTCCATAAAGTTTATTGTTTTCTACTACAGTCCTACCTTGAGCAGGATCATCTCTGTCAATCTTAAGATTTCCATGCTGAAGTTGTAATCTCCTAATACTTTGAAGAGAACTGTTGAGTAATGGATTCTTGGAAGATCTTTCCCTTTCTCCCAAAGCCCCATTAGGATTAAACAGTTTACCTCTGGGAGCAGTATCCTTAGGTAAACCTGAAGTTAATCGGTTAAGGTGTATCTTAGCTCTCCAGAGTTTATTTATGGGACCTGTAAGTACTCCAGCAGTATCTTGGGTAAGATTATTATATTTCTTAACAACCTTACCCGCTAGTTTTCCTAATATTCTTGCCATAATTTAAGGTATTAATCCAATTTGAGTAGCATAACTAACTCCTAAAATTTCACCTGGAGCTACAGAACCAACAGGAGCTCCATCAATAGTAATGTTAACAGTACCATTGGGTTTATCATTCAGTAGAGCTGCCCTGATAGCTCTTGCCATTTTCTCAGTTAAATATTCATCGCTAGTTAGGGTTTCTTTTGATAGATTAGAATCAGTATTCTTATTCAGTGAGTCTATTAGCCTAGATAAATAATCTGCTACAAGAGGTAATGCTATACCAATGGCCATTCCCCAAGGACCTCCCAAGAATCCAGCTACCCTACCAAGTAACCTTTTCATACCTAACCTAGCTACTGCCGGACCTGCAGTAGGAGTAGGCGGTTTAGTAGTACCTCCCCCAAGTCCTCCCAATGTTGGCCCGGGTATTCCAAACTTCCTAATACGTTTACCATCTGGCCCATACCAACCTCCTCTAGGTCCAGCAGTCCAACCGAATGCCATTGCCTTTTGAAGGTAATACTGTTCCCTCATAATCTGAGTGATATGTATTAATCGGGTCTCCAATACTGCAGCTGCAGCTGCAGACTTACTAACTCCACTTGCTGTAGCCTGAGATTGAGTATTAGTTTGTTGCATATAAGTAGAAAGCATTCTACCAGTAGCAGCTAGATACCTATAGCCATTTACTACTAAAGCTGTAATTGAACCCCAAGCTAATGCTTTAACTACTATCTGACCTCCTATAGTACCAGCTATTCCTTGTACCCATTGGGATATCTTAGTGAATACAGTTAATATGGGATTAAATACATCGGCTAAAGTTGAACCTATATTCACTACTAAGTTTTCAAAGTTAGATTTGAAAGCTTCAATGATACCTTGAGGAGTCTTTAATCTTTCCTCAGTAACCTGTTCTACTATACCAGAGTTCTTATCGTATTGTTCTAAGATCTTAGTCATCTTATCAGAACCCGCCATCATATTTCTAATCTGATTAGAGATATCACGAGTACCTCGAACTCCGAAGATATTATAGAAAGCTTTAGTTCTTTCCAGAAGCGGTTTGTTCATAAGAGCTTCTCCAAACTTACGATATACCTTATCTAATCGAATAAGATTACCTTCAGCATCAAAGAAATCTTGTGGACTTAAACCTAAACTAGTTAATGCACTAAACCCTTTCTTTTTCTGGTCGGCTAAAGAAAGTTGCAAATAACGAATCATATTTGCTAATGCAGTACCAGCTGATGAACCTTGAATACCCATATCTCCCAATACACCAATAGCTGCAGCAGTCTGTCTTAAGTCATATCCTGCATTAGCCATATCAGCTCCAGCATAAGTAATAGCTTGAGCCAAATCGGTAAGAGACATATTAGCGTTAGTTACAGCCGTATATAAATCATCTGTAACCTTAGTAGCTTGTTGAGAAGGTATAACATACATTGACATGATATTAGTCATCAAGTCAGCTACACCTCCTTTACCTCCAAAGGGTTGACCAAGGATAGATGCTAACTTAGCAGCAGGCCCAGTCATATCTTTTATCTGTTCTACTGTATTACCTGCCATTGCTAAATATCTTTGACCTGAAGCAATATCTGCTGCAGTCAAGGGAGTAACAGCATTGACTGCTTGAGCTAATTGCATCATTTCTGTTTGTTGCTCAGCTGTAGCTCCTGCAATCTTTGAGGCCATGAATATAGTATCTTGGACCTTGGCCGAATACTGATAAGCTTCTGCCATGCCTCCAAGGAATTTCATACGGTTTTGTACAGCATTACCTGCACTCATCTGAATAGCCCTGTTCCAGTCATTCATATCATTCATCATATTGTTGAATGATTGTGAAATTTTACCGGTTTCAGAGCTAAACTTATCTCGGAGTACCATTGATACCCCGACTTCTACTAAACTTCTTGTATCTCCTATCATGTTGACATTTTCTTCTTCATTTGTTTATAATAATTCTCAGCTATGAGTAGGAATTTCTTTCTTTTACGAACGGGTAGACACAAAAAGGTGAGATAGTCTAAGACTATCTCAGCCCGAGTAATGTATATGTAATCTTCCTCTAAATTATATCTCCCGTCAAGTAGAAAAAATCTGGAGCAGCCATGATTGGGTAATCAATAGTTTGCCCAGTTTCCGGATTCTCAATTTGAGTATACCCATGGAAGATTGGGTCTACTGTATTTACCAAACAATGAATTTCTGCCATATCCCTTGATGAGAATAGAGAGAAGTTTTCTACTTTCTCAAATTTATCATCTACCTTTAACTTAAGATTACGAAGAAGAAGAGTAGAGTGTCGAGTAAGTTTACTTGGTGAAAGCTGAACCATCTGAGACTCTTTTTCTCCATCCATCAATTCGAATTGGATTACCTTACCTGAGTTCAATTCCTCTGTATATTGCATAAGAGTAAATCCATCTTCTCCTTTTCTTCCCGGGTAGTAAGGAATGGCATTGGGTTTTTCTTCCATTTCTTGTTCTGTAGGAAGTACTGCATAATCGAAAAGAAATTCTCTCAAGTCCTGAGAGTAAGTTACAGAATCCTTGTTATCCCATTTATAAGTAAATTCTACTTCTTCCCCCAAAGAGAAGATTCGAGAATTAAATAGGATACAGTATCTATCCAGCAAGGGTAACTTAAGAGCATCCTCTATGGTTAATCTACCTGACTTAGTAGCATTCGTTTTAACTACTATTGCTGAAATATATTTGGTAAGATTCATAAGATTCTTTGAATCTACCGGGTTGGTGATAATTTCTTCATCTTCACCATTCTGCTCTCTGATTTCAAAAAGTCTACCAGAAGGAGCAGTGAATACTAAGGTTCTTAGTGTCATATCCATTTTATCTAATTTTTAAAAGTTCATAATTTCATAGTAGCGGTAAGTATCAACAAGAAAGGGGTGAAACTCCTTATCTAGGAATCCCACCCCTCCACCTAAAACTCTAGTAAGAAAATGACTAAGAGAGTTAATACTTATCGCAAGTACCGACAGAAAATTCTATATTTTCTATTGTGTTTTCTGAAGCCATACGATCTAAGTCAAGGCCAGTTACTTTACAAGGCCAAACTTCTTCAAGCAGCCAAGTATTTAGGACAGATACTCCATCTTCTGCAAGTTCATTTACAATGGCAGTTTCCCAATATTCACTAGGAACTAACCCACCTCCAGCTATCATATCTTGGCAAGAATATAACCAATCTTGAAGCCAGGTATCTGAACCAGCAGTAGTTAAAAGTTTCTCTACTATCAGATTACCTACGGTAACTCTACCAGCAGTTTTTACATCCCTGTTTACATCTCCATGAGCAACCTGGTCAATCTCAATATCCGGAAGTTGGCAAGTCTGGAATAGATACGTATTGATAGGATGTTTTGGGAAAGAGATGCTCCATAGGAATTTCTTTCTAGGATTCTTTACTTTTGCTCCCATGTTTTATGATTTTAATGTTATTCGTTTTCTGAAATATTAACTGATTTAGAAGCTGCATCGATTACAATGTTAATTGTAATTTCTTGCATAGGAACAATATCCTTATACTTCAGGATTACTTTATATTTACCCTGACGGACATCAGCTTCATTATTTACGGAGAGTTCTGAATAAGAGCCAGCATCTTGGTCACCCATCCATATATACTCTGACATAGCATTTTCATCTACCAGATTATCTAGGATTGGTTTTACCTCAAGATAGATATTCTTCCAAGTACCCCAGATATTGGGCTCTTCCAAATACTTATTCAATATAGGACGAAGAGTCTTCTTCAAGTACAAATTCAACCTTACAATTGAAAGGAATCTTTCTGAATCCTGTTTTACTTGAGAAGAGAAGCAATGCCATAACATGGTTTGTTTACCAGAAGACGGAGTATCTTTGATTACAATCATGTTGGCATACATCTGAGCCAATTCGTTTAGTTCATTATAACGAGAATCACTACCATAGTTAGGACTTACTGGGCCCTGACCATCATAGATTACTCCACGGTTCATACCGGCAAATGACTTCCAAGGTCCATAGTTAGAAGCAGAAGTATCACCCAAACCGAAGATGGTACCCAATACATCTGAATTAGTAAGTAACCCGAATTCATTGTAGTACTTGATACCACCTGCAAAATAGGCCGCATACTTAGAATTACCGATACTACCCAAACAATTATTAATCCAAGTAATAATGCTCTGCTTATTTCTAGGCTGAGTTCCCTCAGAATAATGGGTAGTATATTTAGGTACTTCGATGTAATAGGTATATTCTTGCAATTCAGCACACATATCTTTAGCAGCCTTATGTACTTTTAAAACATCTTGATCTGTTTTCAGATGTTGATGAATATGAGAACAAGCTAGCTGATAAACATCTGTATAATCTTTTACCAAATCCAGAGAAGCAATCCATTCATCTGCAGTTGGGTCAGCACCAGCAGTACCCAGTGTACCATTGAACATAGTCTCAGTAGTGGTTGCTTCTTTACCTCCAACTTGGATAGTTAGGGGATTTTCGGTTTGGTCAATTGAAGTCTGAAGCCAAGCTACCAGGTTTTCGAAAGACTTAATCTTATCGGTAGTGGTTACCATCTTAGGTTCCAGGTATGCAGAATTACTAGCAAAGTTGCTTAAAGCCAGGTAATCTACAGAAGTTTTATTCTGAGCATCCTTAGTTTTATAAGTAATTACCGGACCTGATTCCAGGATGGAACCATTGGCATCGTATATGTTATAGAAGATGGTATTCACTGATTTAGAAAAACCTACTTTAAAGGTTTCTCCAGAACCAATAGGATCACCATACCCTTTAGTTACCAAACCAAAGCTTACATTAGTACCTCCAGAAGTAAATTTCATTACTTCAGAAGCTTGAACTTCTCCAGGTATAGCAGAAGCTAATTCAATCTCATCTTCTTCTAATACTCTAGAGTCTTCTGCTTTAGTAATGGTACCCTTTTTAGCACCTGCTCCCAATACACGAATAATTCTTAGCTTAGAACCTCCTACTAAAGCTTTCTCTATGTTAGATACAGAACCATCAGGTACAATCTCTTTACCAAATATTCTTTGGAATTGAGAGAAAGAAGTGATTAATTCTGAAGGATCATCATAGGGACCTTTTTCAGTTCTAGCCAAGAAACATGATACTCCTAAAAGAGGAGTAGTCTGTTGAACATTGTTGTTCTCGAATTTAAAAACAACGCTTGGTGATTTTGACATATCCTTGTGTTTTATAGGTTATACATTAATTTAATTAATACCAGTAAGTATCGTTACCTTACTGGTATTATTAGAAAATTAATCCTCTTTATTCTTAAATAAACCTCCGATAGCCTTAATCACATCATAGAAACCACATCCTGATAAACCAGCAGCTAACCCATAAATTAATACCTGGTAGAAAGGATAGTTTTCCAATAATGGTGTAAGTTGTAATCCCCAAGCTATAAGACATACAAGAATACCTACTAAGGCAGATATACCAATCTTAGCAAGTTTGTTGTCTTTGATAGCTGGGATTACCTTTAATATCTGAGTAACCAAAGATGATACCAAAGTTACTATACCCGTAAAGGTACCCAGATTGATTACGAACTCTGAACCAGTTGAAGGTTCTACTTCTGCAGCAAACAATGACACTGGTAAAATGAGTGCCATCAGCATAAACACTAACTTTTTCATTTTAGTAAATTTTTGAGTTAAACATGTATATTGAGATTGAGCATCTCCTCGTCCTTTTGGTATTCTGGTCCTAGTAAAAGACTTATATCTTTTATAGGTATTAGATCCCCCATTTCTACCAGTTTTTCTGGTATAATACCATCCTTACATACATATTGGTATACCTTTTCCAATAATCCATGGGATTCATCTGGATGGTCATAGAAATTACCAATCTCTATAAACAGATTCCCAGTAGGAGCTATCCTACCTTTATCCCATTCTTCTAAATCATTGAAGTAAGGTCTTATATATCCCCTAGTGGGTAATGCTTCATGAAGAATAGAGTGAAGTAATCTCATATCATTCTGAGTAGTTGCTACCAGATGAATATCGATAGTGATATCCTCGGTTTCATACGGGAACTCTGACATCTGATAATTGCCTGCCTCTAATTTATCTCCAATGATATATTTCTCTACTCCAATATCTCCAGGATAATAAGCAGTGCTTTCTATAGTTATCCTTGGACAAGTTTTAGGACCTCTTACCTGGTTATTACCTATACCGAATAAGTAAATAAATTTGTCTATTGCTTCCTTATCTTCTTGGAATCTCTTTTCATTCTCTTGTGATAAAGGTAAATAATCCTCAGGATTAAGTCCCATCTTCTTTTCTAAGAGAACATTCAATAAGCATATATAGAAGGTTCTCTCTACTATCTCTTGTGAATTTACCATAATTACCTCCTATCTTATTTTCATTACATAAGCCAATACATAATATGGTGGCCTATTCTCATGAGCACTACCTCCACCAGTTGGCTGAGTATAAGCTGAATAACCTGAGTCAGGCCTAGTATGATTAGGGAATGGTCTATTCTTAGCATTGTCTCCCCATTTTTCTTCTTTAAACGTAATCTTATGACTATGTGGTGGTATTTGATCTAGAGTAAGAGTTACTAGGGCCTGCCCACCAGTATTACCAATACGTTCGTATTCATAATTTCTTGGATCATATCCTACTACAAATCTACCTCTTAAGTCTGGAACACTTATATAACCAGCTTTAGTAGAAGCAGTATTATACTTATCTCCAATAGCTTTATATAATTCTGGGTATTCTGCTATACTTACTTGACTTCCATCACAAAGTACATAACCTTCAGGAACTCCAGAACCAGACCATAATTGGATAAGACCAATATCCCCTCCAGCAGTGTTCTCTTTTTTACCCTGTCTACAAGTTACAACTACAGTTTTACCTGATTCATCCTGTATGAAAATTACTTGGCCAAGTTTATCATTATGAGTATTATCGTTTAAGCTCATGATAAGAGTAGTACCAGAGCCAGATACATCTCCCGAGTTTTCCCTAGTATAATTTACATTAACTGGATCACCAACTTTCTTTCCATTGATTACCATTTGTTTAGTAGATACAATAGTAACCTCTTTACTTTCTCCTGTAGGCTCAAAGTATAATTCAGTGGGTGAAACTCTGAAAGTGTATTCATAATTGCCTTCCCCTTTCTTGTGGATAAGCTTTACTTCCTTAGTTGACCCATCTACAGCTTCTACGGTTAATATCTGAACTATGTCTTTGTCCGTAGCATTCTTTTCTTCTGGTGTTACCGTTATAACGGTCCTACCTGAACCTTGATTCTTGCTTATAGTAAATCCCATTATCTGTGTTTCCTTATTTCTTTACGAAGTTCTCTTACTATAGTTTCCTTCAGAACCTTCTTACCACCAACTTGTTCGAAAGCTGGTGCCCATAGAGGTCTTGGAGGTAAATTACCACCTCTAGAACCATATTCCAACATGATAGCTACTTGGTTCAATGTTCTTTTACTAGTCCTATCACCCTTTCTGGTTTTCTTAAGGTTAGTAGGTATACCTACGTAAGTTCGATTCTTCTGTTTTACTATTTGTACTGATCTCAAATACTGACCCGTATAATTCAAAAGGGTATGCTCTCCGTATCGTTTAATGGTATTAGCCGAGTGAGGATCCCAATGAGTTCCTCTTGGAGGAGTACCCGTTCTTAGGCATTTTTTCACAAGTCTGAGAAGTTGATTGCCAAATTTCTCAGTAGCTCTATCATAGGCATTTCTCATGATAGATGGAGTTTCGGCAATCAACTTCTCAGCTCTAGCCTGTTCTTTTGGGTCAGTATATATTTGTAAGTCTCCCAAGGGAGTACTTATAGTTATGTTTACTGACTTACTTGCCATCTGGATTTTCCTTCGGTTTATTCAAGCCAAGTGAATCCATCATAAGGTTTATGGCTTGCTGTTGTGATTGTAATACTGATACTACATCTTTCCTGAATGAAGCGAATTCTTCATTGAATTGACTACCATTAGTGGGCTCCTTGTTTTCAAACATAGCAAGGATATTATCGCATTCCTTTATTATGTTCTCGTATTTACCTACATTATTAATAATACCAAGAGCCTGTGACCTTTGCAATGATACTTCGTTTACAATATTACTTCCAATTAGAGTGTAGTACACATTGTTATAAATGCCTTCATTTCCATCTGAAGGTAAATATACGGTTACTGTACCAATGGAATCTTGAAGAACAATTTCTATAAGATTAGAAAAGCCATCACCATTTTCATTAGCTCTGGGTTTACTTTCTCCTACCTTTACTACTTTAGCTCGGTCAAAGATTGGGTACATTGATCTTCTGTCTCTTTCTAGAGTAAAGACTGAATCTCCTCTTTGTAAGGATTTGAATTTCATTTCTTCCATACTGCATTATTTTTATTGATTAGACTTAATCCCATTTGAACCATACTGGGATTCTGTTTCATAAATTCTACTAGGTTCAAGAAATTATAGTATCCATAGATATCTATCAGTCTTTGTGCTTCATCGGCTACTCTCTTTGCTACCTCTAAATTAGGAGCCGGTAGTTGCATTTGGAGAGTAAAGGTTTGTAGTTTATTATCTTCTTCCATGTTTCTTACTAGATTAAAACGAAAAAAGGGAAATACCCACTACAGGTACCTCCCTTTTCCCTAATCAACTTTAATAGAAATTATGCAGTTTTATTACCTAAAGCCTGTACTTGTCTAGAAACTCCTGCAACTTCAGAAGTAACTCCACGAGCAGCATCAGATATGTCTTTGTAAATACCAGCTTTTGCTTCCTGAACAGTAGATTCCACTTTTTGGATATCAGCTTTTGTGTCATTGATTTTGTCCCACACAGAAACTGCAGCAGCACCAAAACCACCACCTACTAAAGCTCCACCGACAGCACCCCAACCGGAGCCCCATCCTCGATTATTACAACATTCATCACTATAACGATTACGATCCGCAACCACTACAGTACCTTCACCAGATTTAACTTCCATAATGATTTAGTTTTAAAGTTAATAATTAACTTTATCTATCAATAAATGTACTAGTGTTGTGTTTAGGATTAAATTGTCTAGGTGGGCCAAGAAACATCCCAATGATGGGTATTATTCCCCTCTTCAATCTTAAAGTTACCAATTGATAACCATAAACCTCTTACAGAATTATAGGCCAATACATAAACATTATCTCCAATCCCTCTATCATTAGTAGTACTTTGAATAGAATTCACAGTTATTTTACCTTCTACTGAGTCCACTATAATACCCTCACGTATTAAGCTCATATTATACATAAAGCCAGAAGTATGAGGCATATTAGCCGTATCAAATAATCCCCACGTATCTCGATCATTACCATTTGAAATATTTAAACTTAATTCCAATCTGAAATTATTATCTTTAGCTTCTTGAAGAACTCTGAAAATTACTGTTTTTCCAGATGCCTTCTGTCTATAAGTATCGGCTGCTGTTCTTTCGGTATATCCACTTTTAGTTATATTTGCTATAAACCTGAGGGGGGATTGAGTATCTTGTGTCAGTACCAAGCCGATTAATTTCTCTACCATCTCCGAATGGACTACCTCTATATCGTCTACAGATAAGGGACTACCATTGTGAGTAGAGATAATATTAAGTACATGTTTATTTACCAATCCATTTGAGGGAGCTAGGAATGTGAAATCGGTGTAATGCCCATTACCATCTGGGTCAGTAATATAAAACTCATAGACATCTCCTGCTTCTTGAATTATTGTTAGAGTACAAGTTTTACCAGATTCCCCTTGAGTAAAGGTAATAACTCCAGTTCTAGATGAACTACTGTTATTAGTGATTACCGTATATGTAGCCCCAGCACTTGAACCAGATATAGTAATCCAATCCACATTAGAAGATAAAGTCCAATTAAGGAATTGATTACCATTCTTCCTAGAATATACTCTTACAGGTCTATTGTATGATGAACCTGAACCTGGCCAACCAGAATAAGTAAGAGAAGTACTCAAAGAATCCCCCGAGTTTTCTCTAATACCAAACTCATAAATTGAAGCACTCTGTTGTACAGTTTGTACTAACTCTCTATCTAAGCCATTAGGTTGATTAGCTCTGATTGTAAGAGTTCTGCTTGCAGGCTTTGAATGCTCAGGTATGGTAATAGTTACTTTAAAGTAATAACCACTCACATTAGTAATAGTTTCGGTTACTCCGGATGGCAAAATAAGAGTAGGTTTAATAGCTTCGGTAGAACTTAAAGAACCGTTAACATATCTAGACCTATAACTTTTTATATAAAAAGAAATATTACCTCCTTTACCTTCAACAGTACCAATGGATAAAGTACTAGTTATATAACCACTATTCTGTTGAGTACTATGTTCAAATACTATACCGCTACTAGGATAAGTTACCTCAGCCGAATTCTGTGTAATGGTTAAATATACAGGAGTTGCCGTATCGTAAGTAAACTTAATCTTAAAAGTTCTAGGTGATGAGTTAGGGTTTGGTGCTACACTAATACTACATCCACTAGAACTTTTACCAGAGATGGTAATATCAGATGAAGTTCCCTCAACTACTTCAGCTGAAGTATAAGTAGAACTAACATTTTCTACATAAGTTCCGTTTATATATTTATCATAATTGGCATTTACTGTCAACCTAAATTCTGAACCAGTTCCAGGTACATTTTTAGTAGTTGGGGATATAGATAGGTGATCTACATAGGTTACTTGACCTCCTTCCTGAGAAATTGAGATAGTCTGGTCTGTAGCAGTTGGGAAATCGAAAGTAACCGTAAAATTTCTAGCAGAACCACTATTACTTGGGATAGAAATACTATTACCACTAATAGAAGCCGGACTAGAAACTCTTACGGTAGCAGTTTCTGATTCTGTATAACTACTACCTTGACCATTCCAAGTATAAGTTCTACTTGCACTCTTAGCAGTTACATTAGATTGACCTCCACTGTAACTGAAAGAAGTTTTATCTACTCTACAGTTATAACTCCATGAAGAATAAACTTTTCTACCTGCTGCCTGGGTAAATGTTGCCTGTATGGTTTTACCCGAATACTTCTGAGTCCAAGTTACAGTGGTTGATTTACTATTAGTAGATGTATTGTTGGGTACTATTCTACCTTTATTACCGTCGTAATCTGTAGTATACCAAGAACCTTCCGAAGATTTAGTGACATCATTCGCCAAACTTTGAGAGATAGTAGTATTAACACCGTTTACTTGCTTAACTCGATTAGAAGCATATGAACCAAAGGGGTATGTACCTCCAGTAGCTGGAGCATTAAAAGAAGGATTACCATTCTGATCCCACTGGAATGTATAAATCCATTGCTCGGCATTGATATCCTCTAACTTGACACATTCATTGTTACCGTAGCTAGCAGCATTACTAATTACAATAACCTTGTCAACATTGGAGTCCTTACCATTATTGAGTGCTAACAACTCAGCCTTGGTAGGGCACTCATTAGAGGTCTTACCAAGGCCGGTCTTATTCAGAATAGCACTCCAAGTTGCTATTTCTGCCATATTACTTATTGTTTAATTGTTTCTTAAAGTCTTCGAATTCTTTTCTCAATAACTTAACTCCTTCGAGAGCCATGACACTGAGCATTTCATATTCTACCACTTTTACTTTTACATATTCCTGACCATCTTCTCCGACGAAAGTTTCGAATCTAGATTGGTTAGGTACTTGAGAAGCAGGTATGGTATTCTCGGATACCAACAGAGGTTCAATTTCCTCTAAGCTCTGAGCAATAGTTCCCACTTGGTATTTACCATTCATCTTGAAGTGAACTGTAGGTATATTGCAGATTTGGTCCAGAGTATGATTCAAATTCTCTACTTGAGATTTTAATCTACCATCTGATTCCTTCCAGAAACCAGAAGCTGCAGTAGTTTTAGCAAATACTACTTGGTCTGTAGTAGCCAATCCTAATTGAGCTCTAGTTACATTATGAGGATTATCTCTTCTGTTTGCATGGGTATTTAAGTCGGTCTGAGCTTTTGTACCTGCAGCCTTAGCATCTGCAATAGCAGCAGCCTGAGCAGTAGATACTGGCATATCTGCTGGAGCTAAGTTCTGTACATTACCTAAACCTACTTGAGCTTTGGTTACATTGTGAGGGTTACTCTTATTGCCAATATGAGCATCTAAGCTTTCCTTGATTACTTTGTCAGAATCCTGGATTAATTTCTTTAATGCAGTTTTAGCAGCATCAGTATAAGCCTTAGCTTCATTCAGAGCATTGGTAATATCCCCATTTAGACCAGAGTTAAGTTTGTTAAACATATCTGCGGATATAGTACCGGCTTGTTCTGCACTTGCTGAAGGAAGAGTGACTTCCCAATATACCTTCTTATACTCAGGTAATATTGACGAATCTTCAGTATTATAGCGATTGTAGTTCTCTATTTTTAGTCTAACTACATTCTTATCTTTTAGTGATTCATCAGCCTTTGAACTAGTAATATTAGATACAATTCCTCCTGGGATAGAATCAAACAGTTTTTTGTCTGCTGCAGTTTGTACACCTGCTAAGTCTTTGGTAGCAGCTGGGATAGGTTGATTATAAGTATTTACATTTGCAGTATTACCAAAATCTGAACAAGCGAAATTTAATCTAACTTCGGTAGCATTTCTAGTCCAAGCTCCGTGATTTTGTATATGAGAATAAAACTTTAGATTATCACTCAGAGATTTTCTCCAATCAGCTAAAGCTTTACCCTTACCTCCATCATAAGCAGTACCAGTAACTTCTCCAAGTATCAGTGAAGAAGTATTACTATCTACAAACTGAGTACCTGACCAACGGAATTGATAAGATGGTTCATCCGGGGTAATATTCAAATATATCTTACCTGATTCTCCAGTAATAGGATTAGCATGATCTGGGTCAGAATATAATTTAATATTGCTCAGCTTTCCAGTTTCACTGACATCATAAGTAGCATAAACTTCTATAACATCATCAACATAAGAAGGCAATTGACTAGAAGGTACTAAGCCATTACCATCCAAAGAAGCAAATCCATTAGCCTTACCCTTAGTTGCTACAAAATCATCATGTTTCTTTTCTAAGTTATTGATATTAGTTTGTAACTTATTCTCAAGAGCAGTATCTGCAGCAGCTCTGGCTTCTTCTTCTTCCTGAATCTTTTGCATCTGAACCTGGTCGTGTTCAACACGAGCATCTGCCTCTTCTTTGATAGCCTGAGTAAATTTGGTGTCTAATGCCTGGTCAGCTGCTTTTCTATCTTCGATTTCTTGAGCAAGGGAAGCTTCGGAAGAATTCTTCAAGGCTTCAATGGCATCTTTTCTGTCTTGGATTTCCTTAGCAATCTGCTGGGGTAAAGTTTCATCCAACTTAACCTTATCAGCAGCAGTCATAGTACCAGCTTTAGTAGTTGAGGCTACTGGTAAATTAAAAGTGGTATTATCATCTTTATATATACCTTCGTTTACAGTTTTTCGGTTTACTGATACTGTAACTTTATTAGCATCTGAAGTTGCTCCTTCTCCAACTACTACAGTCTGAGGAATAGAATCAAACAATTTTTTGTCTGCTGCAGTTTGTACACCGGCTTTCTCAGCAGTAGAAGCAGGGATATCTACAGTGAAATCATTAGATTTCTGTATACCTTCATCGGAGTTATATGTACTTCTACTTATGTTAGTAGTAACCACACCAGCCTTAGGTGTATAACTAGCTCCAGTGATATAATCATTGGGCATAGAATTCCATCTCTTCTTATCGGCAGCTGATTGAAGACCGGCTTTAGCATCTGTAGAAGCAGGGATAGCAAACTTACGAGGCATAGGTTCTCCATAGAGATTACCTTCTCCTTTTACAGAACTCTTAAAGTTTACCTCAGCAGAAGTACCATTGATAACCAAGTTCGGATCAATTTCCGTAACCATAGTTAAGGGTAAAGCATTTGAAGTTGCTTCTTCTTTCTGAAGACGTTCATCTAAGCCGTTAGTGATACCATTAAATTTATTCTCAAGTGCGGTATCAGCTGCTTTTCTATCCTCGATTTCTTTATCGATACGTTTACCCAGAGCATTATCAGCAGCAATTCTTGCAGCTTCTTCAGCATCAATATTATCCTGGAGAACTTTATCGGCAGCAATACGTTCATTACGTTCTGTAGTAAGGTCCTGAGTATTCTTATCTACTTTAGCTTCAATACGAATATCCTCAGCCTTTCTAGCCTCAATCTCTGTATTCAACAGTTCCTTGATTTCAAGGTAGCCAGTATTCTGATTACTTTGTAATCCCTGAATTAATTCTAGGTTACGTTGAATATTAGCAGTATTCTTAGCAATTAATTCATCCTGAGCCTGAGCCTTTGTTAATAATTCAGAACGAGTTTCTGTTACGAAAGTTCTCAGTTCACTTACTGTAGCATTAAGAGTAGTGCTTAATTCAGTAAACTTCTGAGTAACTTGTTCATCAGCTGCAGTTCTATCGGAGATTTCCTTATCTATAATACCTTTAAGTTCAGTCAGCTTATTAGTAATTGTAGTTGCAAAGTTAGGATCATCTCCCAATGCTTTTGCAATCTCTTCTAGTGTATCTAATACTCCAGGAGCAGAACCAATAACCTTTTGGATTGCAACTTCTACTTGTTCGGCATTCTGATAGTTAGAATCGTTTTCCAACTGAGATACCTTAGTAATGTAGTTAGCAAATTCCTGGATATTATCTAACTTAGCTTTTAATAAGTCGGTAAAGTCATTTGAAGAAAGCTCTTTGCCATCTACTTTATCAACCTTTCGGTCATTCAAGTTTTCAACAGCCTGAACTCTATCTGATACTTCCTGAGTAATCTTATTCTCTAACAGAGTGTCTGCCTGAGTACGATTAATGGTTTCGGTATCAATATTATTCTGAAGCTTGGTATCTTCTTGTAGTCTACTTTGAGCCTCATCATTGATATCTTTAGATATAGCTACCAAATCATCTTTGTGATTTTCCATAGCTGTAGTCAGAGAATCCTTAAGAGCTTGTTCAGCAGCCTTAGCTCTTTCTACTTCAGTTTGAATAGCAGTAGTGTTATTAGTTACTTTCTCCCTGAGCTCATCTAAAGAACCGGTTACTCCACTATTGAGGCTATCTATTCTGGTGCTTAAAGCATCATCACCTGCCTTACGATCTTTAATCTCCTGGTCGATTCGAGCATTGATTTTCTCATCTTCATTTGCCCGGGCAGTAGATTCAGTATTTATCAAGCCCGTGAACTTATTATCTAATAAAGTATCTGCTGAAGTTCTATCAGAGATCTCCTTATCGATATTCTGCTGTAAAACAGTATCACCAGCTTCTCTCTTTGAAACCTCAGTGTTCAAGTCGATATTTACCTTATCTACCTGAGACTTAAGATTAGTATCAGCATTGGCTCTTGCTTCAGCTTCTGCATTAACCATGCCTTTTAATTCAGCATAATCTTCAGCTTCCTTAGTAATCTGGTCGTTTAATCGGTCAGTATTACGTTGGATATTTGCCTTGTTAGCATTTACTTCTGTTTGCAAAGCATCTATCTTAGCCTGAAGTTCATTTTTAACGGTATTTACCGCATCCTGAATAGATAAAGCCAATTCTTGTATCTTAGTAGCATTAGCAGTTACTCGAGTATCTAATGCAGCATCTGCAGCCTTACGATCCGTTTCTTCCTTAGTGATAGCAGCTTGTAATGCAGCATCAGCATCTTTTCTATCTTGGATTTCCTTATTCAGACTAGCTTGAATACCATCAGTGTTACCAGTAATCTTATCTACTTCGTTATCAACGTATTCTTTCAACTTAGCTTCAAGAGCAGTATCGGCTTCTTTACGTTCAGTAACTTCCTTATCTACATTAGCCTGTACCTGGGCATCAGCTTCTGTACGATTAGTAATTTCTTGATTCAACTGTTCGGTAATAGCAGCCAATTTCTTGGTAATTGTAGTTGCAAAGTTTGGGTCATTACCCAAAGCATCTGCAATCTCCTTCAAAGTATCAAGAACCTCTGGAGCTTCCCCAATAATCTTTTCAATAGCTGCCTGAAGATCTGCTTCAGTTTGATAACCAGCATCATTGATAAGCTGAGATACTTTTGTGATATAATTAGCATGTTCTTCAATGCCATCCAATTTAGCCTTGAGAATATCGGTAAAGTCGTTTTTAGTAAGAGAATAACCTTCTCTTTTATCTACCTTACGATTATCTAAGTCTTTATCGGCAGCAATACGTTCTTGCTTTTCTTGCTCTAGTTTTTCAAGCAATTCGGTTTTATCTGTACCGGCCTGAGTTTTCAAATCCTCAATCTTATGGTCAAGGATTTCATCTTGAGCAATTCGAGTTTCTTTCTCATTATCAATATTGTTCTGAAGTACAGTATCTGCATTCTGACGGTTCTGAGCTTCTTGAGTAATGTTCTGCTGTAAACCATTATCTGCATTCTGACGGTCAGAAGTTTCCTTTACAATCTGTTGGTGTAATACTTCATCCTGAGCAGTACGAGCTGCAGCTTCAGCATTAATCTTGGATTCAAGTTCTTGGTCTGCAGTTTTACGATCACTGATTTCGGTGTTCAGTTTAGATTCTAATGCTACATCTGCATTTGCTCTTTCTGAAGCCTCGGTTAGAATCTTATTATTTAAGTCGGCAATATCCCTAGTATGGTCTAACTGTACTTGATGAACAGCCTCGGTCAGTTTCTCATCAGCAGCTCTACGTTCAGCAGCTTCCTTATCTACCAATTCCTTAGCATATTCTTTAGCTTCAGTTAAGTTATTGTCAGTTTCTACTTCCAAATCACCAACCCGGTCTTCTACCTTTTGAATACGAGCATTGATTGCTTCTATCATCCTAGTAATATCTTGTACTACTTTAAGGATAGTTGCATTCAACGTATTAACCGAGTTAACCAAGTTATCGTTCACAATCTTAATCTGAGAAGCTAATTCGTTTTCACGGTTCTTAGCTCTAGTTACCTCAGCTTCTAATTGAGTACGTAATTCAGTTAATCGGTTAGTGATATTGGTAGCAAAGTTCGGGTCATTGTTTAATGCTTCAGCTAATTCCTTTAATGTATCCAAAGCATCATCAGCACCATCTACTAAGTCATGTATATATTTCTCAACTTGTTCTTGAGTCTGATATTTCAAATCGTTTTCTAGTTGAGAAACTTTAGTAACGTAGTTAGCATGTTCCTCAATTCCATTCAGTTTTTCTAGCAATTCATCAGAGAAGTTATTTTCTGACAAATCCCAACCTTCTTTCTTATCTACCTTGTTTGCAATTGATAAGAAGAATGCCCAGAACTCTTTAAGAGTTCCAACAAAACCGTGAGCCAAAGAGTCATCATAATAACCCTGTAATAGCCGTTGGTCAATCTCTTCGCAAGTGTAGTATTTACTAACGTACATATGTATATATTTTAAGGTGTTACTTTATTCTTTCCCAATAACAGTTCTGAGTTATTACCACGGAAGTATTCTTTTTCTTTACCAGCAAAAGCATTTGGGATATCATCTGGATTATCTGGGTCAACATCTCCTCCATCCTCTATATCCCCAACTACTACGGCATAATCAGGTAATTTCCTAACTCTGAACTTAATAACTTGGCCAAAGCCTATATGAGGTATATCTTTATCCCATACCTCTCCAAAGTAATCTTGGTAATTTGATACGAACTTCATACCAGTCATAGATTGCATGGTAGTAGCCGAATTACCAGTACCAGGCATTTCTATGTGAACTCCAGAAGGTCCATTCAAGATTATAAGATTACTGTCCCACCAATCGCCTTCTACATTGTTAAGCTTGGTGAAACGTAACATTAACATTTTCATATCTTTATGGATTTTGTTCTACGAATTTGATTTTAGTATCTCTATCCCTTTTGAGGATTACCAAGAATACCAAAGCTTCATCTTTAGCCTGAGATACTTGAGTATCTCCAGAAGGCTTATACACTATCCCATTGATAACAAATCTATCCTCGGACCAGTTAAAGTTCCAATAACCTTCCTGATTGAGATATCCGATTTGTTCTATGTAATTCTTTGAAATAAGTATAGAAAGGTTCTCATCATCTAATTCTCCAGAAACTGTGGCTTTATTTATTGGCCAGTTCCTAAAAGCATTGTAGTAGCATAAAGCTTCTATGGGAATATTATAATATCTTGGGCTATCATCCTCAGCATGATTTAGATATTGATTAACATGTTTAGCCCAAGTAATTGTTTGTCTTCCAGCATCCCAGTCTAAGAAATCAGTGATAATCTTTTTATACCTATTCCAAGAATGGTTCTTAACCATTCTCCAAGGTTCTTTTGTCATGATTTCTTATCTATTATGGTTAACGAAGGTTTACTTGCTTTATTGAGGGGGGCTGTTGGATTAGGTCCTCCCAAAGGAGTTGGTTTTCGATGATTTACTACTTTTGGTACTACTAACCGTTCGATTTGATCACAGAATGGTAAGTATATCTCTAACCTAGATGCCAGCATACATAGATTCTTTCTTAGTTCATCCATATACCCTCCAGGTTGAATCATCTTTGAATAAGTACTCCATAAGCTAGATATACTTTCGGATATCTTATCATAATACTGTACTTCAGTAGGACCCGTAGTAATTTGCTTTATCCTATCTCCTCTAGCATGTTCTCCAGATGAATCACCATCTTGGTCTGGTCCATGAGATTCAGTGGAGATAATTTCTCTAAAACTATTTCCTGCAACCAACAGTATATTTTGTATTTGTATATTGAGATAATCCCATACTGCCAATTCCATAATTAATTGGTTTTCTAGTCCCTCATACCATAATTCATCATTATATTTATCTGGTGGTATAACATGGTTTACTAGTGGGAAGATATATAATTGCCATTTAGTTATGTATGCAGTTTTATCTTCTATGGTCATACTCTCATGCAATTCTTTGGGAATATACCTATCTATTAAATTGTAGATGGTATCCTGAAGAGTAGTATGCCCATAATTACATACAACTACGGTTCGAGTACAAGTCAAATCTAATCCATCAGAATTAGTGACATGTAAGGTTACATCATAAAATCCAGACTTCTCATAAGAGTAAGATTGATGTCTTCCACCATTGAAAACCTCTCCCTTATCATCGCCAAAGTCCCAGTCAAAAATGGATTTGGCCGGGACTTTGGTTAATACTCTAAATGAAACTTCCAGACCTGATGTTACATATGTGAAGTCTAGATTCTTTTTCATTTATATTCGGATTTGTTTATTCTTTGTTTTCTTCGAAATCTTCAAGTAAAACTTCAAGGATATCTTTTACGGTATCTTTCGGATCAGCTTCGATTTCATGTTTCTTAGCAATCAGCTTAGCTTCTTCAAGTGAATAAGCTTTGGCAATCTTACTGATTTCCATACCCTTTGCAAACTGAGCAGCTAGCTTCTTGTCAAGCTTTTCGATATCCTCAGCAGTATACTTGGCAGTTTTGTTCTTATCCGGAACTAAAACCAAGTGGCCAGAAACTAAAGCTTTCTGAATACGTTTTGTTCTGTACTGACGGGCAGTAAGTTCTCTCTCTTCGCCTTTTGCAATTGAAATACCTGTTACCTGGTCGTTAAAACTGTAGGCATTAGTTCCAACTGTTACAATATAAGTAGTAGCCATAATCTTTTATTTTTAGGTTATAATATAAAACCCCGAACAGAATGGATTGAAACTGTTCGGGGAGAAATTAGACAAAAATACAATGAAGAAATCCCGGATATTATTCTAAGTTAACCAATAGGTATGGGTCAATGTTCATGAAGCTCGGGAATCCAGCTTCAGAGAATTTCTTGTTAGCTGCCAACAGAAGAACAGCATCCTGGTACATCTTAGAGAAACCTGTAGTCAGAGAAGCATATACAGCTTCAGTCTGATTAGATACGATTCTTTCTGATTCAAGCATCAACTGTTTAGCAGTAAGCTTAATCAAGGCAGCACTGGTATCTACCATCAACAACTGCTGATCGGGAGTTCCCGGGTGAATATAGAAGTCAGCCTTGTTGGGAACCGGAGACTTGATATTCAGGGTAGCTTCTGTAGTTCCTGAGTGACGTTCTTTAAATTCAGGCAAGTTCAACATCTCGATAGCCTGGTCTTCACCACCAATCATAGTAGTAAAGTTACGGCCCATACGAGCAGCACGAACCCAGATATGCAACAAGTCTTTATAAGTAATACCGTTGGTTGTTTCATATACACCAATAACCGGAGCAGATTCAGAACCATCAGCTTTGTTACCGTTCATCAAAACATCCATTGCCAAAGTATCCATAGCATAACCCAACTGAATACCAAAGTCACGGAGATAGATTCCCAATACATCGATTGAAACGTAGTTTTTAACTTCGTCAGTAAGTTTAAATCCTTTACCGATTTTGAACAGAGAAACTGATTTCTGTCCGAAGCTTACATCTCCCAAAGGAATTGTTTCTGCTTCATTTACCTTAGCGGGAGCAGCATCCGACATATTTACCATCGGCATAGTTACCTGCAAACCATTAATTGATTGGTCTGAAGCAATGATGTTCGGGTAGAAAGGTGCCTGACGCATACCAGTTGTAATAGCAGCACGGATGATTTCCGGTACAATCCAACGGATATTCTGTTGCGGCATAGTGAAGATGTTCTGCATTGTATCAATCTTCGGATTAATGCCCAACTTTTCAAAGAAGGCATCCTGTGATACACCATATTTACCCTGTACCAGTTCTTCCAGAGTAACTTCAATAGGCAATGTGTTGTTGGAACCCTGACGGTATGCTTCCAAACTTCTTACCATTTCCGGAAGTTCCTTTCTAAGGTCTTCCATTTTCAATTGTGCAAATTCTGTATTCATTGTTCTTTTAATGTTCAGTTAATGATTAGCGTACCAATACTTGAATAATATCATTAGCTTCATCAGCCGGTACGATGCTAATGAATTTTGTTTCATCGTCTGAAGTTTCAGCAGTGATGAAACGGTCAATCAACAGGGTATCTGTGGGTTTTACATAACCACATTCCATAGCCTTTTTAGCTACCCAGTTTACAACCATGAAAGCTTCTACAGCTACAGTTACTTCTACGGGGAAATTTCTTTGAGCCTGATAAGCAGGGTTAATGTTGTCAGTTACAGCTATACCCAGATAAACCTGGCTGCCACCTCCACCCGGGATATAAGGTTCGATATTACCCTCGGTATCCAAAGCTACCGGCATACCCTGATGAATAACTTTGTTTTCTTTTACACAGAAAGCCTGATGCAACTTGTTAGATTCACTCTTATAGATCACCGCTCTGGGAGTTTTTTCACCAAACAGAGTCATCGGTTGATCCTGATTTACCAGCTTAGTAGTAGGATGTGTATTCATATTCTTCTTATTTTAGAGATTATTTTAATTTGTTTGAATAGATACCTTTCAGAATCTCTTCAGTACTCTTTTCGGAATTCTGAGCAGTAGCTTTGTTATCAGATTTATCTTCTGGCTCAGCTGCAGAAGAAGCACGGCTTACATCATGAGAACCGCATTTAGCACAGGTCATTGGGAATTTTTCTTCCAATCGAGCTTGGTAATCTTTAGTAAGAGAGATCAAAGTTACCATGCCGGTAGTTTCGGCATTCAACATTGTAACGATAGTTTCATCAGCTTTGTCACCCATAAGTTTTTTATAGGTTGCAACAGCATTTTCACGGAGAGATGCAATGTGGTTTTTACCTACCTGAGCCATTTCTTTCAGATTTGCAACTTCTGCATTCAGATTAGTAACCTGTTCTGTAAGAGAAGTTTTTTCTGTAGTTAAGTTATCCACAGTAGTCTGAAGAGTGTTACGAGAATTAACCAATTCCTGAATGGCTGCAAATGCAGTTTCCTCGTTCATCTCTGTACCTTCGGCAAGAGTAAGGCAATCTTTACCAAAGATTCTTTCTAAAAATTTTTGTAGTTCATTCATATCTTTATTATTAGGATTTTGATTTCCTTGGTTATCATCATAAGATTGGGAAGTATCGTTATTTTCACTGAACAAAGCTAGATCAGTTTTCGTATCATAGAAGAAATACTGTTTAGACTTATCATCTCTATATTCTTCGTATGAAGCCCAAGTTCTCTTGGCAAAATTGGGATTAATGATTTTACCATCATCCCCAATCTTCTGAGCAAAAGCATCAGCTCCATGAGATACCAAAGAGGTTTCTAAGTATCTTACTACTTCAGTAACTATTCTTCGTACCATAACTCCCTTAGAATCATAAGTACCCAATTTCTGGTAGAATTCATTATCTTCCATATTTGGGTGAGATTTATCCCACTTAAACTGTACTGTTACTGAATTAGAATGGATAGAGGGTGGATCCATAAGAATGCCTCTAGCAATTCTCGGATTTGCTTTACCATCAATCTTTAATATACCATTAATACCTGCAGGGATAACAAAAGAACCATCCTTGTATTCATCTTGCCAGATAACTTGTGATACAGCTCCAATAGCATTACCAATATTAGTCTCATGGTCACAGTTTACTGTTTGTCCTAAGAGCATTCTCATAGAAGCTTTTAATACTCCATTTTGACCAAAATCGGTAGGATTCCAGTTCTTAGACACAATAGTTGCAGATAATAATCTGAACATTGGTTCAATAAACTCCTCATCTTTAGGAGTAAGTTCTTCTGGCTTCAAGTCAGGATAATAGGTATTATAATCTATTTCTCCTCCCCAAAAACCAAATTGACTGACTGACTCCTTAGAAGTTTGAGCCCATTTATAAAAATTCTCTGAGAAGGTTTGTGGTTCTATGGATGTTGGGATATACCCAGCCATTATAGTATGACCACTACCTATCACTAAAGAATCCAAATGTTCTCTGTTCTTTTTAGTAATCGGTTTACTCATCTTGATTTAGTATTTTGATCTCCTCGTGAAGGAGCCGGGTTATTTTTATCTCTTGATCTACGAGCGGATTGATTCTTATCGTCCTGTCTCTGTTTCTTCTTAGTACCCTCTTGTGGGTCTGAATTACCTCCCTTAGCAAATTGGTCTTCCAATGAAACTCTTGGTTCTTCTTCTGAAGGAGAATCATAACCCATTTCCCAAGCATATTGATATTGAGAAATGATACCTGCCTTGTAAAGTAAGTCAAGATTCTGAATCTTATATTGTCTACCCTGTTGGATTTTAACCTCATCAGAGATAGTGGATGATCCCCAAGTAATGGATATTCCCTTACAATCAAAGCCAGCCAGACGTAGTTCTAGTTCATAAATAAACTTAAGAACATAAGAAACTATCATTTGGATATTCTTCAGCTGACTTATAAGCTTAGAAAGCATAATACCAGTTGCTCCTTCTCCAATGGAAGCTTGTACTCCAATTAGATTACCATTTACTCCCAAACCATTAGCAACTGATTGCTGGTTCATATTCCAGGGTTTATCAATATTGCTCATCTCTTTTGAAGTAGAGTTAAGTTTAAACTGGTGGTCATCAATGTAACCAGTTACTACTCCATCCTTCATACCTTCCCTTACATTCTGTTTCAAACGTATTAGCTCCCTATTTAATCTTCTAGTATAAGCTTCTACATTTTCATTAGGTTTCTGTTGTGGTTTTTCCATCAAAGCCTCTAGAAAACCAACCATACCACAGATTTCCATGATATGTTTAAAGTTAGTTTTCATATCATGCTGACCCTTTAATGAATCCAAAGATGCCATAAAAGGAGGTATTCCGTAAGGTTCATCAGTATCATTATACATACCAACATAACAGTAGGTCTCTGTATTAAGTTTGATATAATCTTGCTTATTCGAGCCATTCCAAAGAGTGTTCCTCTGATATGGACTGTATACACCATTATTCTCTCTTTTGAATACTATCCTATCTGGTTTGAGGAATAATACAGTAGCTAAACCCTCAAGCTTTTCATTTGGTACGGCTTCTACTGAGATAGCTCCACTAATCATCAATTGAACTATCATCTTGTTTACCAAACCATCCATACCAGCAGTATAGTTAGACCATTTAGAGGATACCTTAGAAAGATGATCTCTCATCTTATCAGCCTCTTTATCGGTATTATTAGGGAAGGTTATGTTGTGACCAGTATTAGCAAGCTTAAACATGTCCTGTAAAGCTATGTTAACATCTGGATTCACTTTATATAAATCCCTTAAAAGCTGAATCACTTCAACACGAAAAGAAGGCGTAACCATCTGAGTTAAGCCTTTCAATGTATGAATGAAGTTACCTGGGTCATCATCCGGTTCCGATACTCTACCGGGTGAAATAGGTACCTCCTCTTTTTTACTTGGAGGATTAGCCTTGTTTTCTTGTATTGGAGATCGATTCCTTCTATCGAATCCAAAAAACTTAAGAATTTTCATTTCGGTTGTATTATTACATTAGTTTTTCCTTTTCGTATGTGATTACATATTGCTTTACCAAATATATCATCATCAGAATAAACATCTCCTTCCAAATCCACATCTACAGCAGAAGTATTATTTCGGTGTTTACCCATGGCTACAGGTCTACCCAAACCATCATATATAAAGGTAGGAGCTTCTTGAACAAAGAAAGGATCCTTCACAATGATATTCTCTTCTCGAATATCTTGTTCTAGACCCTCTATAATTACTGAACGATTCTTTTGGGTAGTTAACCAACCAGGAGATTTATCAACCTCAGGTCTGGACTTACCTTTCTTTTTCAGAAGCTTTTGATAGTAGTATAGGTTAGGGTAACCTTCTGACTGAAGAGCAGAAGTTACTGCTAACCCAACGTCGTTAGATTCTGGAGCTACAACAGCAAAATTAAATAATTGCCCAGTATCTCCCAGTAACCTAGCATATTTATCTACTGCCATTCTTCCCTTATACACAACTTGTTCTTCTCCCAGCTTGTCCATACAAGTGAAAGAAGAATAGTCTGAGCCTCTACCTGTTGCAACGTCTGCACCGATAAAGTACTGTTTATTTGGATCTGGTTCGTTGAATTGTCTATACTGACGATTGAAACGATATTTTAAAACTGGATAATCACTTAAGCAATCTTCGATAGCCTTGATATCTGCCATATCAAATACTGTATTACCTGAAGAAAGAAAGTCTCCATCGATTTCTTGTGCAGTTCTTTTTGGACCCAATGCAGAAGCCATCTGGTCATACCAAGATTGATCCCGTTCTGGGTGCATCTGCCAATATAATCGAATAGCATTGAAAGGATTACCTCCAGCTATAGCATCTACCCATGTTGAATGGTAAAAATTACCCATACCGTATGGAGTAGAATTGATGATGGCTGAACCTCCGGTGGAAAGCGTAGGGAAGGCAGCTGCCCAAATAGCTGAAGCCCACCGAACGATTGCAGCCTCATCAATTACCAGGAGAGAAAGAGATTCTGAACGACCGGCTTCGGAAGATGTTGGGATAGATTCTATGAATGAACCATTATCGAATTCAATCATAGAGGCAGAACCAAATTCCCCAGTTCTTCCGTTAATGATCGGGGTTTGCATATACCATGGAAGATTCTTATACATGAACTTAATCTTCTTAAGTACCTTCTTAGCGGTAGTATCCTTAATGGAGATAATGTTTATCTTCTTATTAGGGTGATATGATGCCAGCCATAAGCAGTACATAGATATAAGTTCTGTAATACCCGCTTGCCTGAATTTTAACAAGATATTGAATCTCTGGAGTATAAATTGGTATAGTACGGCTTTTTGATACGGGTATAATTCAAATCGAACCTTTCCTCTCACTGGATGTATCACATAACAAAAAAGACTGAAAAAGAAAACATCCGTTGTAACCCTAGATAGATTAGATAATTCTTCTCTTGTAAGGTTAGTTGGTGTTTCCTGTATCTTCTTTGCCATAAAATCTAAAATTTATAAGTTACTACCAGTTCTAAATCAGTTTTGATACCTGAGAAATATCTTGGGTAATAAAAACTGTTTATCCCCAGTTTGTAATTAAATCTCTTAGTCTCGATTGAAATTCCTGTTCCCAAATCCCATAGATTGTTAAAGGGTCGGTACTTACCATAAACATAAGGAACTAATCTTATTCTAGATTTAATTTCTTGTGTGGTAAGTTTTCCGTTATACCAAGAATACTTGTAGTTATTAGGGTCGATATTGAATAACCTACTAGAATAAATTCCTGAGTTTTGATTAAGGAAACTCAATGTAAGTTGATTCTTATCGATTACTAATTGAACAAGAGAATCCTTCTCTGATATCTCTGCTGAATCGGTACTGCATAAACCCTGGCTAACCGAAGAATGCGGAGAATTGTAGAGAAGGATTCTACTTGGGTTAAGTAAATTATCGTAGGAAATTGGCAGGAAATCTTTCCTCAAATAAATTGTATCAGTATGTTGAATGATCTCTTTATCAGGTAACATACTGAGTTGTTGATTCAGTTTGTAATTCCTGAAGCAAAGGTAAATAGTAAATCCTAGTAAAAAAACTACTAAGGCAATCTTAAGCTTCTTCATTGATAAACTTCTTGATTCTTTTCCTTAACCAATAATTCTCAATCGGTGAGATCTTAGATTTTAATAAATAAAACTTAAACTGATAAGTATGTTCAGTTTCGATTATCTCAAATCTTAATCTCGGTACTTGTAAACATATGGCTTTAGTAAAATCTAGGATTACTTTTAAGTTAGATTTCTTAACCGGTACTTTAGTATTTATCATTCTCATAACAATAAGTTTTAAAATTCAGTTATACATAGTAACATCTTTTCTTAAGTAAGCTGGGTACCCAGCTTACTTTTCGATGAACGTAGTGAATCGAAATGTTTTTATATTTCCTATTCGTATATATCCTATATCCTAATACAATGTATACTTATATACGAAGTATATATAAGTATAGAGCTATATAATAATAGATATATATATACGAAGTATATTATATATATCTATTATTCAAAAAGTTTTTACAAATAAACTTCCTAAAGACATTTATTAAACCATAATCCTACTTCATATACTGACCCTTTGCTCAAGGTATACCTGGCTTTATTTAACCAGTAGTGATAAGTCTTAGGGTCCCAAGTTGCAAATCCCCGAATAAACACTCGGTAATTTTCGGGGAATCCCATAATTGCCTTGAAATCATAAATACCCAAGGGATACCCATCTGGTCTAAATTGCCTATCAGAGGGTCTCAAGGTTAAGGGTGGTTTATCATCTTCCAATCGATATACTCCCGGGAGAGTACTCATCTTAGCAGTTTTAATTGGCCATTTCTTTTCATCTTTGAAATCATGGGTCCAAAGTTGTCTTACTTGTCTGACTGTAAGATTTTTCTTTTCAGGTAATTTCCGATAATCATACATTGCTAAAACTTTATCAGAGAATGGAATTAAAGCTTCCTGTGGGGCTTGTACTAGTAAATCTCTAGTAAGTTTTGGAGTATTTACTTGGAATACTTCATTAAAGGAATCCAAATACTCTTTTCCCTTGTCTAAATGAACTCCAATGATTACTAATCTTTTTCTTGATACTTGGGAGTTTCCGAAGTCAGAAACGCTTCTTTCGTGAAAAATAAGTTTATAGTTCTTAAAGAAATCCGTTAACATTTTTTTAGAAATGAGAGATAGCAATCTTGGTAGGTTTTCTATAAGAAAGAGAGCGGGTTTGTAATATTGAATTGCTTGGAATACTAGTTGTATACTTTTATTACTTTTAGGGTCTCCGAGAGCCTTAGATTTAGATAATCTCATTACTGAGCAACTACCACAATCAGGGCTAGATAATATGATATCTGGATGCCAATCTTCTGGTAGTTCATACCCTTTTAAGAAAGGTATACCTTTGAAATTAGCTTTCCACTGTTCTTCTCTACCGGTATGGAATACTCCACGAGGTTCTATATTTCCAATAAGTTTATCTCTAAAAGGGAATAGGAGGGCTCCTTGCCCTCCACATACTCCCAGTACTTTTAAGTCTTTCATTTCTTGTAACTTCTCAATTTTATGTATTTGAACCAAGCATAATGCTTCCTAGTTGAAATATAATCCAGGTTCGAATCATTATTATGAGCTTCTTCCTCAAAACTTACATCATGATACCTTTCATTCTGCTTGTTCCATTTAGCAAAACAAAGGATGATTAAGTACTCGATTCCATACCAAAGGTAGAAAAATACCCATAACATCTCAGCCATTTGCTTTGAATGTATATGTTCATGGTTATAATCCACCTCAGTAAACTTAGCCCCCTTTCTTACAAACACTAAACCAAAGATGTTGATAGCTTTGTATCCCTTGAAAGGTATAAGGTTGTTGTAGATTACTTTCATAGCTTATCTTTGAAGTTTTCGTAGGTATTTCTTAGCTTTTGGTCGTAGTTATTATCTTTGTAACCAGGACCATTATATCCTTTAGCGAAGGCATCCCAGTCTTTTGCCTTCAAATGTTTCACTAAACCGGAGTTATAGAGGAAATGGTACATCATTTCTAGCTGCATTTCATGAGATTCAGACATCTTTTGGATCATTTCATCTACTGATTGACATCCACAAAGCTGATAATTGAAGCCCATAATCTGTCCCAATCCCCAAGAAGTAGCTAAATTAGCACAGTTTTCATCAATTTTACGAGCTGCTTCGAGTCTTTTCCACTCTCCTTCACCTCCTAAGTAGAATTCTTTGGTCCATTTCTGATAAACTAAGGATGGATTTCTCTTGGCTAGGTCATATAAATAGGTTCTTTTACCTTCTCCATCGAGTTTTATCTTCAAATATTTCCACATTACATGACCCTCGAAGAGAATCTGAGGTCTACCAGAGGGTAAAAATCCGTCTCGATTACCACATTCTACTACAGTTACTGTCTTTAACAGAGCTGGTTCAAGGTTTAACTTGTTTGCAACCTTGGCAATTAATTCGTTAGTAAGTTTATCCATAATATAAATTCTTAGAGTTTACATTAAAGAGGATAAAGTATTGCTTGTAGCCTTTCTTAGGTAGGTATATCGAGTTCTATTTATCAATGAATAAATAATTTAATTATGGATATGGGAAAGAAACAACAGATTATGGTTGATTGGTTTAGGAAAACCTTAGATGAATCGAAGAAACCCTGGAATACCCAGGTATATTTGATAACTGATAAGTATCATGTTTACATTGCCAACAAGGATATCAGATTAATAGGAAGTAATTTCGGTAAGGCAATCGATAGACCCTTGAAATATTTCTTATTTACTGACGGTAAGGTACAGTATTTCAACAGTATAGAATTTCTTGGCTATTTGCCTTTCGAATTAAGAGACGAATACCCAGTCAATTGCAAACCTCTCAATCCTTGGGAATACGACTACTACCGTCAGCATGGAATAACCTCAGAAGATTTGCAGAATTTATTCAATAATGATTGATATTTAAAAATAAAATAGTATATTTGTATAACGAAATAAATAATGTATTTATATGAAAAAAGAAGTAATAAAACTCAAAGAGGGTAACTCGGTAATTTACCAAGACAAAACCCTAATGGAAAAGGCAAACGTAGTATCTATCGATAAAAAGAATGGTACTGCAATATTATCTAATAAGGTAATAATTACTAGAACAACAAATCTAGAGGGTCAATTTACTCGATTAGATGGGAAAGGTAATGCAATAATCCTACCTTGTACTACAGAGAATGAACAGAAGTACAATTCCTTTGTTGCATATCACCAATCCAAGAAATCCTTAGAGGCAATCAAAAAATGGTTGGATGATAACGGGAAACACAAGGATGATGAAACCCTTGAGAAGGTGATAACCTTAGATAAGAAACTTAAAAAACTAATCGAAAAGCTCAATGAATAGTACTTGGATAATATTAGGCATAATCTATGGGATATGCCTAATCCCCTCTATACTTCTAACTAAGATGTTATGTCAAGAAATCAGGATGATAAGACCTCATCTATTATTCCTTACAATCTGGTTAGTATTACCTTTATTTCCTATTTACCTAATATTCTTTAAAAAGAAAAACAATGGCTAGAATTAAAGATTACGACGAAGATTTATCTGCCCCTAAACTTCTAAGGGAAAGGGCAAGAGATAGCAAGGGTAGGTTCATTAAAAAGGACCTACCACCCTACCTAGGATCTGAGCAAGTATTAAAACCTAAGAACTACTATCACTTCGATAGTTACGGTAATTATAAGGGTAGCTCAATGAATTTTGATGCTATGGTATGCCTTGGCTTTACTTGGTTTAAGTTACTGGGAGTAGCATTAATGATGTTACTATGGCCAATAGTATTTATATATGCCCTTAATGATGGGGTAGAGGGATACCCATTTAAGAAGTATGCAATCCCTTATATCTTTATCCTAGTGGCTTGGTTTATAATATTCTTATATGGATTAGTATCATGAGCAATATCAATTGAATGCCAGGGATGTTTTTATTCTCTGGCTTCTTTGTGTGTTGTGTCTTGGTATGCCCTTAACGTGTGTGTAAGAAAAAATTTTAGTGTGTGTTCAAGGCTTTTCTAGGCAATGCCCTTAATACGAGGAGGTTGTGGTAGTAAATGCGGAGTTTGTGTTCAAGGTACCCCTTAATATGAAAGCCTAAAAATACCAGGTACTAAATGCGGGGTACGGTAGCCCTTATTTAGAATAAGTCAAAAAAAAAGTAAGGGACAAAACATTCCCTTACTTTCTAAAAATTTTAAGAATTAATTATAATTCAGTTGCTTGCAAGAAAAGTCCTATTTGATTATCTGAATCAATATTTAAATTAAACACATAATTATCTTTGTGACCTTGTTTTTCTAAATTGGGGTTTATTCCAATTAATTCACAAATTTCTTCTCTAATTAGGTCTAATTTTTCTTGTAACAATTCAATTTCAGAATCTAATATTTCACTCTTTAATTTAGTAGAAAAACTTAAATCTCTATGAGTATAATTATAGAAACCTTGAATTAAAACACTCGTAGTAAAATCAAATTGGACTAAATGTACATGTAAACTAATTTTAGAATAATCTTTACAGAAATCGAAATATGTTTTCATGTAAGTAATTATTACAAAAAGAATTTTATCAAAGTCATTAATGTTTTCTAAAAATTGCTTTGCGTCACAAAAATTATTTTTCTTTTCTTTGAACTCGTTTACTAAAGAATTTTCAAAATTTTGCATAGCTTCGTAAAAATATCTAATATTGCGTTGATTAATACGAAAATCTATGCTCTCTACTGTATCTCGATTATAAGAATATTTAATGCTAATTTCTTGTTGAAATCTTTCTTTTGTTTCAAAACTTTCTTGTAAAAATTTAATAGTTTTCATAATGATTTATAATTTTTAAGTAGGGAATTTAATTCCCTACTTTAGTTAAACATTGATTTATTTTTTCACGATTTGTAAAGCCTTTTTCAAAATTTCTTTGTTTGTTTCTTTCATATTTTCAGAACAAACAGAAGAAAGCGAAAAATCGTTTACTTTGTAAACTTGTTTGTAAAAGTCTAAAAACGCTTTTTTTAGTTTTTCTAAGCGAGTTTTGTCCTTTTCTTGTGTCAAACTTTCGGACAATGAAAGAATTGTATTACGAAATTTCTTTCGAGCAACTTTTTTCTCTTTATCTGAAAGTTCTGAAAAAATTTCTTCTTTGTAAATGTCTGATTTTTTAACTCCAAAAGAAGTTTTTAAAAGTCCCTCAGTAGATTTATTCAAATTAGCTAGAATATCCTTATAAAGAATATTGTTTGCTTTAGATTGTGCTTTAGCTTTTTTAGCACTTACTTTGTTGATTTTTTCTTTTGAAGAATTTTCAACATTTGCATTCTCATTAATTGAAACTAAATTTTCTTGTGTCATAACAATTACGCACTCTTTAAGTTTTTTATATCCTTGTCTTAAAGAGTTGAAACGATTTTATCGGTTCAAACAAGGATTGATTAATATTTGTTTTTTGATTACATTGCAAAGATAAGAACTATTTTTTAATTTGCAAAATTTTCAAAGATTTTTTTTTGAAAATTTTTCTCATTAAATTTTAGACCCCTCTTTGTTTCTGTATTGCAAATATAAGGACTTTATTTTAATCTACAAAATATTTCGAGAAAAATTTTTGTTAAAAATGAATTTTATTATTTTAAGAATAATTTTCAGAAAATATTTGCATATCTCAAAAATTTTATTATTTGCGTGTACATTATTTATTATCAAATTTCCACCCATTAACCTCCGGGCGGCCTAAATTGCCCGCACGTTGTCCGCTATATAATACCTGTATGATAATAGATTAGGGCCGTCTATGGTTCCCTTACTATAACCTCTTGGTAATCCTCGTACTAAATCCCCATGGCCAGAAGATTCTAGGGGATTTTCGGAGGGCCTTTTAAGTGGCTATAGAATATCTGTATATTATATGCCTATTACCTGAAGGCCATATATGGTCGATAGTTAGCGTACTTAGGTAAGCCTTATAAGATCTATAGATAGGCCTAGTGGGTTCTTATATAAGGCTAGTAAGTATATGTGTAGTAAAGCTCTAGTACCTCTTAGGTAATTATATGAAGTCTATAGATGGCCTCTTAGGTATGTACATAGAAAAGCCCAGGTACCTTAGTTAGGCCTGGGCAATATTATTATTCTTGGCAACCTAGGGTACTATCTGAGTCTAGGATTATTATATGTTCTGATTCATATATGGGTTCTTGGTTTGTGGGTTTATTCGTTTGGCAATAGGATATAATACCGGTATAGATATCGTATAAGAAAATATGTAGGCCTTGGGTTAGGTCTAGTTTATTTATTTCTTCTTGTTCTCTTAGAGTCCAGGTGTCAATGGCATCATCCTTAAGAATCTTGGCTAGGTATTCGAAATTGGTTTCCATTGTGATATATGTATTATAGGGTTAGTATTCGCAATATTCCCGTTCAAGGTATATATTGAGATCCTTGAAAAGTTTTATACCAGGTATAGGACCATCCTCGTCTTCGTCCCAGGCATAGTATTCGATAAAGGTAGGAGTATAGCCTTCTACGTCTGTGACTAAGATTTCGTAATAGTAGTCTGGTTTGAAGTCTTCGATAAAGTTTTGGACAAAGCCTTGAATAATGTTAGGATTAGGCTCTCCACTGGTAATACCTGTAAGGATTTGTGTTAATCGGTTTGATAATTCTTCTGTGTTCATAGGTAATAGGATTTGTAGGCACCCAGTTATGGGTGCCAGGTTAGTAATTTAATAATTGTAGGGGATTGATACTGTAAAAAAGCTATTGAACTCTGTTATGATTGGGGCTTGGCCAAAGCATGCTTCAGGATCATAGGCAAATGTGTCCCGTAAGCATTCGATGCAAGTAATGCTTGCAGTGTCATCGAAATGTTCTGGATCGTTTTTAAGGAAAGTTAGTATATGTATACCGTCTTGGTCTGGGTTATCGATTGTGGTAATTGATATTAAAGTAGTGTAGTCAGGTATAATGGTATTTTCCTGTAACTCCTGTAGGTAAGGAGTAATGAACTCTGGTAAGCCTCCAGGATAGGAGTGTTCGGGGTTGTTTTTAGTAATAAAATTACATTGAATCTCTTTTGCAAAGTTAAATGAAGTTTTAATAGTTGTTTCCATATCTAAAATTTTAATTAGTTATTAAATTAATTTTCTGATGCAAATATAAGAATAATAAATTAAATATGCAATATCCTTGATTGCCTTTCGAAGGCCCCTAATGTCCTAGAATTATCTAAAATAACCATAATATAAATACTTATGCAATTAACAACAATATTACTAGGATGGCAATTAAAATTGGCTCCTTGATTGCCTAGAAATTTATTAAATCCGAGGCCATTTATGGCATATTTTGTGTACCCAGTTTTATAAAATCCGAGCCTAAAATGGCCCCTCTAGGTACACAATTTTAATATAAATCCTAGCCTCTTGGCAATTAAAATCCGAGTCTAGGTACACAAAATCACAACCTAAATCCTAGATTACACAAACTAGCCAAACAGAACACTTTTCAATTACACGTGTGAAGCTAAAATACATACGTATCTAAATCCCACCCATATTAGTATATTATATATAGGCGTTACTAAAATAGCTACGTGTCAAAAAGGCTCATATACGTATCTCAAAAACTATTGCCAGAGTGTACTTTTTGCTTTTCTGTGATTTGAGGGGCCATGTATGGTGATTTTATTGCCTAAAATGGCCTCTGGGGCCTCAAGGATTTAGTACTTTAAATTTTGAGAGCTATAGTGTTTGATATAGTACAGGCAGCCAAATGGGTATGTTCCTGACTTTTTCGAAAAACCCCCGTTGGTACACAGAAAAGAATAAACCAAGAGCCTAAGAAAGGTATATTAGTATTAGTTATAGGTATTATTATATATTGATTGTGATATAGGGGATTTGTATCTTAGTTAGTGATATGTGTATATTCAGATTGTGTATATTATATAGGTAGGTTTATTGTGTACCTTATTATTTGTATATTTCTTTGTTGGGAGTGGGGTAGGTATATTGGTTGTGTACCTTATTATTTGTATACTTGGTTTGTGTACACAGAAAACTCTAGGTATTTCTGGGCTCTAGGTATTCTTTTTATTTGTGGTGTTGGGAGAGGGATACTAGGTCTTCTGGGTTCTGAAGTATATCCTGTAGGTATGGGTTTATCTCTTGGATGTTATACTGGGCTTGGAACCTAGAGATGGTACCCTTTAGTTCATCTATTAGAGTATCATAGAGGTTATTGTATATTATCTCTTTGATTTTGGTTTGGACTTCTTTGTTTTGTTCTAAGGGTATTTGTCGGGTGGTTGAGACTTGGATTTCTATTGGTTTCTCTAGGTCTGGTACCGTTGGTATGTTACCCATATAGTCTAGTCCAGAGATGAGTTCTAATATTTCTTCATTGGACATAGATAATATATAGTTGGGCTCTTTGTATACTTTGCAGGTTAGTATTTGATTACCATTCTGACTGATTGTGATTCTTGATGAAGGATTTGTTGTTTTCATTGTTCGAGTAGGTTTGATATCTCAAGTTGATGAAGGATTTCTGTTTCCTTGTGATTGGATTCCCATCTCTTGATGGCATTGTAATAACAGGTATATTGGGTTATCATCTCTTCCGCTTGGTCTTTGTCTTGAATATTTTCTAATGTTTTCATAAGTTCTTTGTTTTAAATGGTTTAAGTAATGGGTACCCAAGTGATAGGTACCCATTATAAGTAATTATCCGAGTAATTGTTTTTCGAATGTTTCTTGGTCATCGGGATCGGGCCAGTTAATGGATTCTTCCATGTATTCAACTACTAAGTCCATGAATTGTGCTTGTAATTCTGGGGTAAGTGTTGAAATTTCTGTTTGTACTTCCCGTTGGATTTGGTCGTAGTGATAAGCAAAGATTCTGCGGATACGGGTTGAGATACCGGCATACTTTTTTAATAACTCATTATTTTTCATAAGTCTAAAGTTTTTAAAGTAAATACTTAAATTAATTATCTGATGCAAATATAATACTTTTATTTTATATATGCAAACCATGGTTATCATGGCTGAGGAATGGGTATGATATCTGTTATGATAACCTTTTCTGAAGTAAGATTCCAATAGTTCTGGATTTCCTTCAAGGCATTAATCATATGTAGATGTTCTGGTATAAGTTCCTCTCCAGGATATCTGAGGTAATCTCTTATTTGTTCTGTTCGATAATTGATGGTAAAGGCTTGAGTATCCTTTAGTATTTCACGTACATGCGTTTGTCCGTTATTATTTACCTGTATATTATCGAATATTTGATATGAGATTAGAAATTTACCTTGGGTTAGCATATATCTCCCTTATTTGTTCATATTTATCCGTGCTAGTAAAAGTATCAAGGAAATAGTTATATTCCTTCTCATTAGTATGGAATGGATGCTTGTGCAATTCATATTTGCAATAATGTTCCCATGGATTGCCTGGTATGAATGTATCTAAGTTAGGCCCAGAGGAATTAAGGAATAGGACTAAGATAAGCCCTAGTCCCATGTAATATAATGCTGTTCTCATAATTCGTTACAGATTAGTTCTATGTCAGTTAATTGATTCATGTATTCCTCTTCTGAGGATATGTCTAGGGATTTACAGACTATGTAGTGACCGTACATTGATATACCTGATTCATAGCCTTGGTCATCGTTTAGGAAGTTAGCTAAGCCTTTCCTTTCGATTTCGATTACTGGATAGGGAGGTTCTCCATTGGTTGCTTCCTTATCGAAGGTAGCAAAATCATAAGTATCTGTATTATCGGTCATGGTAGCAAATATTTCGATTAGCCAGGTAAAGTCCTCTAAGGGTACTTTGTCTAGCCATTCCCATCCGATTGGGTATTCGTTTATTGTTATGATTGGTTCCATATTATAGTTCTTTTAAAATTGCTGTTTTAAATCCGTTTGCTGTAAGTTCTTGAGTCTCTATATGTACAAGTTCAAAGTAATTCTCTATGTCTTGGATAGTTTTGAAATGTAATGGTACATGATCTTTATCGGCATCATAACCATATTCGTTTTCCACTTGGTCTACCAGTTCTTGGTAAGCTTTACCTGGATGCTCTTCCAAGGAATGGAAAATTCCTTGGATATAAGAGCCTTCTACGATTACTAGGGTTGTTATTGTTAGTTTCATGACATTAGAATTCTAAGTTAAATAATTGAATGGTAAGCATACTTGGGAATTTCCCTCCTTCGTAATGAATATTAGAAGCATTGGAGTAATTGTAGAAATTATCCTTTAGTGATATCTTAAGAATATCTAGTAGCAATGGATATAATTTGTACTGGTTAGCCCTTAACCATTCGTTGTATTCTTGAATATCGAATTCTGAAGTAAAAGTAGCAGAGAGTTGGATAAAGGGTTTATCCAAAGAATCTGGGTTATGGATATTTGTCTTAAGCCAAACCTTGGAAAGCATATGAGATTCCTTTTGCATTAGGTTGACTGAACCAATATTTTGCCATTGTTCGTATTGGTAAATTGTAATACCGGTTTTGAGTGCTGTTGTAATGTTGTTCAAGTTCATAGCTGTCTATTTTTAAAATGAATAAATAATATTTCTTTTCTCTGATGCAAAGATAAAAGAAATATTTTAAATATGCAATATCCCAGAATACTTAGCTGAGGCTTCTATTGGGTATCTGATAGAGCCTTTTCTGAATAAGGAAGAGGCCATTTATGGATTTTACATATTTCGCATCCTTACGAAAAGCATCTGGGTTCTTTTTCTTGAATTGATGCCACCAATCATCATATTCATCAAGGGTTTTGAATACCTTGTTTAAATCCTTAGTGGGACCTGTTAATTGAATGGTCTTAGGCCATACTTTAACATCTATTCTCTTACCTTCATCGAAATATATACGAGAGGGTATAATTACTTCATCTGGACCTGGGTATGGAGTTGTGCTCATAATTTCGTTATTGTAAAAGTTATGTAATTGTCTTTAGTTATCACAAATGTAATGATAGCATTACCTTGTATTGAAATAGATAGAGATTCAGGAGTATCTGCTAATATGTAGTAACTTAAGAAGTTAGCTCTAAGCAAATTAGTAAGTACTTCCCTTAGTCTGAACAAGGTACAATTATCAGGATTACCATAAATTACTGATTGAAGGTATTGGTCCTGATGATTAAGATGGTACCATCTTAATCTAGCCAAGTTTAGTTTCTCGGCTAGATCAAATTGTACGATATTTAAAAGTCTTCTTATGGGTGTCATACTGTAAATGTGATTTGCATTATGTTTGAAGATATTCTATTGATAGATTTGATATTAGCTTCTCCATCGGTAAAGTTCATGGCAAAGCTTACCAGAGCATCTGCAGCACCGTTAGAAGTATCAGGAGTTTGAAATAAGAAAGAGTATATTGCAAATCCGTTCTGTTTAGATATCATTGCAGATAATGCTAAGCATTGGTTTTCAACGTAGGCATTAACTAATAGATTCATTAGATTGTTGCTGTAATCTAGGATTTCCTCTAAGTCTAAGGAAAATAATTCTTGGATTTGAAGACCTAGGTTAGTAACTAACTTGTCTAGATGTTGTGTGGTTTGGAAGGTTTCATTATTTTTCATAAGTCTAAAATTTTAAATAGTTATTAATTTCTTTTTCTGATGCAAATATAACTACTTTATTTTATATATGCAAACCCTGGAATACTAAGCTGAGGATATGTGTAAACGCTAAGAAAGGCAGACTACTATCTGCCTTTCGAATTTATACTCTGTATCGGATTAAATTCCATTTATCGTTTACTAGCCTGAATATCCAGAGATAATGGTTAGTGAACTCTAATAGCTTACTGTATTCAGAGGTTTCAAATACCAAGAGATCTGAGTTCTTTTCTAGGATATTAAAATGGATAGTTTTATTAGTACCCTTTCGAAGGATTTCTCTGAGATCATTCTTTAGAGTATCATCCGAAATGAACATATTATATTGTTCTCTCATATAATCCAGATATTTATCTCTGATATCTGGATATATTCTAGACTGGCTTACGTTAAATTGTTTCGTTTTCATCTTGATTTTCTTGATTTATGTTACGTTCGATAATGTTTTGAATACATATTCTTCTGCCCTCTTCTTCTGTCTGATCTAAGATATAGGTAAGAGAATGACTAAGGAATAACATATCTGTATCATACTCCCTTTTGAATACTAATAATTCAAATTCCTTTAACCAATTGTGCTGCATCAATTCCAGTATCTCCTCTAAACCAACATGGTCCGTATCCATATATCCTTGGCATTTATACCAGATATCTGTAAAGACTCCAGTAATATATTCTGGTATCTTGAATCTATCAGATACTTCATGAGCTGGAACTAAAGCCTTAGCAGCTTGGTATTTTTCTTTGGTTATTACCATGTCTGATTTACCTGATAGCTTTCTACTGAGGTTAACTATGAGTGGTACCTTGTAGTATAATAGGTAAGGTTCTTTGTCATATACCCAATATCTGTTTTTATATTCCTGATAGATTAGTACATAGGGTTTATCTGAATACATACCAAAGAGTCTCATATAAGCAGATAGGTAATTCTCTAGGTCTTTAGCACATTGTATATTCTGGTTAAATACTACCCTAGTATCTTCTAGGTAGATGAGATTCAGAGAATAGCTTAACTCTGATTCCTTTGATTTACGAAATCTGTTGAATAGGTTTTTGATGTTCATAATGTCTAATATGTAAAATTAATGACTGTTCTGGTTCCTTTGAAGAAAGCTTCATGATTGTAGTCTTCGTATTTATGGCAAGCATAAGTTTTAGAAGACCTATCATAATGATCTCTTACCCATACTGGACTAGATTCAGAATCTTTTAATCTGAATAGTGTACCTGGTTTAAGCTGTTTTAATGTGGTTTTATCCATAATCTTATTATTTATTTTGATGCAAATTTAAGAATAATAAATTAATTATGCAATAAACCTCGATTACCTGTTGAGGAATTGTTCGGCTATTGATGTAGGCTCTTTTTCTTCATATTGCTCTTCATCTAAATAGATATCCATTTCTGGGTCTGGATCCTCGGGATCTATGTTAGCTTCTATCTCTCTTCTTAATTCATGGTGTTCTCTTGAAGAGAGTTCCATAGCTCCCTTATAATCATCAGTAATTTGCCTCATCTCTGCAGTATTCAAAGTAAGGCACTCTTTGGTAGTATCAATTCCTTCTTGCTTAGTAGCAACTACCTCGGGTAAAGAAGATAAATCATAGTGATCTGCCAATAATTTGGCTTCCTGTGGCTTGTCCATTACTCTTTGAGATTCTAGGATAATCTTTCTGGCTTCCTCTATTGATATGCCTTGGTTCTGATTTAATTGATTATTCTGGGTATCTCCAAATTGATTAAAGATATTGGTAGTTCCTCCACCCATAAATGTACGTATGATAGACTGTAATGAAGTAGAAGAATCCAGTTTCATCTTAAGAGCTTTATTCAATTCAGCCGATATGAATGGAGTGTAATGCCCTCCCTGAGATTCTCTTAGGATATTTACCTGATGGGAGATTTCCATTCTATCCTCTAAAGCCCATGCTACTTGTTCTCCCAATAGAGCTTGTAGCATTTCTTCCTGTCTTTCTTTATCCCAGAGCTTAGATTGCAATAATCTATCTCTCATAAATACTCGTATGTAATTGATATCTATACCTGTCTTTGTTGAGAAGGTATTAATATCATACATAATCCCACATAGCATACCATTACCCATCAACCAGTGATTGATAATGTAGTTGTATACCTTTTGTAAATCTTCAAGATTCTGACTCTTTTGGTATTCTGCTGCCATTGCAGTAGTTCCCATGGGTCTAGGAAATCTTTTTATGTTGTCTTTTGCCATTATACAAATATTCTTTTCTTATATCCTTAGATTCATCGTATCCCATCCTTTTAAGAGGATAAGCTACGTATAGTTGATAAATATTAGAATACCAATAACCAACTGCTATATTGAGTTCTTCATTTAAAGCCAAAATGAATTGAGTATCGGTAATCCTATCCCTAGTAAATATCCAGGTATAATTTCCTTCAAGGTTGGGAACCTTGTTATAAAATTCCCAACCTTTAATTACCTTAAAAATATTGCCATGAAGGTCAACGATTTCCTTTGCCATAATTGCCTTTTTTACCTCTCGAGGATTTTTTGTCTTGTTCACTAGAGTTATTTTTCATTTCCTCTATCCTTTTTTGTGTTTCTGGGTACCAGAGTTTTCTTAGGGGCACTACCTGAGTTGCAAAGAATGCCTTCCATAAATTCTGGGATAAAGGTCTTATACTTTGCCGACTGATTTCATTAAATTTATCCTCGAAGTGTTTTACTACCTTTTTAAAATCTGAATAATATATGTGACCAGTTGCTGGGTTTATCTTTTGTTGCCTTTGGCATACTTCTAGTAAATCTTCTCCCATTTTATTCATAAACTCCCATCTATTAAATTGGAAGTTCTCTTGATCTAGTCTAAATATCTTTACGTAATCTTTTGTTTCCATTATATTATATCTCTGTTTCTAGGTGTTTAACATCATAGGGTAATACCTGAAATAAGTATCCCCTTTTATCATCCTCGTAATAGGATGACCATAATCTTCCTTTTAATCGGTATAAATCCAAGTCATAAGTTTTCTTAGGTATACCTGTGATAAATAATTTGTGATTGCCTCCTGGGTTAACTTCGAATTCCCACTGGGTAAAATTTCCTATGGTACCGTAATCTGGCAATTTATTTCCCAGTAGGGTTGGCAAGGCAATATCCTTTACCAGAGTTTCTTTGGGGACCCTTTTCCCATTTACCCAGATCCCCAGTTGTGATTTACCGATATATACATCTTTTACTATTTCTCGAAACATAATTCAATGATTATAAATTTGACACCTTGACCTAATTCTAAGTCATTTACTGCATTAATATCCCTAGTATTATGTTGAAGGTTTCTTAAAGAAATTCTAGAATCTTTCGATATCCTATAAGATCTTCTTACCAAGAGCAAGGCATTTCTCCAACAAGCAACCATAGAAGATACTGGCCCAGAAAATAATACCTTGCTGGTTTTATTTATCTCTACCATTTTTTCTTCGTATAGTTTTTGACTCTGAAGATACCATACTTTTATTTCTCTTATGTTTTCTTTTCTTCTTTCTAGAATCAGCTTTGACATAGTCTTCTATTTCTTCAAGTTTACCCAACAATAAAAACCTTACGAACATATCTATAGGCCTGAAAAAGTAATTTCTTATATTCTCAGTGCCTAGATAATAATCGTATACGATAAAGAATTTTTTAATCTTTCCGTGTTTGAGAGATCTTTGAACAAGGTAATTCTTTACACATCTCTTGTGAAGTTCTACCATGTCCTTTTCCTGTTTTTCCATCTCCTTATCGGAGAATATTCGATAGTCCATAACCAAAATAAATATAGGACTGGGAATATTGATTGCCCTCAAATGATTCCCAGTCCCGGGTTAACAAAGAATTAATTATACTGCTTCATCTACCTTCAATACTTTTTTCTGGAAGGTAATATATTTATTTTGGGCAGACTTGTATTCTTTAGAGTTATGATCTTGGATTCGGAGCATTTCCCTTTCTAATTTACGAAGTTCATTACGGGTTTGTTGTCTCCATTTCTTTCTTGAAAGAGTATCAGTAACATCATCTGGGTAAATGTATTTCACTTCCCGATTGGAGATTACTTGTTCGATGATATTGGGTTTCTGTTGTTTGGCAACTTCCTTGACAACTTCTTCCTTTTTAGTAGAAGCTTTCTTGGTAGTAGTTTTTACCAATTTTGCTTTGGGTTCTTCCTTAGCCTTAGATTCTTTAGTTTCTTTTGGCTTTTGTGTTTTAGAAGCCTTAACTTCCTTCAATGAGTTAGATACTTGGTTGTTAATTAACTCGGTTACCTTGTTCAAATTTACTTTTTTCATAACTGACTAATATTAAAATGTTATTAATTAATTTCTCTATGCAAATATACAAACTATTTTTTAAATAGAAAAATATTTCTAATTTATTTTATCAATAGCTGAGGATCTCTAGTCGAGTAGGAAATCAAAGATTTCATCTGGATTCTCATCTAGGTTTTCGGGATCATCATAGTAGGAATCTAGGCCTTCAGTAAAGATATCATATTCTGAAATAGATGATGATTTACCATATCTCTGATTATACTGTTCTACGGTTAATATAGTTACCTTACTGGGATCATGTTCATATTTTTCAGCATAAGCAGAAGCTTCCTCTGGTGATAAGGGTTTATCGGAAGTGAATACTTGGTAATATACTCTGGGTTTAGTATAATGAGCATCTAAAGTTACTTGTTGATAACCAGATTTCCTTGCGGTAAATATTATATTATCTGGAGTAACTCTTACTAGGAAAGCATATTGGTATAATCTCCGATTACTAAGAAAATCCTTTAGTTTCTTTATAGAATCTACTTTAGCAAAGAATATAGAATCTCTTCTTTTGCTTTCCTCATACCGTTTTACATTTCTAATAGAATCTTCTCTACTCTCCTTTACATAAGGAGGAGTTACCCTCCGGGTACTATTGGTGTTGGCAATAGTGAATCCCAAAAGAGTAACTCCCAGAATGGAAAACGGAAAAATAATATGTTTAGTTTTTGAGTTCATATCCTGTAGCTTCATATTGTCCTTTGATATGAGAATTAATATATCTCCCTTTAGATTCGGCATTCATTAGTTCTTCGAAAGTTTTTCTGGGAACTAAATCATACCGGTAAACTTTGTTGCCCTTAAAAGCAACCCATAAGTGTTTGTTTTTGTTGTCATACCCAATACCTTCTATATTAGAAGATTCTACTGGATTCATTTTAATACCAGTATTCATGGTAACTGATTCAAGATATTCTTCTCTGTCCATAATTTAAAGTTTTAAAAGTGTTAACTCCGGATGTAATACGTTGGTATATTTTTGAATGATTGCCCATGCTCCCAAAACTCCTTGAGAATTATCTGTTATCCATTCTTCCTCCATTTTCCATAGGATATGAGAGCAGACGTATAATTGATACTCTGTAAGAGTTTTTATAAGTTGAGGATATTCTATCATATCTGAATAGAGTTTTATCATATTATCTAATACTCCTCTTATTTCTCCTTCTTCAATCTGAAGAAGTTTTTTAAGAAGGTAATGATCGGTATCCTCTAAATTTTTAGAGATATGAGTTAGTGCCTCAACTTGGATTTGGGCAATGTTCTTAATAACCGTCTTGGTTTCTGCATCCATTTTTTCTTATTATTTATTTCGTTATACAAATATATAAATTTTATATATAATATGCAAATATTGCTGAGGTAGGTAGTGGATTATCTCTTCAAGATCTCAGCCATCTTTTCCTTGATTGAATCTGGGAATATTGCATCAGATGCCCATCTTAAGAAGAACTTAGAAGGTTTCTTCTCGGGAGTCATAAGCAATTGCCTTTGTTCTGTAGAGAATTTAATTCGTTCTGCCTCTAACATATACTTGGGTAACTTAGTAAATTCTGCCTGAGAGAATGAGATAGTATTTTTACCAGTCTGAGCCCTAAAGGGTTTCTTCCTTTCCTTATACAGATAGGGAACGATCTTCTTTGAGGGACCTTGCAGAATACTGAACCCAAATAGAATCATAGGGTCAAATTTATCTGTCTTAGGATCTTTTGCTCTCTTTATACATCTTGCCATCCATGAATAAGAATCGAGATATTGGCCATTGTTGGTGGGTTCTCCCACATCTTTCTTATCGAATTTAAATTCCGGGAAATGATAAAGGAAATCCTCTGTAAGGATGAATACAAATCCAAGATCTCTAAGATACTTAATAATATCCTGTTGGCTTTTGCCTTCATTTACCATCTTTTCTACATCAGCAAGGATATCTTCTCTTGGGGATTCCAATTCTTTAGATTGAGTATTAGAGGGTCTTCCTCTACCTGCAGATTCTTTGATTGGTAAGTTACCAGATAATTTATCCAAGTATTCTTTGAATTGAGAAATATCTTGTTGATTAACAAGGGTTACTTCTATTCTTATGGGACCTTTATGTTGTACCTTTGGACCGGCATACATCTCAGTGCAAGCATCTACTAATCTATCAGATAAAGGGTTACCATTTTCTGAAAGTGTAGTGATACGCAGTTTGGGTTTGAATATTTCTTTTTCTTCTTTCATAACTTTAGAGATAAAAAAGGGCCTGGACAAAAATTATTGCCAGGCCCAAAACTACTAATAACTAACAAAACAAATATAAGAATGGAAATTAATCCTCGTCTTTGGCCTTTTTCTTCTTAGAATCTTTGGCCTTTTTATCTTTCTTAGAAGGCTTATCCTTTTTGGATTCCTTCTTAGGTTCTTCCTTCGGCTTAGATTCTTTTGGAGTCTTACCTGCAGCCAATTTTCTCTGAGCCATACGATATTTCTTCTTTTCTTCGGAAGTCATTTCTCTTCCGTCTACCAAAGGATAATCGTATTTAGTTGCTGTTCTACCTGAACTAGCTTTTTCCTTTTTCTCTTTTGCTTTAGCTTCCTTCTTAGCTTTCTTTTCATCTTCAGAAGCCTTTTTCATTTTTACCAGCTTCTTCTGATTAGCAGTGTCTTTCTCAGGATATTGGGCAGCAACTTTATCTCTTTCCTTGTTAAGTTTTGCCATAAGTTCTTTTACTGCCTTACCATGAGTTTTGTCCTTTGACCAATCCTTTGCAGGATCCAGGTTATTTTCTTTCAGGTAGTTTTCCAAAGCCTTTGCAGCTTTTGTGATTTCCGGAGTCTTATCAGCCGGTTTCTTTGCTTTTTTAGCAGGTTTTACTTTCTTTGTCATATCCTTATTAATTTATGAGTTTATATTTACCTATAGAATTGAATCCGAATTAAAGGTAGGGATTTCCTTGATTTCTAGGATTTTTAATTCAATTCCTTTTACCATTGCACAAGTATGAAGATAATCAGATATCTCTCTTTGAGTTAATCCTGAGAAAATACTGGTTTTAGTTTCATTTCCCCATATATATTTCACTTCTAGAACTGAATTGTTAAGAATATCTTTTACTCTTTGTGATAAAGAATAAAGTTTTCTTTTCTGATACATAATATGGGCTTGGTGTTTCCTATATTCACCCATCTTACTTTGCTGCAAGGATATATGGGCTTGGTATTTATAGTATTTGATATCCTTGTATATTTCAGCAATCTGTGAAATTAAGGATGAGAAGGATCTTTTTTCCATTGTGGCCTTTTTATTTGGGATTGATATTCTAAAATCATTTCCTTAGCTTCTGATATTATGTTTTCTGTTAATTCCCTTTCTGAGGGATTTTTGCATACTTCTAGAAATGAAGTATAATCTTCTATCAGATTATTAAGTGCAATGATTTGTATATTCTTTCTTATCTCTTCTTTGGTTACCATAGGTTATGAAAATAAAAAAGCCCATCACCTTTGTGAGGCAATGGGCTTTGGATAATTGATATAATGTATAATCGTTATGGAGTTTAATCTTCGTTTTCTTCTTCGTTTTCTTCAGAAGTTTCTTCTTCATCTACTTCCTTGTCAGTGTCTTTTTCTTTCTTTGACTTAGGAGTAGTGATAATACCATGTCCTTTCTTTGACTTAATTGCCAATTCTCCGGGAACGAAAGCAACTGATGTGTTTACTGGAGTACCATCTACTACCAATACTGAAGTTACCAATACTCCCTGAGCACCTTTCTTGGTTTTGATTGCATAACCGAAGTTCTGAACTTCTGAGTTATCAGAAATCTTGATAACATCGATTTGTTTACCGTTCGGTCTTTGACCTGCAGGACGGTTTTTAATAGCTTCCATACGAGCTTTGCGTTTAGCTTCTTTTTCAAGATCTTTTTCCTTAGCACCCTTTTTCTTGGTGTCTTCTTTTTTCTTTGCCATAATCTTAATAAGTTTTTAAAAGTTGTGTTATAAATAAGTTGTGACTTCTACATAACCTAATAGTAGTTAATTTTTAGGGTAGGAGATGATTCCTACCCTTTATGCTAGGTAAATGGATTATTTTTTACCCTTTTTACCTTTACCCTTAGCTTCCTTCTTAGCCGGCAATTTGATACCTAATTCTTTGGCAATTGCCTTACGAAGTTTCTCGATGTCTTCTTCATCGAAGTCGTCTGGATCAGTATCAAGGTCTTTGTCATCGCAAACATCTTCCAATTCTTCGAAGTCCATTTCAGCAAGAGCTTCACCGGTCAATTCTTCTTCCTCTTCGTCCTCATCTTCATCGTCGTCCGAGTCTTCATCATCCTCGTCATCTTCATCTTCTTCATCATCAGAGTCCTCATCATCGTCATCCTCATCGGAATCTTCGTCATCGTCCTCTTCTTCTTCCTCATCTTCCTCTTCTGAAGCAAAGAAGTCTTTTGCTTCTTCGGCAGACAACATAATAGGAGCTGGGATAATTTTTACTGAGCCATCCTCGTAAGTAATGATGATTGCACCATTAATCTCTTTGCGAGATACTTCCTTTAACTCTACCTTTTTGGTTTCTTTTTTCTTAGCCATTTTCGTAAATGTTTAAATGTTAATAATCAATAGTTATATCACTCTGTTATAAGTTTCTTGTATTTTCTTTCGCTTCCCGTAAGATAAGCAAATGCAATATTATATTGTTTTACCCCATCAATTACGGTCTTTAGTTCTTCTTGAGATTCTATCTTTACATCTTCTGTATCGATAACTTCATCCTGGTCATTATAGGTATTAACCTTAAAGGATTTACCCATGAACGGATTTGATTGCTTATGTACCTTTACTTCCGGTACTGGGTTTTTAGTTTCCATTGCTGTATTTAATTTTAATTATTCCAGGAATACCAACCTTACCAAATACTTCGGTATAGAATTTGTATTTTGGATTTTGCATTGATTTATAGTTATCGGCTAATCTCCTAGGAAATACCCAATATTCATTTTCTAGCACCCTGTTTGTCATAATATAGGCATATTTACTTCTCATCCTATATTTGCTTACAGGAGTGAACCCTTGAAATCTTAAAGCTTTTACCAAGAACCTTTCTTTTGGTTGCCATCCCAAATGATTTAAGGATTCATCATAAAAGATATCGAGCATATCCCTTTGTGCTTTGATAAATAGTACTTTCTGTATCGGGATATCTAATTTCTTTCTTAGATACAAGGCCAAGGAACATACCAATGGGGGATATTGCAAAGAAAAAATATTATATTTATGCTTTTCCTCTTGACTCAGCCTGTTGTAAATTCTGTAAGATAGTAGAACGGATTTGTATTCTCTTCTTCCGGATATAGTTGGAAGATATGCCTTCCCGTTGTCCATACAATTTTTGTGAGTACCTTTCATTGAATACCTTCTTTCCTTTTGATTTGAAGACCCGGTGCATTTGAACCATGAACCTTCGTCTTCTGTGTTTATCAATTTTATATTCATCCGGGATAATAAACTTCCTGGCTTTAACTAATCTCCCTTTATACCAGAATTTAGTAGAACCAGAGGTATGTCTTATACCATTCATGTCTTGAAGTATTCTTATCCCTTGCCTAAGTAATTTCCTGCCTGATATGATATGAATATATTGAAGAACATCTACTCCGTACATATAAACCAAAGTCTTTTTTATCTGATACCTTGTGAAATAGGGTATACCTGTTAGGTGTTTCCGATATAAACTTTTTTCGGTAATATATTTGTTGGTTGTATCTGGTCTCCATGTCCATATATAATATCTATCTTCTCGGATTGGTTCCCTACTACTTTCCTTTAGTTTTACCATTGTTCATAGTCCTCCTTGCAGTTCTAAACCAAAGTGTTATTGATTTATCGTTTGCATCTGGGAACTTCTTTTTCATCCTTCTAGTTACTCTTTCTAAATCGTAACCCTTTGCAACTAATGACCATACATAGGATTTCTTAGTTCCCTTGATGAGATTAAATTCATCCCTTTCTCTTGGTGGTTTCTTCTCCCTTGGCTTTTTTATTCCTGGAACCCTTTTGGATTTCCTTTGCCCATCTTCTCTTTCTTCTCCGAGAAACCCAAGCCTTAATTTCGAATTCCTTAGAGGGTCATCCTTTGAATAACCTATATTCTCTAATTGTTTATCCATCCAATCATCATATTGGTCAATTAATGATTTGTCTGGTTTGTTAGTTGACCTTTCGATATAACCAATTAAATCGAAAACTCCAGCAGCACAAGCATCAGGGAAAGGCATACCCAATACTATGGCTTTTCTTTTTAAATCCCTGTAAGTCATATTCCTCCCGGCTGAACCAAGGAAACTGGCTTTTTCTTTTGAGGGTGCTGGTTTATTCTTTTTGTTCTTTCTCATATCTTTATTTTTAATTTGTTGCAAATATAATACTTTTTATTTATATAGAAAAATATTTCTACTTATTTTTATAAAAAGCTGAGGTATCTGATATGCGTTCAGCAGCCGTTGATTTAGGCTTTTTCTTCCTTTTCTTTTTAACTTTATCGGCATTGAAGGCCATATCAAGTTTCTTAATACTGAATTCTATATTATTCACTTGATTATAGTTTACTGCTTTTTCCACGCAGCATCTGTACTCAGGCCAGAAGCGTTGTCCTAATTTTACATTAGTAGTTTTAATCATAAACTTGGATACCATGAATCCAAATGTATCTGCATCGTCTTTCTTTTCGAATACATACATATAGAATCTACTAAATTCACTAACTACCTCATCTAAAGGCCTTACTGGCATTAGTAAATATCCATCAGTGTATAATTCTTCTGATATTAAGCATACCCAATATTTCTTCTTACCAGGCTTTACTTTATATCTAAACCTTTCTTTCAGTTTTGTGTGCATCCATTCTGGTACTCGTTTTAAAAGGTATTTGATATATATCTTATCCTTTTTATTTAACCGCCTTTTAAATGCAGAAGGCTGTTGTAGCATTCTTGGTAAAATCCTAAAGTTATTCCACCTATCGAACTCTAGAATTAACCTCATTGAATCTAAGTCCCATGGGTCTTCTGATTCTTTGAGTCTTTTCATATTTCTTTCGATATTACTATTGCTTACCTTTGAGAGTAAGTTAGAAGAGTCTCCAGTATATAGACTGGCTTCTTTCCTTGTTAATCTCTTTTCAATACATCCTTCAATAAAATCACAAAAGCTTCGTTCGCAAGGACAGTCGGGTCGAAAAATAGAAGTGTGTAACTCGAAAAAATCAGAGAATAATCTGAAGAACTTTTCTGACCTTTCTCTGATTTCTAAATACTTGTAATGTGACAACTTTAAAATTTCACCAGCTTCCCATGAGGATTTGCTTTCTGATAACTGAAGGAATAAGGACTGCCTTTCTATTTCGTTTAAGCAGTCCCAAGCTTTCTTCTGAGCATCATTCATAATTAATTCCTCCTAAAATCCATTATTCTATCTATTGATTCACTTGTTATCTCATTTGGGTCATAATCTTGGGAGTTAGCATATAGCTTATCTGGGTCATAGTTTTGGTACACGCTATAGATTACGTTATCAAAGGGTAACCATATTTCCATTTTACCCATTTCCGGATATAAAAGAAGTTGTACCATTTTATTTATGTGGTCTATACCTAATACCGTAGCATCTATTCCTTCGTAAGGATAACCCTTGAGTACTAAGTAATCGCCTATCTTAACATTCATCAAATCGTCTACAGAATATTTCTTTCCTTCTTTTGCCATTCTCTTAAACCTTTTAACATCATTTCTGGTGCATGTAGCTACCAATGAGAAATCATCAAAGTCTTCAGAGTTATCTATTCTAGCTTTCTTCTTTCTTTCATGAAGAGTCTCTGTAGACTTTAACCAAGTTCTTATACCTGATATACTTCTCTTCAGTTTGTTTAGAAAAGGTCTAGAGTACGCTAACTCTGTAGGCATCTTGATAAAACCATAATTGAATAAGATTGGTACTTCTTCGAATATCATCTTACCCTTTGCGGTTTTCTTTAAAACGTTTATTGTAGGGATAATGGCACGTACTTTTTTATATCCCTTTTCTTTAAGTTCTTTATTAATGTTCTGATAATACTTTCGTTCTATGTAGAAGATACAATAAGAATAAGGGATACGTTTCATATTATTTCTTTTTAATGATTAACTTAGCTTGCTTATGTACTTGCTTATAATTAACATTCTCCAGAATATCACTTGCAAGAAATACATAAAGATTAACTGAAGTACTGATTGACATACTGGGTTTTTTAGATTGTACCCATATAAAATCTCCCAGAGTACCAGGTCCCCCTTCTACTACAAAGAAAAATTCATTTGCAGGCATAGAGTTATACCTCATACATAATATGGGGAGTTTATTTGCCCTTTTAGCATCCTTACTTGCTTGTTCCCAAAATCTTAGGATATCACAAGTTTTGTTTCCAAGCAGTATATGTTCGAATTTGATATCTTTGTAATTTTTACATTCGATAGATATCTTACATCGATGAGCATGTTTTTCATCAGTACAGGTTAAATCAGAAGTGGCATCCTTATTAGAATGCCAAGCTCCTGAACCTGCCCGATTCCTCTCAAATTTGAACCCAGTCCACTGAGTAAACCAGGCTCCTATTTTTCTTTCAAATCTGTTTCCTTTATTTTTTGAGTTCATAGGTTAATGTCTTGTAGTTATAACATTATAGTAAATTATAACTACTTAGGCCATTGACTTTTTCGACTTGCAGGATTTTTGTATTTGATAGAGGAAGAGAATCTAAATGGGTAATTAAGAATAGGGTTTTATCTGCAAAAGTATGTCTGATTAAAGAGGTTACTACTTCTACATTATCAGAGCTTAATGATTCGAATACCTCATCCAAAAAGGCAAGGTTTATACCCTTAGACATTGTAAGAGATTCATTCATTGCAAATGCCATTGCCACATTTACCAATTGTTTTTCTCCACCGCTAAGTTCATCGTAATCAATAATTTGCCCGTCTCTTTCAATTAAAGTAAAAAATTCTTTTCTAGCAGTACCCAGGTCTATGTTAAATTCAATCCTAAATCCCAATACTTGAGAGTATTTATCAAGGGTTCTATTTAACATATCCAGTGATGAATTGAATAAGTAAGCCTTTATTCCGTTGTTACCGAGAGGGTCATTGATTAACCAGTTATAGTTCTCTAACTCTAACTCTTTGTTATGGTAATCTTCATCTACCTTACGAAGAGTCTTTCTAATTTCCTTAAGTTTCTCTTTATATTTAGGAGACATAACCTTAAGTTTCTCTTGTTTGAGTTTTTCCAACTCCTCGTCAATATCAGCAATATCAGAAGCAATATCATCACATTCTTTTTGAAGTCTCTTATACTTCTCATTCGTAGTTCTCAACTCATCCAACCTACCCAGAGCATCTTCATATTCTTCCTGGAGTTTATCTGAGTTTATGATTGCTTTATAGATAATATCTACGCTCTCTTTCGCACGTTTGTAGTGGCCTTTATCTAACTGTATCTTGAGTTTCTTTACAAAATCTGGTAATGATACTCCAGATACTATACGGTTATATTTTATCTTGGATTTAAGAACATCTACATAATCAGTATGTTTCTTAATCTTAACTTTAAGACTCTTTTCTACTTCATCCTTAAGTTGTTGCTGTTTTTTAATGAGTTGCTTAGTTAGGTCTTCCCTATCTTTCTTTAATTCTCTACGTTCTGACTTTATTTTTTCTTTGAAACCTTTCTCTCTATCACGTAAATCAAAGTAAGCTTCCTTATTTGCTTCAAGTTCTTTCTTTAATAAAGCAGATTGGTGTTCTACTTCGTTTGCCTGAGCTAATAGGTTATTTTTATCCTGCATAGCTATACCTTTGGCAATGTTAAGAAATTCTAAATCAAATACTTCTTCGAATATCTTCTTCTTATCTGAATTAGATTCTTGTATCAGTCGTTTAATACCCTGACCAAACATAATGGAGTTCATGAATAAAGTGTAAGATAAGCCAAGCTCTGCATTAATGGCATCTTGGAGTTTATTCTTACCCTTTACATTCACTACCTCGTTATCTTTCATAAGGATAAGCCTATCTTTACCTTTAGCCCCATCCTCAAGAACTATATTGCATTTCTGACATCGGATAATTTTATAAATATGTTCTCCCTTTTGAAAGAATACCTCTACCATTACTCCTTGGTAATCTTTAGGTCTTACCTTTTCCCAGGTAGTTACTTCTGATACCCCTTTTAAATTTTTACCATATATTGCCCATACCAATGCCGATAAGATGGTTGACTTACCTTTTCCATTTGGTGCCTTGATAAGTATGGTACAACTTGGATTTAAAGGTATATGTAGGTTTTCTATTGAACAGAATCCTACTACGTTCATTGTTGTAAATGTTAACATGATTCGGCTTTTTTAAGTATGTCAATCAGTAGTTCTTTCTTATCTTGTTCAGTTATACCTTTTTCCTTAAGATACTTCCTTGCTAGAGCTTTCTTAGAAAGTTGCTTAGTAATTTTATGGTTAGTATTTACTAAGTTACTAGTTTTCTTAGGTAAAACGGTATAATAATTGCCATCATCCTTAATATCCTCCTCAGATTCTACATCTACGAATTTAGGAAATTGCTTAAGGTGTACAAATTGCATTGATAAGTCTGAATAAATCTTCCAATAACCCAATTTACAATCTCTATCTGTTCTCCTTTGATGATTAGGTGCTCCTATCATATAAACCTTCTTTGATAGTCTTTGAGGTTTATGTATATGACCACATAATATCAAGTCAAATCGATTCAAGATATTTACATTGAGATTTTCTACAGAATCAACTTCCCTACCGTCGGTATCCTTTGCTCCAGGATAGTCAGTATGAAGAAGAAGTATGTTCTTTACATTCTTATCCAATTTGAGTTTCTTAAGATATTCACTTAGACCCACATTATTATCAATGTATGGAACTCCATAAATGTGGTAATCTCCATAAGAACACCATTTGATTCTAGTTAGATTAACACAGCTCATAAAATTCTTATGAAATACAAAAGGCCATCCCTTAGTTATCCTATCAATACGATTTACAGATTTCAAATCGTGATTCCCGTCTATATAAATCATTTTGAATTTTGGATAGTTACTCTCTAACCTATCAAACTGTTCAGCAATGAATATTGCTAAATCTTGGTCAATTGATTCTGGCTTATGAAATAAATCTCCACAGAACAAAGCAGGACATTTGTACTTTTCACATTGACCTGCAATAACGTCAAGGACCTTGATACTATTCAAGGTCCTATTGTTGTTCTCATTGAATTTTGCCCATAGATTTATGTGCAAATCCGAGAATGCTATAAATACTACTTCCTTACTCATGAAGAAAATCAATAATAAGTTTCTTACGAATATCCAAATTAGCTTCTCTTATACAGAGAACTTTAGTTTCACCATACGGGGATTTGATTACTCCTTCTGTTGCACCATATTCCAAAAGTTGATTCTTAAATATATTCTTATAGATAGAAGATATTTCCTTAGTTGGTAAGAATCCCCACAAGTTCAATACGTTATCCATTATAGAAGATATTAAGAACTGGAAGTAATTATTCTCTATTCGTTTGCCATTATCTTCCATAACCCATTCCTTTACCATTGCAGTAGTAAAGTCTAATAGAATGAGGTGAGTACATTGCTGATTGAGTAACATCTTGCAAGTTTCGAAAAAGTGTTCCATTTCACATTTAGGAACATTCTTGGCTTGCTTGTAATAGAAATAGGCAGCTAAATCAAGATAGCTTCTATCTGTAACAAATCTATCCCTATCTCTGAACATTTTGTTTCTTAGGTTCATTACCTGAAAATCTTCGAGTAACAAATCCTTTGAATCCCTTTCTAACATCTCTTTATGAGACATATCCTTTGTTTTAGGTATTAAGTCTGATACACTACCAGATATAAAATCCAATACTGGAGGGTATTCTGTTACATCAAACTTAATCATCCCGGGAACTTCTTTTGCTAAAGTGGTTTTCCCAACTCCACTTGCACCTGCAAACATTATTTTCATTCGGATAACTCTTTAAATGGTTTAATAAATTCTTTAGTTAGGAACGAAGCAAGAGAATACTCTATGCACAGTTTCCTAAATTTATCATAGTTGAAAGTCTTCTTTCTCTTGAGAGGTATCTTATCTAAAGGGACATTACCTACAAACCAGAATAAATCAATCAACTTACGATTCCTTTCCCAAGCTTCTTGGTACTCTTTATTAGGTTTAGCTTCCAGATATTTGTAGATTGATTTATACTCATCTAATATCTTTCTTGCAGTTACTGGACCTATACCCTTAAAACCTGGAATATCATCGGAAGTATCACCCACCATTGCAAGGTATTCAACGGTCTCATGTGAATGATAACCAAATAACTCTTTACAATTACCCATTCGAATAACTTCATCCTTTCTTGGATTTAATATCCTAACGTTCTTGTTTAGAAGTTGATTAAAATCCTTATCTGATGATACCAAGATTACATTATCCGAACGATAAGTATTAATAATTAGGTATGCTAAGAAATCATCTCCCTCATATTGAGTTTTATTCCTTTTATCAAATATATAAGAAATTCTTAGCATACCCAATATCTTCATTATGATTGCCTTTTGTATTTGCAAGGATTCATAATCAACCGATATATTTTTTCTGTGTCCCTTATAGTTAGGCAATAACTTATCCCTTACTGGTGAATGACCATTATCAAAGGTTATAACTACTTCGTTGGGTTCAAACCTGGTAAGATACATGTGAAGTGATTTGAAAAATCCAAATATTGCTCCACTTGGTTTACCGTCTGTGGATTTAAGTTTCTCGAACTTGTGAAAAGATTGATGGAGAATGTTCTCTCCATCAATCAATAATACGGTTTTCTTACTCATCGTCTTCCTCCTCGTCATCTGACTCGTTAAATGATTCATATTCTACTCCATCTACTGGATATAAATTAGTAGTCAAAGCTTCCATCCTCTTTCTAGTAGCACCAATAGTATTTATTCCAGCCTTCTTTAATAGTTTACGACGAAGTTCATCATCCTCTTCCAAAAGCTTTTGGAATTTCTCTTCACCTCTTGCAAGAGTTTTTCCTTTGAACTTATATACTCCACCTGAAGATTTTTCTATGATATCATTTTCTACCAATACATCCTCAAGAGCATAGCATCTATCAAAACCTACTTCATGGAACTTAGGATTGAAGTAAACTGGGCACTTACTGATTGTAGGTCTTGGAGGAGCAACTTTATTTTTAATAAGTCGGATTGTGACCAATTTACCAGCTTTCCGTTCTTTACCTTTCTGTTTAACAGTGATAGACTTGCCTGAGTAAAAGGCAGCTCTGATTGAAGCATAGAATTTGAGTGCTGCACCTCCTGTAGTAGTTGTATTATCTTTTCCGAATCCGACATTTAAAGCAGTTCTTAATTGGTTAATATAAATTTGTGTAACTCCCAATTTGTAGAATAATTCACTCCTGATACGGAAGTATTTATAAAGAGCTTTTGCTCTACCTCCCATTTCAGCCTTACCCTCTACCATTTTAGAATCTATGTTATCTGCACAATCCATAGCAGCAATAGAATCTATCACTAAGAGAATCGGTTCATTATTAGTTAATTGAGAACGTAAGTAAATTGCTAAATCTGCTACTGCGTCAGAAATATATTCAATTCGGGTATCGGTTAATACTGTAACTTTTTCTGGGTCTACCCCATTTGCTTCTGCCCAAGAGTTCATCCAAGATTGTTCAGCATCTACCCATATAACATGCCCACCGAGTTGTTGACAGGTATATGCAAAATTATATGCAATAAGGGATTTACCAGAAGATTCTTCTCCAGCTACTTCGAGTACTTTACCAAATGGTATACCACCACCAAATGTATAGTTGAGAGCAAAGAAAGTAGAAGGTAACCATAAGTTTGATTCCACTGTATCTGAAGCCAATCTCATGATACTACCATATTTCTTTAGTATCTCATTTTTTGTTGGTACCTTTAAACCAACTTTTGTTTTCTTTGCCATAATGTAATGTATTTAGACTAAAGAAGGTGATAACTGAACGAATCTAATTACCACCTTCGAATGAAACCATATATTAACTAACCTTTAAATGTCGGATTTGTAACGTTTCTTCTTTTTCTTTTTGGGTTCATCATCCTCCATATAGTGGTCTCTGTGAATCCCTTTCTTTTTTGCCTTTTTCTTTGGTTTGTCATCCTCGTCATCGTCTCCTCCATGATCTTCATTCAAGAATTTAGCAAGAAGTTCTTCCAGTTCATCATATGATTTGATTTGGGAACGAACTATACCTTCAAGGTCTACAGTACCTTGGTATTTCTTGTCCAACTTAGTTGGTTTACAAGCACGAGCAGAATAAGTTGTATCAAGCTTACCAGAACCGGAACGAATGATTTTGATATCGTATCCATTTCTTGGGTCTGTCATATCACCAGCTTCATCCTCATCAAGATATAAGTCGATAATATCTTGATAAACAGAGCGTGGAACTAGAACTCCCTTATCTTTACCTTCGTAATCGAATTTAGTTCCCTTTTCATCTGCATATACCGGACCACCGATAACATATCTTCTTCTTGGTACAAGGGTTTTTGCAAGTTCCTTGTCATCCTCATCCTTTGAGTTTTTCAATTCCTGGTATTTTTCCATGAAAGGACATGGTTCATCAAAAGTAGCTGGAGATATTACTCCCCCCAAATTACCTCCAAGATAGAACTGAACAATTTCGATTCCCAATTCTTGGTCATCACCCGGAGATTTAATTCTCATTCGTAAAGTACCTTCTTTAGGGAATACCAACCCATTGCCGTTTCCCTTAGATTCTAGCTGTTTCTTTCTAGCCAGCATCTTTTCTTTTGTAGAAAGTCCATCTGATGAAACTTTCTTCTTTTTCTTCTTGTCAAGTGCCATATTAATCGTTATTATTTGGTTCTGAGTAAATTACCTCATTCATACTTAACACCGTTAAAGTGTTCTTTTCCAAAAGTTGTTGTAAGCCAGGAGTAAGCTTATCAGTTTCAAATTCCAGTTCCTTGCCTGCATACAAACCATAGGTAACTATTCTACCTATTTGCACCAAATCCCGATAGGTTCTATATTCTTCGGTAATTTCACCAAGTTTAACTACAACTCCTTTACGAGGAACTCCCTCTTTTACTTGTTCCGGAATAATAAGCCCAGAACGAGTTTGGTTTACTTCTTTTGGTGATAAGATAAGAACTCTGTTTTCAGTTGGACATCCTGGTAATTGATTATCAAACTGAGCTGCTACCATAGCAGAGATAAAAGATAGTGAATAATTCATATTCTTAATTCGTTTTTAAAAGTTAGTAATTACTTATAGTTATTATTGTTGCTTCCTCATGTTGGCATTAATAGTCCTCAAGATATTCTCTCTAGACTCATAAGCTCTACATATTGAAATATACTTGTTAGCCTTTTCTACTGCTTTTAAATACCGTTGATATATTGATTTATACTTTGGAGATATGTTAGCCTTATGAGCAACGTAATCATTATTGAACCTTTCGTTAGATTCTTTAATAAATATCCAAGCAGCAGAATAAGCTTCATCCTTTTCTCTTGCTAGAGCATCCCTTTCTTTAATATACTTATCTCTTAGTGAGCAAAGTATATAATAACTAGTGGGAGATTCCCTTAACTGAGAATTAATGATATTCTCATTAATGGATAATTCCTTAGCAATATCTATGGTTATGATATTACCCTCGAATTTAACCTTTAGTTTCTTCAGTTCCGTTTTCATGTACTTTCAACAAATTCTTAAAATCTTCTTTTGAATATTTACCTTCTTGAATTGCTTTAGATACCTGAGCAAATGCACAATGATACGCAGTATCTAAACCAGGCAAGTGAAGAATAGATTCATACTTACCAATTATATCGATTAAAGCCTTGAATCTTAGGTCGCATAGATTATCTGTCCCTCCTCTATCTACTAAAGTCATAAACAAAGCCCAATAAATATGGGTAGCATCTTCATAAGCTAACCTTGCATCTTCATCCTTCATTACTCCAAAGGCTAAATCCTCTAATAATTTGAGATTTGATTGAAGTTGCTCTATCTGAGACCTAACTCGATTGAATACCATCTTATCTCTACCGACTAATCTCAGATTACATTGGTCTAATTGATGATTAAGATTTTGGATAGAGAACTCTAAACAAGCAGATATCATATAAGTTAAAGATGATAGCCTATTTGTATTCATTATTTGTTCTTCAGTTGCCATAGTTTATAATATTTTATTATTTTATGTTGTCATAGTATCCTCTTTCTTCACTTCTGTAGGTGATTTTGGATTTTCTTTATGATGTAAATACCTATTACATCCAGGACATTTTACAAGTTTACAATCTGCAAAGGTATGTGAATCTACTTCTGAATAATCATATTCAAATTCACAATCACAGTATGGGCACTTAGCTCGCCATATCGTGGGTCCGTTCAAAATCTTTTTCATTTTCTTAGTTTTATGTTATTATACCGTAATATTTTATACAATACACCAACTGAGATACCAAATTCTTCTAGTATATCCTTTCTTGGTATACCTTCTATGTACCTAGAAATTAATAATTCTACATTTACCTTACGTTCTCGTTCTTTGCCAACAAAATAGAACCTTTTATCTTCTATACATTGACCCATGTTCATCTTAGCAGTTCCCCAATATAGATTACTTACTCTATTATTTTCAGGGTCATTATCTTTATGGCATACTTGAGGATAATGGTTTGGGTTAGGTATATAAGTGGAAGCCACTAACCTATGTCTATAGAAATTCTTCCGTTTACCATCATCTCCTACTAAAGAGTTAGATAAATAACCATTATCTTTCATAGCAGGTTTTACCAATCTCCAATTACCAGTAAATTTCGAATATAACTTCCCAGTACGGGATATGTAGTAATTACTAAATCCTGGTATATTACCCTTTTCTCGATTCTTCATATTCTCGTTGATATTTATGGATTTCCTTTTTATATAGTTCCATAAATACCTCGGGGGAAGCTGCACTAAAATTACCAATCTTATGGGTTTTAAACTTATGATATTCTTCCATGTACTCTTCTACTGAAAAGTCTGGTTTTAACATTCTAGTATAATCATAGCCTGGCATAAACGGTAATTCTTCTGCCATAGACCTACCTATTGTAAAATCCATTGATAGAGTTACATCATCAACTTGAAATCCGAAATATCTTTTCGTACTTGGATTACGTAGGATATTCCAGATTGTATATACAGTCCATGTGTTAATATCTTGAGGTTTAGAATACATATATACAGCATCATGAACTGTACAAGCTTCTTTCATCATGGGTAATTTACCTTGCCTCATTAACCAATAAACAAGGATAGCTCCAAAGTTGGTCATATTTGCTGCAGCACCTTGACATGGGAAGTTAAGACCTAAACGAATTGCATAAGCAACTTCTTGCTTATCATTTGAATATATTTGTGGGAGTCTTCGTTTAGTACCAAATAATTGGGTATAATATCCATGCTTACGAAGGAATTTCTCTTGCTTCTCTTTAAATTTAAGTATTTTAGGATGTTTCTTAAAGAACTCATCCATCTCTTTACGAGCTTCCTCCTTGGTAACTATAATACCAGCTTTTGGGTCTGATAATTTTACTGCTAGCAAAGCATCTCCAATCCCATAAATAAGTCCAAATGCAATTTGCTTTGCTTGCTTTCTCCTTACCTTCCAAAGCTTATGGTCAGGATGACTTTCGTCTTCGTATATTTTACTTGCTTCCTCAATTGGAACCCCATATTTTGCTGCTGCTATACCAAGATGAGGGTCTACTCCCTTAGCAAAAGCTTCCAGATAAGTTTCATCACCTGATAGATGGGCCATCATTCTTAACTCTGCCTGAGAATAGTCGAATGCCATATATAAATAACCCGGAGGAGCAACTAATTGTTTCTTAATATTTGGGTCTACCGATGTCTTGGGTATTTGCTGCATATTTGGGTCAGCAGAACTGAATCGATTAGAATCAGTACCATGTATATTATATCTACCGTGTAATCGAGAATCATCTTGGACTTTTTCACGCCAACCCTCAATATAAGTAGTATACATTTTCTGTAAACCTCTTAATTCAAGTAGCTTATCAAGGAATATTGCTTTTGGGGATTCTGGGTCTTTTACGGTTAACCTTAATTCAACTAATGCCTCTTCATCTGTACTTGGCTTACCGGATTCAGTATTTTTAATTACTGGGAATTTAAAACCAGAACCTGAATACATAAGTTGTGGTAAATCAACTGGGCTACCAATATTAATAGGTCTTATAAGTTTTTGCTCTTTTTTGGTAGTGAATATACCTGCACGAATGTTTGATATCTTTTGTTCCCTTGAATCAATCTTACGTTTATCTTTTGGGTCATTGTAATCTAACTCTTCAAGTTCAGCCTCAATAGATTCGATATACTTTTCTATTTTAACTTGATTATATTTCTTGGTAAACTTCTTTACCCTTGGTAAATCATAGATTGCTTGTCTAGCAGCATCTATCTTTGGTTTATATTCCTCAAGCAATTTCTGATTAAATTCCGTATCAAGGTATAATCCCTCTTTCTCTACCGAAGTTAATACCCGGGAATTACACATAAATAAATTACGAAATACCGAATACATCTTCAAGTCAATTAACTTCTTCTCAAAGAATATCATTAATCGTAATGTGAAGTCTGTATCTTGACAACCATATTTACATAATGGGTCTAACTCTTTTTTATCCCAAGGTATCCTATCAAACTTATCTTGCTTTTCATAATCACCATATTCTGGTAGATATCTTCTAACCATATCTTTTAACCCATGGGGTTTTTCTTCGTTGAGAACATATTTTGCAAGCATACCATCTAAGCATGTACCTCTATAATAGATATGATACTTTTGATTAATCTGGTCATCAAATTTCCAATTCCATGCAACCTTTACAATATCATAATTCTCAATAACCTCTTCCCCAAATTTCCTTAACATCTTCTTCCAATTCCATCCCGGTGAAGTATATTCTTTTGTTTGGAAATGGTCTAATGGAATAGAAGCACCAAACCCTGGCATCCAAGATACTGATAGAATAGTTGGCTTGAAACTTTTACTATAGATTGGTTCAGCATTAGTTTCATAGTCACAGCAAGCATAACCAATTGCTTTACAACAAGCAATGAGTTTCTTGAGTTCTCTTTTGTTCTTAATTATCTTATATCTTGTTTCCATATTAATAAATAGAAAGAGGGACATACCTACATGTAGTAGATACATCCCTCTAATGTTAGAATGAGTCCTGTAAATCTTCAAGATTGGTATTCAGGTATTTCCAATCTTTTTTATAAGAATGAAGAGAATCAATTGTATGGTATAAGTAACCCGGTTTAACTCCAACCTCTTTAGCTACATATTCCATAAGTCTCCATGCAAGGTATACATCATTACCAAAATGAGTAACAAAATCTGAACTCCTTTGGTGATAACAAATATGTAATACCTTCTCTCCTTTACCATTCTGACGAATAAGGAAATCATAATACATAGAGCAGGGAATACGTTTACTTCCATCAAGGAATCTTAAGTCTGTACCATGAAATATAGGGAGTACTGCCTTACGAGTATCATTATCCCTTTTAAGGAGTTCGATAACAGATTGCATGGCAGAATCACAATTGAATGATGTACTACCATACAGATATAATTGATTCCAAATACGTTCTGGATAAGTATAATCAAATCTACCATTTACCAGGAACTGTTCCCATAAATCTTTTCTCAGTTCCCAAGCTTTACCAGGATTTAATTCATACCAACCAATTCTTTCCTCAAACTCTGCATCTGCCCATTCTTTTGAATGAGAGAATACAAATAACCATACTGGGTCTCCAAGTGAAGTTAAGCAATATTGTTGGCAAATGAGTTCCTTTGTTTCAAATTCCTCATTACCTTCAATTATTTTATTCTGATAGGTCTTTGGTTTTACAGTTTGACCATAACTGTTGAGTTCTCTGCCAAGTTCTGACATTAACTCAAAAGAATTACTGTAGATTCTCATTCTTCTGTTTCTTTAAAAGTTTTTTCTTATATGCTTTACGTTGAGAATAGGATATCACATTTTCTGGATATTCTATATCTTCATATTCTAATAGCAAGTCCTTTGCTAACAAAGCTTGGTATTCATATAAGTCCGGACGAAGTACTTTAAAACTCCTAAAGAATACCTTAAATGAAGACCATTCCTTTTCTGTACCATTTTGGATTTTCTTATAAACTTCTTTAACCCTTTTAGTCCAAGGATTACCTATACCCTTGATTACTTTCTTTAGAGGTTTATAAGCTGAGTACATTAAGAGTGTCTCTACATTCCCATACATTTGAGTCGCAAATAGGTTGATTTGTACTGACTGGTCCGGCCCATACACGTATTCTGCCATCCGTTGAATTAATAGAAAGTCGAATATTAACCTCTTTGTAATCTCTGATGCTCTGATTACCATTGTAATAACTGGGATGTCCTCTTGAAATCTCTTCGAAAAAGTTGCAGCAATTAAACATTGTTTACCGTTATCATGGTGATTATTGAACATATACGTAACATTGTAATTCTGATTATATTTGTTCTTCAGGATTCTTAGTTTGCTACGTAAGAGGTCTAACTTATTAAAATCAATATAATTATTCAATAAGCTCGTCCACTTAGTCTCTTTGTAATTAAAACACCTGCCATAATCAAAATCTGGGTCTACCCATGCTTTACGTATTTTTATAAACACATTGTATGCTACTGCAACTCCACTGTTTGCAGTAGCACCCTTATCAAAAAGAACGGGGTCTAATCTTAAGAAAGCCTCGTTCAATTTCTCCCATGCCTCTTGTGAAGTAGCAAACTCCAAAGAGTGGAGGGTCTCCTCTGTATTCGATTGAAGACCCTCTAATTTTCTATTCCATCCACTCATTAGTAATTTGTTTTTTGTCTCCAGAGGTTAAGTCTTTGTTTCTTAAAGAATAACCTGTAGATTGATTCATCTGAAAATCCTTGTAATCCCAAGAATCCCATATATAGGTAGAAAGCTTTTACCAAAGAATACTGAAAATCTAATTCCTTAGTCATTACCTGGGTTTGTTTCCAAGGTCTACACTTAAGAAGATTCCTTGCAATATTCAATTCATATACTACGTTGAATAATAATACCTTCTCTTCTTCGTGAGAGGCTTCACTTAAGGTATTAAACCCAGGAGTATAATCTTTTACGGATTCATGTTCTTCATCAATCATGTTAAACCGATTAACTAAACCAATACTACCTTCGGTAACCATTGCTATACCCATAGTAATTACGTCCTTCAATTCTTTTACTTTGAAGTCAGAGTAATCGACTACGTAAGACGTCCCCCAGGAGAAGATATCTTCTGGTAGTATATTTGCAAAGTGGAACAAAGTGAATAGGAATCCCAGAGCATCTCCCTGTTCTTCATTGGCATTCTGCAAATGGTTGAGTACCTGAGTATATTCATCCTCTGTTAACTGGTCAATATTCCATCCCCACTTGTGGCATATCTTTACTACCTCAGAGGTAGATTCATAACCCTCCATTAGTTCTTCGATAACCCGGGCAATAAAATCCTTAAGAACTACCTGATTTTGATGATTATTGATATCAACCGGGTAATCGGGTAGCTTTTCTATTTGCCGGTAGCCGTCTAATTGTTCTAACGAAAGAGAATACATTGCTTGTAAATACGTACCTACTTCTAAAGAAGGTACGATTTCCTTGATATTACGTATGTCCATTACTTACTTCCTGTTGAATTAAATCCACCTTCACCTCTTGTTCCCCACATTTGAGATTCAGAATAAAATTCTTCTGATTGAATCTCCCTGGGTTCTGTGAGATAGATTGGTACATGAATAAATTGGGTTGCTTTCTCATCCACCTTTAGAGTCTGTATTACTCTACTGAGATTGATTATACCGATATGAATCTCTCCTACATAGGGAGAATCCACAATCTCTGCAGTATACAGAAGACCTCTTTTAGAAGCAAGCCCAGACTTATTAGCTGCCATGAGCATAGACTCTTGAGGTTCGATAAGAGGTTTAATACCTGATGGGATAAGGATTCTCCCTCCCGGGTAGATTTGAATATCAGTTACGAAGTTGGTAGTTGTATTTACTCCCAATACAAAATCTGGGGTAAAATTATTTGGAGACTGGTTTGCCTCGATTTGAATCAATTGTTGAGGGTCCAAGTTTCTTGGGATATAGAAATCCAAACCTGCATCACCTGCATTACCTCTCGATGGAGTCTTTACGTCTCTTACTTTAATAAATCTGAATCTGTTCATAATATATTACATTGTTTTAAAAGTTGTCCAAAGGTTAATCCTCTTTGAGGAGTTACTCCGAGTGAATGACAGAATCTTTCTACGTCATATTCACCCTGCATAAACAAATCAGCAAGAACATCATCTTGCCGTACATAATAATTTGGGTTATTAAGATATAACTTAAACATTGCCCATATCATTCTTAACTTACCTACTTTTCCCATTGCATTCTTTATAAAGTTCTCTAATACGTTTCTTAGGTACTTCGAATTTCTCAACTGTCTTTGAGATAATTTCTTTTCTGTCTTTCCCTTTCCGAATCAAGCTTCGGATGAATTTCTTGATACCAACTGTGTCTTCTAATACATCCAAATCTTTGTATTGATTCTTCTGTTCTAATTCTTTCCTTGTAATGTTCAAGTTCTGGGACATCTTGAATGCACACAGTTCTGAATCTCCGCATAATTTACATTCTTTAGTGGATAAATCATACCCAATACCAAAGCATGGGTCTCCATTACTTCCCAATTGAGAGATATCCAAGGGTGTTAGGATATCCTGCTTGGTTAAGTCAGGAAGCATTTGTTTTTTCTTTGCCATAATTAATCATCTATTTTTTTTTCTGTTAGTCTTATGACTGAATCTCCAATCTTCAATTCCGACTCATACAGTGGTAAGTAGGAATGTCCAATTGCATTAATAAATAGTTTCCTGATATCACCCAAGTGTTGTGAGTAACGAGAATCAGTATAAGTTAGTACTCTAACCTGTAGCCCTGAACAGAAAGATAAATCAAAATATACCTTATATTCATTAGCCATTACCTGGATTGATTGTATATCTGATATCCATACCAGGGTAGTACAGTTAAAAACATGGAGAGGAGTTTGTTCCTCTCCGATTATCTTATCAATGAATTTCTTATATAACTTAGTAATCATAACTTTTGAGTGTTACATTTTGATATTTACAATGAGGACAAGTCCAATCCTTAGTATGCCGAGGACCTCTTAAATCCTTTATATCGCTTTCCTTGAATTTCTTCTTGCAATGATGACATTTGTATTTATATACATCGTAATCATACTGAGATGAATAGAGATAAAGTATTCCGATTATCATCCCCAATATTGGGAGTATTAATAAGTATTCCATATCTTTTAATTTAATGATTAATAATGCCCTATGTCCCTCTATTAGATTAATTACTTCCTCCTACCGGAAAAAGTAATTATCCATAGTACTTAATAGAACAGATTAAGTAAGGTATTCTCATAAAGAATGAATAGGATGATTCTTCCATATCTTCTCTAACAGAATAACTTTCAATTCTTGTTTTTGATAATACTGCTTCCTATGTTTACCATGCCTATTAAGATAAGGACCTGGATAATGTAAGTCATCAAGATAAACCTTTTTCTTTGAGGAATCCGTTCTAACCAAACGACCAAGGAACTGAATAGATTTTTCCTGGCTATCCATTGATGCTGCATTAAGTAAATACCTAAGCTTAGGGAAGTTTTTACCTCGAGCAATGATTGTAGTTGATACCAGGATATCAATCTTGCCTTCCCTAAAATCTTTCATTATTTGTTGTCTTATCTTTGAAGGAGTATCTACATGCACACAGGCAATATTATATTTACTTCCTAGCTTCTTTTTAAAGTATTTGCATAATTTCTCACAGTGTGCAATAAATTTACATACTACGAGTGCAGGATATCTACCTTGTTTAATATTCCATTTAAGTCTGTCATAAACCATCTTTCTGGCATATTTATTGAAGGTAATAGAATCATCATATACTTCTTTATAAGATACTTCTTCTGATTCCCAATTACCATACCAAGGTTTACTTGGTACCATCTTTACGATTGTACGAGTTGAATAACCTTTCTTGATAGAGTCCTTAAGTTTAAACTCTGCAAGTACTTTACCAAAGAATACTTCAAGATTCATATTCTTTACTTTGTCTTTTGCAAGCTTACTCATATAAATGGTACCAGATAATCCTATACGAACTCTGGTATTAAATAAACGAGTAAGTACATTTTGATATTGCTTACTACCTGCTTGGTCAGCCTCATCTACCAAAACCATACCTACCTTTGCTAATTCATTCTGATAGAATCTCATGTTACGAGAAATAGATTGAACCATGCCAATTGTAAAGTTACTCCAATTTAATACTTTACCTTGAACAAATGTAATCTGTTCTCCTGGTAGGTATTTCTTAAATTCATCTCTAGCTTGATTCAACCAGTCGGAGTCATTAGTTATTAGCAAAGTCTTTAACTGCTTCTTATAGGATAAATAAAGAGACGACATGATAAGAGTTTTACCTGCATTAACGGTGTAATCTAAAACCCCAATTTGAAAAGGTACTTTACCTACCTTATTATTGATTACTGCTTTAACAGCCTTCTCTTGTTCTGGTCTTAATTTATATTCTCCTATCTTCGTAACAACTTTACTGACTTTAGGTAAAGGTTGTCGCATATCTACAACTTTAGGTTTAATTCCGTACTCAGTACACTTTTCATATACTGCTGGAAGTAAACCTATTTTAAATTCACCATGCTTGTTAATGTAATGAATCTTGCCGTCCCAGTTCTGCATACCTCTTTGCCTTGTACGTAAGTAGAAAGCATTTGGATGACGAATGGCAAACTCTGCATAGAGTTTCTGTGCGAACTTAAGAGGTAAGTCTAAACTACAAACATTACCGTTTTCTATCAATATTTTCATCTCTATAAGATTTTTTATTAATAACTCTTCCTATTGTACCTACTGATACGCCTAACCTTTTAGCTATGTCCTTATAATATAGGCCTTTAGCCTTTAACTTAAATATAAGGATTAAATCTTTCTTAGATAACTTAGCTCTAGAAGCTTTACAAGAAGACCCTCTTAATTTACCATTTTTTCTAGCATCTTCCATATTTTGTTTTTGAGTGCCCCATCTAAGATTATCTACATGATTATTCAAAGGGTTATCATCTAAATGTCTTATAACTAGTTTAGTAGAAGAAGGCTTTGGTAAATAAACCAAAGCCACTAATCTATAAACCCTTTGAGATAAATGATTACCATGATTTGATAGGGTTACAGCTGGATCTCCCTTTATTATACCTCCTCTAAGTAACTTCCAATTACCCGATTTTCTGGAATATACCTTACCATCCCTAGAAACATGATAATAAGGCCAACCTGGTATATTATCTTTCATATTCCCATTCTGTATGATTATCCTACTCATTTGATAATTACAGTTACACCTTTCTTAGTAGAATCATCTACTCTGTTACCTAAAAATTTTAAAGCTTTCATAACGTTATGTTTTAATTATTAATCTTATCCCAGAGAGAGCCCTCAACTTGAGGTTCCTCTAAGGATTTTTTATTCTTATTTTTATATAAATACTTATTATACCTTTCTACTGCTTTATCAGTATATAACTGAGCAATATCTGGTAGACCATTACACCATGCTAGAGATTCAAACTGAGCATCTATGAAATCCTTATAATCCCAACCTTCTTCCTCTAAGAATGCTGCTACATAAGCAAAGTGAACATACTTTTCAGGATTCTTTTCATATGATTCATATATACCAGTTGCTTTAGCAATCTTACTTACAAAGTAATCATGTACCTTAGCAGTGAGTTCTAAATCTGCTGACTGTAATTTAATCTCAGCTTCTGTTTGATTAGTAATGTTATCCTGCATGGATATTAACCTTTGCATAACATTACGATAATCTGTCATCCTCTTTAAACCCGTCTCAATGTATTTAATAAATCCTTCCCGAGTATCAAATTTAAAATCCTCACAAAAGGTATTACATATCTCAGCAAGCTTTTTACATAAAGCCCATTCCCTTGTATTACTTTCGTTTATTTTACGAACTCCTCTATGCTTAAGCTTTATACGAGTAGCATATAATATATCGGCAACAAGGGAAGCATTACCCTTAGATGCTAGTAATATATTAGTTACTTTCTTAGTTGTCCCTTTATTAGAAACAACCACTGCTCTAGTATTTATTGCCTCTTTTCGTGCAATAACAAAAAAAGCCTCAACTGGGAAGTTATCTACCTCTAAGGTATTTAATATTTCCTCAAATTGAGACTTAGTAATGTGAATACTGGGTTCTCTCATTTTACTCTTTTACAAACTAAAACACCATTAATACAACCCTCGTTATTATCTATTGGGCATTTCTTCCCATAAAGGTTTTTAGTGGGAGAACCAAATGATACATAATATGAACCTCTATTGGTACCTACATACCAAGTAACATTTTCGGGTAAGTTTAAAGTATAATCCCTAACTTTACCATCAACCATCTCACATCTGAAAACCATATTCTTCCTTGGTTGGGGTTTTTCAAACCAACTTACAACTGGGAAGAAATATCCCATAATTAAAAGAGCAGCCAAAACTATTGAAGTCTTAACTACATAATCGATTATCTTCATCATATCATTAATATTTTAAGTTATATAATATAATAGGTAATCCTTACTCCAAAGAGTTTCGGATTTGAATTAAATCTTGATAACTTTGATACCTTGTTTGATATACTAACCTAAGAGTTTCCTTTCTCCCTAAATCGTTTACATCTTTTCCTTCTGGTAAAAACACCACCTTGACTTTTTTATAGGCAACAAGTTTGAGCGCAAGATTGATTGCGTATTTCTTGGCGTCTGGGTCCAGCAATATAATAAATCTTTCGCATGAGGATTTAAGTAATTCATTGACTTGATATCCAGATATAGCTTTACCCATTGTGGCAATTCCTCTATCCCCAATAGTAAGGGCATTGAGTGCACCTTCACAGATGTATACCGACCTATACATCTCCAACGCATCATAATTAAATATGATAAATTCTTTGCCAACTCCCGTGATATCTTTGTTAGGGTTGTTATACCGAGGACCTTGCCCGATAACATTTCTCGCGTTATAATATCTAAGTTGTCCTCTGTAATAGAAAGGTATAATAAGGTACCCAAAGTAAGCCCCTTTCGTCGCATAGCCAACTCCATGCTTAGACAACTCAGAGATGACAAAGCCACGGCTTTTGACATATCCTCTAATGCTTTTTGCAACTTGTGACTGGCCAAGGTTAAGGATTCTGAATCCTTCGGGTAGATACAAAGGCTTAGCTTCTGCAAGTTCAACCTTTTCTTCGTGAAATTCAAGCTCATCAAATTTTCCACTATTTAAGAAATTAATTAGTTCATGGTATGTATCGAATCCTTCTATATCCATAACCAATTGAGAAGGATTCGGATGTTCATTACATCTAAAGCAATTGGTTCTATACATTGATAAGTTAACTCCCATTTTTAATTCTCTGTGACAGTAAGGGCATACTGGGAGTTTCATCCAGCCTCTTCGATATTCAAAAGCACCTAACCTCTTGATAAAATAAGTCTTAAGTCTAGACTTAAACTGATTTGTTATTTTCATGGTTTCTAATTGCTTTACGAATTACTTTTCGTATTCTCTTTAAATCCTCAACGTCTAGTTACTGATAGAAGTTGTTTGCCAACCATTATGAGATATTTCTAAAGCTAATCCATCAGTCCATCTGTCTTTTACTACTTCTACTTTTTTAGTTCTCATTTCTCTTTTTCTTTTTACCACAGATTCTACAGTAAGTTCTCGTACAATATTTAGTATAATACTGAGCCCTCTTCCTACCGCCTTTCTTTGAAAAGATAGCCTTCCTGGGTTTCTGTCTGGTTTCCCACCAATGCTCGGTTACCCAATCATGAATACCGAGTTTGCATTTATATATCTCCAGTTGTCCTTTCTCTGTTCTTGGAATCAGCATCAGGATTACCTTTCTTAAAAGATTCCTCAAGTTTTTTACCGTATAGTTCATCGTAGTTCTTTCTTTGTTCTTTAGTAAACTCTGTACATCTTTGCCTTTCTACATCACACTTGAATAGAGCTCTACCTGAAGGAAGACCATCCCTTTGTACTACAATCTCTGAACGAAGTATGTTATCTTTCTCTTCTTGCTCTGTACTGTTAAGACCCATTATAAATTGAGCATTACGTACAATTGCAATAGAACCAGATATGTCATTCTCATCATATTTAGTTGTCTGGTGTTTTTTACCTTCACGAGTAATATGATGAGCAGTCCATATAACATCCAAATGTAAATCTTCTGCTAAGTTTTGTAAGTCAATATATACGTTTGAAATTCTATCGAAATCCTCTTTATCTTTTGCAATAGAAGCAAGCTTTCCTGCATAGTCAACCATCAATACCTTAATATCAATTCCCTGGCTCCTAAGAGTAAGTATCTTCTCCCTTATATAATTGCAATCAGTAATCAATGCAGGTACTCTTTCAACGATTAATTCAACTCCAAACCTTGCAAGTTTCCTTAAATGCTTAGCCTCGAGTTTATCATAATCTCCAGTATATAATTCCTTCTTAGTTTTATTGATACTTGATTGAATGAAACGGTCCATGATTTGTTCTTGACCATTTTCTGTATCCACGTAATAAACTGACTTCTTCATTCTAAGATAACCTCTTGCAAGGTTTACCATGAAGAATGTTTTCTTTGCTTTGGGTTTATCCAAGATTACATTGATTGATGCACCTGGGAATCCTCCAGCATTCGTTAAATCATTGAGTTGCCTAAATGGACAGGGTACTACTGAAGGTTCTGCCTGTCTTTTAAATTGACGTTCTGTAACATCCCGAATCATGAATAAAGGTTCATCTTCCTGTTTAGGTCTACTTCTTTGTAATACCTTCTCTACCTTTCTCGAGTATTCTTCGTATTGTTCGAAGTTATCTAAGTCGAATGAATCATTTAAGTTCTTCATTTCAACATAGGTAGAGAACTGATAGATTTTCTCTTTAATATATTCTGAATCGGATAGTTGAATTGAATAAAGATTTTTAATAACCTTCTCAATGTTTGGGATATCGTCCTTAGTAACCAGGTCAACATAGTTTTTGGATTCTAGCATTTCTCTGAGTACTTGTTTAAGGACATTCTGTGATGGTATCTTTCTTTGCTTTTTAAAATATTTAAGTATACCCTCACATATTAAGGAATGTTCGATAAGTACTAAGTAGCTTGGTTTTATTCTGCTTAGTACTAAACCTCCTTCCTTATCTTGAATGATGAACCTGAGAATCTCTAACTGAAAGTCAGGTGCAAAGCTAAATTTAATTTTATTCTTTTTCATACATTATTATATTGCAATATTATATACTAATAGATTTTGATAGTCCTCATGTAGTTCTGAACTCATGTCCACAATATCTAGTCTTCTTATCCTCAGCCGCTTGGTGAAATTTTTTGATATTCTTATATTATATAAAATATATTTATTATATTTGCATAACGAAATACTTAAAGAATATGAAGAAATGTAATGGAAACAATGGTTCAGAGCTTCATAGATTAAAACCTATGCAGGATTATGATGAAGCAATGTTTAATCGGTTATACAAAGTTTGTAAACCAGTTATTCGGAACCTTACCAAACAGATTGATTACAAAAGGTTTAACCTTACTCCAGATATAATATCTTCTTATTTCTGGGATAAAATGTTATTTGTTTTTAATAAGTACTACGGTACTTGTAGTGAAGAACATCTTAAAGCAAGAATCCTTTCTTCTCTTGCTACATTTAAGAATAAGCTTCTTCGATTTGCCTATGGAGAGATTGCAGAATACAATCAGAACCTATTTAAACTTGAAGACTTATTTGATAATGATAAAGAGTTAGAAGATGACGATGAAGAGGTTAAGGCTAAGGAAGAAATGCTTGAATTATTATATAAGTATATGAAAGAGAAATTATCTCCAGATGCTTATATGGTATTTGAAGTATTACTTACTCCACCTCCTTATATTAAAGAACGAATTAAAGATGGAGAAAGAATCACCAATATAATGCTGGTTGAGTTCTTTGATATGCCTAGAACTAAGAAGTCGGTTAAATACATAGGAGAACTCAAACAAGATATCTTATATTGGGAAGAGAAAGCTAAAGAAGAACTTCACTACTAAACACAAAAGAAAAGGGGCGTTTCCCAACGTCCCTCTCCTATAATCCATAAATTAAAAGTTCTTTGTCAACAATATAAGTAGTTAAGACATAATATTATAGTTTTATAATGTATGCCAGTACGTAGTAAGGTGGCCTATTTTCGTGAGGTTGACCTCCACCTGCAGCCCTGGTATCATGGTCCCATAGGCATACATAAGAATTATCTCTATCAGTTTTATTACTACCAGAAAGGTTACTACCAATCCATTGAGTACCATTAGCTCCCACCAAATTTGACTGAGCCTCGATAAAGTAAGCATCTGCGAAATTGTGAACGTGAGATGGAATCTCTTGAGTTGAAAGAGTTACTTTTTCTTGGCCACCCGTATTACCAATCAAATTGTAATCCTCATTACCCGATGACCAGCCAACAATAAACTTACCCGATAAGTCTGGTGTCTGTAAGTCTTCTACAATCTGACCATTACATAAAGCCCAGCCTTCTGGTACGGAAACTCCATTCCACATGGCAATTAGTCCTCTTGGTATATTAGCTCCTGCCATACCACCAAGCTTTTCATCAATGTAAGCCTTGATATCAAAGTTTGGGAATCCTTGCAATAGTCGTAAGAGAGTTTCTATATTGGCTTGTTGCATTCCATGGATAGCAGTATTATATTCTACTGGTTGGGGAAACTTTCCTGCATAAGGAACAATAGAATATTTCTCTACTGAGTTATCCATTGAATTAGTACCTTGCCCATATATACCAATTAATACCATTGAGGATTTGTCTACCAAACCTTGAGATACTGAAGCCATAGCTCTATTCACTAGAGACTCATATGATAATTCATTATCTTCTAATACATTTGTTTTTGACAGGTTTCTAGAATCCTTGGGTGTTGGGTATAATGGGTCTACTGATTTCTTGTACAGAGAATAGAACGAATTGGATTCATTCCAGAAAGCTCTGAACTGTACTGGGTTCTGTACAGGCTCTTCCAAAGGTGTATGGTAAGCAAATACAATCACATCCTCATTAGAACCCTTTGAGCCTTCAATATTAGGTATACTAATATTAGCACTATCAGAAATATAGATTGTACCATCCCTTGCTATACAACCAAAATTTGTATCTGGTCCTTCACCAGAATCTGCAGCTTTAGTCATATACCTTGAAAGGATTCTATCCTTTATTGCTTGATATGCAGGAGAAGTAGGTTCTCCATTAGGCAAGAGAGTGATTGCATTATTTACAATCGTTGCAGAACCAAATCCACAAAATGGGCCAATGCCTACTGGTGCAGCTATAGCTTCAGCTGTATCCTTAGACTTTATTATACCTTCATAATCAAAATAGGTTTTCATAATGTATCTTTGTTATTGTTATTACTCTTATATTCTTTCGATTGGTTTTTCATATCTTGGAAAGCCTCTCCTACAGCCTTGAGCTTGAGGGTTATCAATTTCCAAAAGATAGACCAGATACTGTACTTCTTTTCTACACCATGTAAAGTACAGATATGATTATAAATACTATCTATTTCAAAACAGTAACATAATACCATTACCGTTATAGATACTGTTATTGGATTTAATCCGTAAGGTTCTCCGATGGCTTTACCTATTACGGCACCCAGTAAGATGTAACACAGGTAATCAATGATTTTATTAAGAGTTCTTCTCCCGGCTCTAGATTTTCTTATTTCAATCTTCTTTGCCCTACTTGCAGATATCCCAAACCAAAAATCTGTAAGTATTAGTACAAGGGCTAATAAAATCATCCACCTCAAATCAAAGATAATGGCATAACATTCAGAAGTGAATCCAATGATACCAGTTTTAAGTAATGTGTTAAAAGAGCTGCTTTCCATTTTGTTTATTCTATTTTAAGTGACCATTCTGTTCCTTCCGGAACTAATATATTAATACCTTGTTCCGAAATATCATTGGATTCCCAAGTAAGTTCTGTCTTATCAACTACATCCAACAGGTTTACTATGAATACTGCTTTAACTGCAGGATTAGCTTTCACATAGAAAGTATGTTTACCTGGTAAATTAGTAAAGAATTGATAAGGGCTTGGATGAACCACATCCGGAGCTGTCTCATATACAATATCTGAAACTTCTCCAGTATCTGAAGTACAGGTTACGATAGTAGATACTTCTTGTACATCTTTGCTTAGTTCTGCACTTACTGGATTACAAGTTAAAATATACTTAGGTATAACATCCTTAATCGTAAGGCTTACTACTGAACCTTGATAATAAAACTCATAATTACCTGCTTTATCGAAAGTGATAAGAGTGTTCGAATTATATTTCTCAGATGAACCCTCTAAGTCAATCCCAGTTATCCTATTACCACCATCTCCCCAACGTAGGTAGAATTGGCAATTCTTGGATTTGGTTAATTGATAGCCTGCCTTGATATACTTTCCTGCATCTGCTTCAGCTTCAGAGTAAGGTTCTAATTCATACCAATTCTCATCCTCTTCATTCAAAGGTTCTAACCACAAGTAGGATTGAGGAGTAGGTATATAAGCAAGTACTTCTACTTCTACAGACTTACTAGCATCACCCACCGATTCAAATTTATAACTTCCAGCCTCACTAAATTGGTATTCTATACTTCTACCATAGTAGAAATCAGGACCAACTACATAGCGATTAGTTAATTCTAAAGTACCAAGTTTTACCCAAGTACCTTGGGTATTCTTTTTGTAAATGGTCACCTCGGTATCAAAATAACTACCTAAGTTTGCACTTTCGAAAGTAGAATAATAAATACCCGATGTAACCCAAAGATTAACTGATGCAGAACCTTGAGCATTTAGGTTTAATCGTTTGTTTGATACGCCTATATCGTAGTTAATCGTATAACCTAATCTGTAAGCTACTACTGTACCATAATTACTAGCATTACCTGAGTCATCTTTAGTACATCTAAATTGGAATGTACCAGTAGTAGTTGGTGCCCATCTTTGACCATTACGAACTAAAATACCTGGGTCTGAAATACATACGGCAATAAGTTGACTTGTATCTTCGTTAGGATCTGAAGAACGAATAGTTATCAAAGACTTTTCACCGTTGGTAAGATTTATATTCCGAGGTTCACAGAATACCGTATAGTTAGTAGCAATTGCCGTTACCTTTAGAGTAACCTTCTTTGTAGGAAAGTCTGCAATAACCCATTCGTAAGTACCTGCAGAAGTTATTTCCCAAACAGAACCAGAATCTTTAGTTTCATGGGTATTAAGTAACTGTACGGATACAGGTTTAATATTTCCCTGATAATTCATCTTTGCAGTTACCATTACTTTGATTACTGGATTAGTACCTGTAATTACTAAATTATCTGGGTCTGTTCCTCCTTCTACCAAGTCGGCATATATGTGATAAGATTTAGTGTAATATTCTAAACCTATATCTACATAGGTAGTTACTGAAGTATCTCCTACACTTCGGAAATAATATCTTTGGTCACCCTTTCTTGCATAGAAAATAGAACCGCTTTCATATTTCTTTGAGCTCCACTTATTCTCAGAGGGGTCATATCCAGTTATCTGATATCTTAAATCGGCATCATCGTAATCAGAAGTAACGGTTACTCTAATGGGTACTTCTGTTATATGTCCTGTTACAATCTTTGCAGGACTGATAAGAGGTTCAGCTACAATTTTATAATTGTAAGCCAAATCAAATCCATAAGCAATCTTCCCAGATACATTGTATGGTAAGAATCTATCGAATAACTTATCAATTGATTGTTTGAAAGCTTTGAACTCTGGAGTGGGGGAAGTAAACCCATGACCGCTTATAGAAATACCTACCTCTATACATTGAGCACAACCATAAATCTTATCATAGTTGTATTTGTCGTACTGAGAATAATCGGTATCATATAAGGGGTCTACCTTTTCCCATTTATCCATCTCTCCATCGGTTGGGTCTGTAATTGTACAGGTTAGCCCATACATATTAAAAAGAATTTCGAAGAACTTTCTTGAGCCACGAATCTTAAGTAATGAGATTGAATACTTTAAGATAGTTCGAATCTGTTCATCACTTAAGTTGGGAACTCCCTTGTGTTCTCCGGTTCTAGCAAATGGTAATGCTCCCAAGAACTCCCAGAGGTAATTTAAATACCTCTGCTGAGTTTTATCGATATCGATTATATCTAGAATATTATCAATATCTTTAGTTATATCTTCTTGGAAATAGTTACCACAAATTTCTAGAAATCTTTCTAATATGCCCTTACCGTCGACTTTATAAGTATCTTGCTCTTTAAATTCGAAAGGTAAGAAATCAATTAGGTTTTTAAGATTTGTCATACGATTTCATTTACTTTAAGTGTTAACTGACTTGAGTCTTCGAATACCGGAATATTATAACCTGGGTCTGTATAATCCTTGTTAGGTTCTGCAATGGTTATGGTATATCTAAATCCGGATTGATAACCATTGTTCTGGATATCCAAGGCAAATACAAATCCATTTATAGTATCTCTAATCTGTGTAGTCTTACCCACTTGGCCATCATAAGAAAAGCCTCCCTTAACTGAACGTACTGTAAACTGAGTACCTGAAGAGAAAGAGATAAAGTAAGACATACTACCATTAGCCTCGTCTAATTGGAATTGACCAAGGATTAATTCCTTGTTACCATATACGGTAGTAGGCCATGGTTTAGTATAGAACTTCTTCAAGTGTAAATAATCTACTGATTCAAGATTATCTATGAGTGCATAGATATCAGAGATTCTTACGCTGCCACCAATGTCTGAGTTCTCCGGAGAATAAGCATTAAATAATGCACTAAGAATCTGTGATTGTATTTCTGAAGTTTTATAAGACTTCTTCCCAGTAACTTCTACATCCAAGATAATATTTACTTTACCTGCAGACTTAACGGTTAACCAAGTAGTAAGTGGTGAGTTCTGATGTAATACATCATATACTTTTTGAATAAGGTTAGAGTCAGCAGTAGCACCATTATCAGGAGATATATAAACGATTAGTTTTCTACCACATTCGTATTCTGCCTTTGCCTTACTAACCCCATCAACCAGTTTAGCTAAGTCTATGAAGTCCTGTTTGGTAATAGCTACTCCCATAGTCTTTACACTCAAAGGTATGTGTTCCTTGAGCATACTAAAATTCTCATAGGATGAACCTCCACCTGCAGCATAAGTATTAGATACTGTAGCATCCGTTACTGATGAAGATATAACTGAAGGTACAGAAGTAATCATACCGGATTTTACATTACCATTGATACCAGTAGTAAGGTAGAACTTAACTTCAGATATCTTAGCATTAGCTGCTGGCTTCTGTCCATATTTACCATCACCAAATAAGATATAAGGGTTTAAAGCTTCATCCATGGTAACCATGAAATGTTTATCGGTTGGTTTTGAGTAAGCAAAGGTGTTTACCAATACCCAAGATTCTCCACCAATCTTCATACTCATAGTTCCATGTTCGTAATACTTACCATTAGGTAGTGTACCAAGAGTAATAGTTACCCTTTCATCTGAAGGTATAACCATACCATTTATCTGGCTTTCCGTATATAATTCGTGTTGTACAACTGGAACTTTACAAGTAGTTACATTAGCATACCAAGTTACGTCTCTAGATGATAGCCATTTGTTACCATTAGAGTCTGTGAATAAAGTTCCAGAAGGTATAGTTAACTTAGCACCAATAGAATCTCCAGATACATCTCGAGATACTACCAAATCTACTGATGCTGCAATAGCACCTCTTGCATGATAATCTACCAAAGCACCATGCTTAACTACTGAACTGTATTTACGAGCAGTAGGCAAGAATGATTCCCTTGCCATATTATCAATGTAGTAGTGAAGAACTTCGGCAATTGCCGCAAATAATGAAAGGATAATGATTAAGATATTTCCTTCCGAGTAATCAGTTACGAGTACATTGCCATCTTTGTCTTTGATATTCGTAAGTGATTCTATCAGCTTGGCCTTAATCTGTTGGTAAGACCTCTGATAAGGGTTGAGCCATTTATTAGTGATTCCCATATTAATAAGAGTTTAATGAATTTTCATTTTTATCGTAGGTCAGGTACAGGTACTGACTAGTAGAAGTTTCATTAACTACATAATGAACTTCTATGTTTATTTTAGCACCTCGTCTAGAAACGGTAATACCTTTAAAGGTAATCCTTTGTTCCCATGCACCAATTGAGCTTTTAATAAACTCTTTAATAATAAAACTTAGGGCTTGTGTATTTGGCTCCTCTATACATTCCCATAGGCGATTCCCAAAGTTTTCCTGTCGAAATCGTTGTCCTATTAAATAATACATTATAGAGCTTATATTATTTCTTACCAAAGCCATATCACCATTAACAGGATACCAACCTGTTTCACCATTTTCGTTTCTTGTAAGTTGAATAGGGAATATCATACCCTTTCCAACAATGTTAGTAAGATAGTTATCCATTAGTGTATACATTTAATGTCCTCATAATCTTCTTGTTTGAAAGTAGAGAACGGTTGACTTGCTTGAGTTACGGTAGGACCTGAAGAACCTGGTCCAGTAGTTACACCAGAGTGTACATGAGAATTGAATAGAGCTCTTAGAGTTTCCAGTTCTTTAATGGTATTATTGAGTTTCTCGGTTAGTTCTTTAATATTAACTACTCCTTGATTCTCCCCCTTATTTAAGATTACTGTATCTCCAGAACCTACGCTTACATCACCTTGTGCTTGAATAGAAATGTTCCCTCTAGCAGCAAGGCCTACATCACCATTTATATAAACAGTTAGCTTTCCATTATCATCATCTAGTACCATTACATTTCCTTCTGGAGTTATAATACCCATTTTATTAGGACCATCCAAAGGGTCTGGTATTTGTTGTAGTCCCCAACCATGATATTCCCATAGGGGTTTAGTTGGGTCTCCAAATTCAAAAGTAACAAATACTATATCTCCAACCTTAGGAGCTAAGTACTTGAACCCATTGTTGATAGAACCATGTTGGCCTTTTGCATAGGCCCATGTAATAATTCCACCCATGACTTCTGGACAGCATACCTTGATACGGTTCATATGTTTCTCCGTATCATTATTATCTACCACTATGCCACGGTAGACAGAGTAGTATCTACCTAAACCTTCGATACCCTCTTCTGTTAATAGTTTAGCTGTTGAGTACATTATTTCTTGTTGGATTTATATCGTTCATAAGCTTTCATTGCCCAATTAAACTCATCAAAGTTATACCTTTCTTTCATAGAAGGAGTAACCTTCGATTGGTCTGCCTTTACCACATTGGTCTTACCATAGATTGCTGTACCATTTGAAGTTACTACTGTACCTTCTGTACGAACTGTACCTGCAGCAAGAGCCTGAGGGTCTTTAGCATTTATCTCATCATAATAGAACTTATTCTGTAAGAACTCTCCTGCACCTTTCTTATCGATAATTCTACCCTTATCATCCATGTATCTTTCTACGAAGTATACTACTTCATTGTAGGTAAAGTCATGTACAATATCGGAAGCATTAGCAGTATTCTTCTTGTTCTTACCAAAGTCAGTTTTAGCAGAATCCTTAGCATCATTACTTACAATGTCCTGAGTACTAAGTTGGGTCTTAGATGTAGTCTGTCCATCCCTTGCATTATTCTTAACCAAGTCTAATGTACAGAGATAACCTTGACCTGCATCCATTGAATGTTGTACTGACTTGATATACCAAAAGCCTGACCACCTTTTTCCTACATTCTCTAAAGATATTATCTGAGAAGATTGTAATGAAGGTCTACCTACTACAGTCATTTGGCATACCAACTTTCTTTCGGATATCTTAAGACCTCCATTGGCATTAGCATTCATTGCCCAAGTAACCTTATCTGCTCCGCCGTATCTACTAAAGAGATTATGATACAATTTATAAATGGGTACTAAGAAAGGTACCTTCTTCATTCTTCGTATCTTAACCCTGGCTTTAACCTTTCTAGTCATCGTAGGAGTAGTAACTCCATCACCAGAGTATTTTAATTCATAGGTATCTGGGTATACCATAATACAGGGGTCTTTTTCTAAAGCAGATATACCTCTCTGAGATTGCTCCTTAGCTGAAGCAATCCTATATTTATTACCCTGAGTATCTCTAAGATCAATCATATAAAGAGGTGTCATACCTTCTGGGTCATATTCTCTTGGGTCTACCCATTCTTCTGCAAGGTATTCCATTTTATATTCTCCAGTAAATAAGTATCTTTCGTTTTCTAATAATTGCCTAAGATTACTTTCTAACTCTTTACCGTTCTTAGAGTTCTTTAAGATTTCTTGAATAACCCTTTTCTTATCATTCGGTAGATTATTTACAGCAGTATTAATTGCCTCACGATATTGCTCAGTACTTAAGTTACCCAATGCTTCTTGTTTACCTGCATTATATGCAACGTAAGGTTTCTGAGAACCGTACTCTTTTATTGCAGAACTAGCTTTTTTTACTTTAGCTTCATACTGTTTATGACTAGCTATTATTTCTGGGGATACAGTAATGGGATGAGGATGTCCCAACCCAAAATTCTGCCCAGTTTTATAATCCCATGGAGGTACTACTTCAGTATTATCTTGAGGAGATTTGAATAAAGGTATCTCTTCCTTCTCTCTTTCAGGTTCTGTAGTATCTGTAGAACCTACAATTAAACCCTTATCTTCAGGGTCTATGGTCTGAGTTAATTGAGCTTTTACCCTTTTAGTTATCTTTTGCATAGTGAAAGATACTCTAAGTACCTCACCATTTTCTTGTTGGTATATATAAGTATATTCGGGTTCTTGAGTAAACTTACGATTGTGTATGTATATTACACCATCCCTAGAATCAATATACCAAGGACCATTTGCATACCCTTTCATCTTTTGTTCTAATTGAACTAAGATGTTATTCCCTATTAACCCTAAGTCACTATCTATCAGAGACTTTAAATCACTTGGCATAGCTACTTGAGCTACTCCACTAAACCTGTTAGCGTAAAGTATCTTTCCAGTAGTATTTCGACTTTGTTCTGTCGGGACCTGTAGTGACTCGTAAACTTTATTACTTATTACTTGTTTAGCCATTACTGAAATATTTCTATGATTACGCCTATATCATTGTTACATCCCTTATCCAAAAAGTTGGATAAACTGTATTCCGATAAATCTGAATGAGTGTAAGGTGGTTGGAATCTTAAATCTCCAACTGTATCTATACACTTAATCGTCACATGAGTGCCAGTGGAATCGAATACACAATCCAAATCTCTAACCTTAATACTGCGTACTGGGCTAGAGATAAATTGACCATCAGGGTATATGTATCCCCACTGAAGATAAATAATCGAGCTTTCCTGGAGGTCTTCGATATCTACCGTATCTGGGTCTCCAGTATCAAATGTAATGGTAGCTAAGTTCTCTTTCTCCTCATCATATTTGTAGCTCCAATTACTTATATAAGCGCCAAGAGGTATGCCAGTAATGGGATTCATTATAGGCATACCTCCAGAATTGAACAGAGCCATATAAGGTGTTGCTGTTCCATTATAAAGTATTGGTTGGTTAGGTTTTCTAATTTCAGCCATACATTGGTATTCTTAAAATTTGATAAGGTTCTAATTCTTGAAAAGGGTTCAAGATATTATTAGCTTCGGCAATCAGATACCACTTACCAGAGTCACCATAGTAACGATAGGCAATATTCTGTATAGTTTCTCCATCCAATACAGTATGTTGTTTATCGTTATCTGTATAAGGAACATTAGGAGGAGTTACCTCTAAAGAATAATCTCCTTCATCATACTTAAGAGCAATAGCTCCATCATAAGGACTTGCTCCTGTCATGTATTGATTTAAGTCTATCATATCTGTATCCCTTTCGTATTCTTTAAGTCTTCTTCAGTTACAATATCCTGATAAGATAAGTTATAAGCACTTACTCTTTTGAAGATTAATTCCTGAGTTGCAGCTGCAGGCAATAACTTTAAATCCTCAATTGTACATGACTTACCTGCTACTCGAGTCCTTGAAGCATTTCTGAAATTATTCAGGGTATAGGTTGCAGATGTAAGAATGTACTGATGATTATCGAATATACCAGAACTACCCCACTCGATTTTTAAAATCGGAGGGCTTGCTTGATAAGAGTTTGCCTTAGTCCACATTTCCAATAATCGGCATTTAGTAATTACCTCTTTTGGATTATCTGGGTCATTACAGAACCAAGATACATTGAATTGAATTATATCTTCACTACCAGTAAAATGATACATAGGAGTATTACGTCCCATGGATTTAATTGTTGCCCAAGTAGTTTCTCCTCTAAAGTCAACAGAAGTTGGTCTGTTCTGAAGAGTAATATATTGGTAAGGGCTGGCAGTAAGATTATAAATCACTACCTGATTCATGTTTCTTACTTCTGGCATTACCAAGAAGAGTTCTTTATTCTTCGTAACATTCTGGCCTTTAGCCGGGTCCATTTCTTCGTATCCAAATGGAACTCCACCTTCTATTTGATGTTTTAATTCCATTCGATATTGAGCCTGAATCCTTTGATTTAACTTAGGATTCTTTGAATTAGCTCTGGGTCCGAATGGGTTATTTGGGTCATATACTTTACCCTTATCTGCAGTATCTTTAGGCAAGGTTGAAGTTGCCCTATTGAGATAGATTCTGGCCCTCCAAAGTTTATTTAAAGGGCCAGTAAGAACTCCTGCAGAATCTCTGGTAAGGTCATTGTATTTTTCAACAACCCCACCTGCTATCCGATTTAATATTCTTGCCATGATTGTTTAGTTTAATCCCAATGATATACCAGTAAAATCTTGTTGGCCACCAGGAGCAAAGTCTCCAGCTTCATTTCCATCTACTGATATATTAATTCTTGAATCCTTAAATCCATCTCTGATTGCACTCCTAACGGCATCAACAAAAGCTTGTTGATTTCTATCCTGAATGGAAGCTTTAGTTTCTTCAGAGGTTAAAGCCGCAGTATTCTTATCCACAGAATTTGTAAGACCACCGATTACTTCGATTAATGCAGGAATAGCTATAGAAGCTAGTAGTCCCCAAGGCCCACCTAAGAATCCTAAAAGTCTACCACCAAGTAATCTAGCACCAAATCCCATAGCACCTTTCTTAGCAATCTGTTGGCCTGCAGTTTTAGTTACAGTAGAACCTACTGCTGCTCCAACCCCTGCTCCTGCAAGAGTACTCATTGAAGTAAATCTTCCTCTTGCATCTCTTGCTACTACAGTACCTTTTCGGGTTTTACCTATGGTACCTCCCATTGGTAATGCAAAGAATTTACCTGGAGCCATTTGCATAGCAGTCATTCTCATCATCATTGCTGAGATATTTCTCATGTGACCTTCAAGGATTGAAGCTTGAACATTAGTTCTTACCATACCTTCTGCCATACCATTAGTTTCTGAAGTAGCTAAAGCCTGGAAGGTACTAATCATCTTGATAGTACCCTGAATAAACTTAAATCCCTGATATAGAGTACCTACTACTGCACCAGTTGCAACTACCTTTACCAAGAATTTACCTGCCCAAGTTTCTTGCATACTGTTAATAATCTTTAGGATACCAGAACCTAATTTAAGTACTGGGCTAAAAACTTCGGCAAGTGTAGAACCTGCAGTTACAATAAAGTTCTCCCAGTTTGATTTAAACTGTTCGATAATACCTGCAGGAGTTTGTAATCTTTCTTGAGTTAAATTTTCTACTGTACCACTTGCACCTGCAACCTTATCCATAAGTTCAGTAAGCTTATTAGCTCCAGTCCAGTAATCCTGAAGTAAAGCTGAGGCAGCTCTTGTACCACGAACTCCAAAGATATTAAACAGAGCAGAGGAGATATCTATTCCTCGTTTACCTCTAAGTTTATCTCCCAATATAGATATAATCTTATCTAATCTCAAAAGATTACCCGAGGCATCTACTAGAGTTTTTGGGTCAATGCCTAAAGATTTTAGCATCTCACCACCTCCCTTTTTCTGCCCGGTTACGGAAAGTGTTAAATAGCGCATCATGTTTGCTAATGCAGTACCAGCTGATGAAGCTTGGATACCTTGATTACCAAGTACTCCAATGGCTGCAGCTGCATCACCCATACTGATTTTGGCATTTCTAAATTCTGCTCCTGAATATTGGAAAGATTGGGCAAGGTCTGTTAGAGAAATATTTGCAGAGGTTACTGCAGTTGCCAATTGGTCTACTACCTGAGTAGCATTTTGAGAGGGTGTATTGAAGGTCTGCATGATGTTAGTCATCAAGTCCGCAACTCCACCTTTCCCTCCAAGAGGCATACTGAAGATAGAAGCTAGCTTAGCTGCAGGGCCAATCATTCTTTCGATTTGCTCTACATTGTTACCAGCCATTGCCAAGTACCTTTCGCCTGATGCAATATCTGCAGCAGTAAGAGGTGTTACCTCGTTGACCTCCTTAGCAACTTGCATTAGCCTTGCCTGTTGAGCAGCATTAGCTCCAGACATTTTAGAAGCTAAGAATACTTGGTCGTATACTCCTGCAGAATATTGGTAGGCCCTTGCCATACCTCCAACCAATTCTTTTCCAAACTCAAAAGCATTAGAAGTTGACATTTGAATACCTCGATTCCAGGTATTCATATCGTTCATCATTGTTCTAAATGAGTTCGATATTCTGCCAGCCTCATTAGAGAATCGGTCTCTTAATACCATTGCAACACCGACCTCGACTAAGCTTCTTCTGTCTATCATTTTCTAGTTTTCTTTTTTAAGTTTTCATAATACTCATCGGCTATATCCTTAAATCTTTTCCTTTCTCGATACGGAAGACGCAAAAAGCTGAGATAGTCAATGGCTACCTCAGCTCTACATATATAAGTGAATGTACCTGGGTGGTCTACGCTTCCGTCAGGTAGAAAAAAGTCGGTGAAAGCATTATAGGATATTTATCAATTCTTCCAGGTATACTTGGATGTTCTACATCGGTGTTACCATCGAAGACTGGGTCATATTCAAATATTGTTTTACGAATCTCTGCAATGTCTCTTACTGAGAATAAATGGAAGCTTTCTACCTTTTCCCATTTACCATCAATCTGAAGATGTAGGTTCCTTGCAACTAAGGCAGCATTACGAGTTTGTTTTTCTACCGGCAAAGTAACCAACATCCTTTCTCCTGCACCCGTAAGTAAATCGAATTTAACTACCTTGCCTGAAGAAAGAGTTACTTCATAATCTGTAAGTTTACCTTGTTCAGGATAGTAGGGAATAGCATTAGGTTTCTCTGCCAATTCCTTTTCTGAAGGTAGAGTTCCGTAGTTTTCAAAAAGCATTTCGCTTAATGATTGACCATAAACTTGTTTACCTCCTTCTTGGCCCCAATCATATTCGAATTCTACCTCATCACCTAATGAGAAGATTCTCGATTGGAATAAGATACAGTAACGGTCATTCAAAGGAATACGGTCTGCATCCTCTACGGTTAATCTACGAGTAGGAGTAAAATCCGTATCTACTACAATTGCCTGGATGAACTTAGTAAGGTTCATAAGGTTTCTTACATCCATTGGATTAGATAAGATATCCTCATCTGCACCATTCTGTTCCCTGATTGAGTATTTATAACCTGCTGGGGTTATGAACTCATGTGTTCTACAATTTAATTCCATGTTAAATAAGTTATTTTGGTTATACTTTAGTTCATAGTGTTCGCTATAACAACAAGAAAGGGGTGAGCCCTTTCTAGGAATCCCACCCCTCCCACCTAAAAATCTTAGTGAAAATAGACTAAGCGTTTTTAATACTTATCTACAGTACCTACCGAGAATTCGATACTTTCGATAGTGTTCTCTGAAGCCATTCTATCCAGGTCTAATCCTGTAATCTTACATGGCCATACCTCTTCGAAGAGGTGGGTGTTAAGTACGGAAACTCCATCTTCAGCAAGTTCATTTACGATTACATTTTCCCAGTATTGGCTTGGTACCAAACCTCCACCAGCAATCATATCTTGGCAAGAATATAGCCAATCATGAAGCCATGTATCTGAACCTGCAGTAGTCTGCAATTTACCAACTACTAAGTTACCTACTGTAACTCTACCGGCAGTCTTAACATCCCGGTTAACGTCTCCATGAGCAACCTGGTCAATCTCTACATCTGGCAAAGTACAAGTTTGAAACAGATAAGTATTGATTGGGTGCTTAGGGAATGTGATACTCCAAAGGAATTTCTTTCTTGGATTCTTTACTTTTGCTCCCATGTTTTCTTAATTTTATTCGTTAACGTCCTGAACAGATACGGACTTGGATGCCTGGTCAATATAGATGCCCATAGTGATTTCTTGCATCGGAACGATATCCTTGAATTTCAGGATTGCTTTGTATTTACCTTGACGAACATCGGCTTCATTGTTAACCGATAAGTCATTGTACGAGTTAGCGTCTTGGTCACCCATCCAGGTGTATTCAGACATGGCATCTTCATCTACCAAGTTATCCAGCATTGGTTTAACTTCTAGATAAATCTTATTCCAAGTGTTCCAGATATTTGGTTCTTCCAAATACTTTTCTAGAATAGGTCTAAGATTCTTTTTGAGATACAGATTCAATCTTACAATTGCAAGGAATCTTTCTGAATCTTGTTTTACCTGAGAAGAGAAACAATGCCATAGCAAAGTCTGTTTACCTTGGTTAGGAACATCCTTGATACAGATTATGTTTACATAATTCTGTGCTAACTCATTGAGTTCCTTAGTTCTTGAAGGAGAACCATAATTTGGGCATACTGGACCATTACCATCATAGATAATGCCCCGATTCATACCAGCAAATGATTTCCAAGGTCCAAACTGAGAAGCAGAAGCATCTCCTAATCCTGCAATGGTACCAAGAACATCTGAATCTACCAAGTTACCGTCGGCATTATAGTATTTAATACCACCACCAAAGTAAGCAACATACTTACTGTTACCTACAGTACCAAGGCAAGTCTGAATCCAAGTGATGATTGATTTCAAGTCTCTTGGTTGGTCACCCTGAGTATAGTGAGTAGTATATTTTGGTACTTCAATGTAGTAGGTATATTCTTGCAGTTCTTTAACCATATCTACTGCAGCCTTGTGTACTTTAAGTACATCAGCGGATGCTTCAAGATGTTGGTCAATGTGTGAACAGAAGATTTGATATACATCTACATAATCCTTAACGAATTCCAGAGAAGCAATCCATTCGTCTGCCATAGGAGTACTACCGGCACTACCAATTGTACCATTCAATTTTACTCCATCGGCAGTGATAGCAGCACCATTGAGTTTAATATCAATTTGGTTTCTTGTCCCATCTACATCATCAGTTAACCATTTGATGAAGTTGTTCCAAGATTTGATGTTCTCTGTCTTTTCAGTTAATACCGGAACGATATATTCTGAGTTCTTTGCAAATGCACTCAGAGCAAGGTAATCTACAGAAGTATCATTGTTATCATCTGCAGTTTTGTAGGTTACTACTGGACCTTGTTCAAGTACCTGGCCATTAGCACTAATTACTTGATAGTAAACCGTGTTAGCCTGTTTGTAAATATTCACAGAGAAAGTTTCAGCACTACCAACTGGGTCTCCATATCCTTTAGTTACCAAACCAAAGCCAACAGCAACTGAACCAGAAGTAAACTCGAAAAGAGTAGAAGCCGTGGGTTCCTCTGGAGTTGCAGAAGCTACTACCGGAGAACCGTCTTCAGCAGCCTTAGGAGCGGATGCAGCTTTAGCTCTTGTTGCAGCAGATACTACACCTTTAGTTGCACCCTTACCAAGTACACGAATAACACGAAGCTTAGAACCACCATTGAAAGCCTTTTCAATGTTTGATACAGAACCATCTGGTACTATCTCAGAACCAAAGACTCTTTGGAATTGAGAGAAAGATTGGATGAGTTCTGACGGGTCATCATAAGGACCTTTAGTAGTTCTAGCCAATACACATGAAACTCCTAACATAGGAGTAGTTTGAAGAACATTTTCGTTCTTAAACTCGAAATTTACAGATGGTGAATTAGGCATATTTATACTAATTAAGTTAATTACTCATTTATTTAATACCCTCTAGTATTGAGCTATTTTACGTTAAGGTTAAGTAAATCGGATTCTGGCTTTTCGGTTAATCCAATCAATACTGAGATGTCTTGAATTGGTACAAGTTCGCCTTCTTCAGCAAGCTTCTCAGGTAATATACCATCCTTACAAGTATACTGATATACTTTTTCAAGTAGACCATGACTCTCGTCTGGGTGGTCATAGTAATTACCTATTTCGATAAATAGGTTTCCTGTTGGTGCTACCCGACCATCTTCCCATTCTTCTAAGTTATTATAATAAGGTCTTACGTATCCTCGAGAAGGTAATGCTTCATACATAATACTATGAAGTAACCTCATATCGGCTTGAGTATTAGATACCAGGTGAATATCTAGAGTTATATCCTTCGTTTCATAAGGAAATTCGGATGCTTGGTAATTTCCACCCTCTAGTTTATCACCAATGATATATTTGTTCACACCTATATCACCATTATAGAATCCTTGTAGTTCAATGGTAATTCTAGGGCATGTCTTTGCACCCTTAACCTGATTGTTACCTATACCAAATATTGGGATGAATTTAGGCATGGCATCTTTGTCTGCCTGAAACCTTTTTTCATTTTCTTGTGATAAAGGTAAGTAGTCTTCTGGGTTAAGAGTTAAACCTTTCTTAAGTGCTGTTTGTAATAGGCAAATATAAAAGGTTCTTTCTACGATTTCTTCTGCATTTACCATATCATAAACTTCTTACTGCTAATATACCAAATGTACCTTTGCCACCATCAGAGAATTCTACATCCCAATCTCCAGATATAGATGATATAGCTGGTTGAGATTGTCTAGCATGAGCTGTACCTGAAAAAGTAGGCATAAAAGTATTAGCTACATTACCATAACCATCAACCCAATAAGTTGTAGTTGAAGTAGTTGGCATAGAATTAATAACTACCCTTTGTTCACCAATAGCTGGTATTTTAAAAGAAGCTACACTCTTATCTACTTCTTTACCCTCGATGTATTTATACTTATAACCTGTAACTGTAAAACCAGAAGAACCCTCTAATCCTATATTACCTAAGTTTACATTAACATAAGGTTCTATATTATAAGAATAGGTTACTTCACCAGCTGCCTGAGTTACAATTACTGTTTTAGTTAGACCACCAACTTGCTTGATAGTTAAAGTTCCACTGAGAGGCTGTTCCGTATGATTCTTAGAAGTAATGGATACCTCTAGAGTCTTTTCTTCATTATCAGTAAATCTTAGTCCAGCAGTAAATGGAGGTTCCTCTAGGAATTCTGCTGTAACTTCTACATTTTCCCAATCTCCTTGGGGTGTACCATTAATCATTTCCCTACGTTGAGAAGTGATTGCCAAAGTATCAGAGCCACCCTTACCCAATATGTTTATGGCTTCCTTATCTACTTCTAATTTGTATTCGTAGTTAAGGCTGCCTTTCTTTTGAATAAGATTTACAGTCTTAGGTACTCCATTAACTGTAATGGTAAGGATGGCTTTTTTATCTGCTTCTGTATCATTCACTTTTAACGGATGTACCATTACGAGTGCAGGACCAGTACCAGATGTTTTATCTGCTTCAAAATCTGCCATTACTTTGTATATTTTCTAAGTTCTTTTCTTAATTGATTTCGTATCTCTTTCTCTAAAACTACGTTTCCACCTGCTGCCTCGAAAGCAGGTTTCCATAAAGGACGAGGTGGAAGATTACCATCTCTACTACCATACTCCAACATGATAGCAATTTGGTTAAGTGTTTTTCGAGAAGTTCTACCAGAGTATGTTATCTTCCTTAATCCTGGAGGAAGACCAACAAAGGTTCTATCTTTCTGAGTTACCATTGTAACTGACCTTGCATATTGACCAGTAAGGTTTAATAAAGTATGTGCTCCATACTTCTTAAGTGTAGCAGTAGCATGAGGAGGCCAAGAAACTTTGGAACCAGGTGGAGGTAGACCATTATTTAAACTACGCCTTACTATACGAAGAAGTTGATTGCCAAACTTTCTAGTACCTAACTCGTATCCGAGCTTCATGATACTTGGAGTCTTGGCAATCAACCTCTCAGCCTGACGTTGTTTAACGGGGTCTACATAAATCTGAATATCACATAGATTATTCGAGAGGTTTATGTTAACCTTTCTGCTTGCCATCTTTATTCTTATTTAATCCCAACTCACTGGCAATCTTCATAAGAATATCTTGTTGCATGGATAACTTCTCTGCTACTTCGGTTTTAAAAGCCTCGAACTCTTCTTGCTTATAAGCCGGAGCTGGTTGTTGTTGAGGAGTTAGCATACCCTCGATTGTATGAAAGATATTATCACATTCAGTAACTACTGCCTCATATTTCTCTCGGTTATTGAGAATATTTACAGCAGTAGTCCTTTGGATATTTACTTCGTTTACGATATTGCGTAAGTCGGTAGTGTAATAAATATTATTATGAATACCTTCTGCAGCATCTGTAGGAAGGTATATTGTCAAAGAGGATACAGAATCTTGAATAACGATTTCTGTATTTGCGGCAAAGCTTCCATCTGGGCCAGTGGCTCTAGGTTTGCTTTCACCTACTTTTAATACTTGGGCCTTATCAAAGATTGGATACCCAGAACGTCTGTCTCTCTCTCTAAGGTGTATATAGTATCACCTTTCTGCAATTTAGAAAAAATCAAATCTTCCATGTTCATCTTTTATTAATTAAGTTTAAAACCAAATGATACTGCACCTGGATTCCTTTGCATAAAGTCTACCAGGTTTAAGAATTGATAGTATCCAAATTGGTCAATGAGTGACTGTGCTTTATTTGCTACTTCCTTTGCTATCTCTGCATTGGGAGCAGGCAATGTAAGTTGAATAGTAAAATCTTTTAGTTGATTTCTATTGGTTGGTTCTTTCTTAATCTCTTCACTTTCCATATCGTTTTATCTTTAGGTGGGTATAAACGAAAAAAGGAGTACACCTATGTAAGATGCACTCCTTCCTAATCTGGCTTACGTAATGACGACGGTCATTATTAAGCCGGGGTTGTGGATGTAGTCTTAAGAGTGGCAACTACAGACTGGATAATGTTCTGGTCTCTTTGAGCATCTACCACTCGGTTGAGACGAGCGATTTCCTGAGTTACTCCTCTGGCAGCATCAGAAATATCTTTATAGATACCTGCCTTTGCTTCCTGAACAGTAGACTCTACTTTCTGAATGTCAGCTTTAGTGTCATTGATTTTGTCCCATACAGAAACTGCAGCAGCACCAAAACCACCACCTACCAATGCACCACCGACTGCACCCCAACCGGAGCCCCAGCCTGAATTGCGTCCATTACAACAGCAACCATCATTACAACCGCGGTCAGCGACGATTACGCCCTCACCACCAGATTTAACTTCTACTCCCCTAATTTTTGAGTTTTAAGTTGTTAAACATAAATTTGATTTTTAAAGTTATTCGTATATGGCCATATACATTAATAATGCTATAGTATCGTATTATCAAGGATTAAGGGAATATCTATGATACACAGCACAAAGTAATATGGGTAACTTAGTCGGGTCTTTAGGAGTTAAAGTTAAATTACCAATGAGAGTCCCAATGGGGAAAACATCAGTATTCTTTTTTATTATACCTAAACGAATACCATTATCATTATCTCCATCACTTGATAGCATACTGATATTTACTGTAAAACTAGCAGGAACATCGGCATTAGGATATAATTCCCATGAATATTCATAATCAGTATTTTGATTTGGGTCATTACTGATAGTTACAGGTCTACCGCTTTCACTAAATCTTAAGTTACTTAATTCTACTTGTTGAGTATAAGTACTACTATCTGTACCTGCTACAGATACATTAACTTCAATAACAATGGCATCTTGAGCTAAAGTACCTAAGCCATAGAAATTACCTGCTTGAATATTGATATTCCCTAAAAATTGTTCATCCTTAACAGTGTTTAATTGGATAGCTCTAGGTCCATTATTATTTACCCTTCCCCTTAAATAACCTTCATCCATGGGGTCTTGGCTAACATAGGCATATAAAGCTTGATTACCGTTACCAGGTTGTTCAAATCTAACTTGCAGATTTCTTGCAGAATTTCCTTCGTTATTGGTTAGTGCCCTGAAAGCCCAGTTATAGGAGTTATCTGGGTTCTGTCCATTATCAATAACTTGCAACCAATCTTCAGAAGGTGGTATGAACGTAGGTTTGACGTACTTCTTGGTAAACTCTACTCTATCTCTTCGTAAGCTTACGTAGGATATAATATCCCTACTACCTGCACTACTACCATATATATCACCCTCTAGAGTAATATTAGTAATGGTACTTCCTTCTTGTTTCCAACCGAATTCAAAAACTCTAGTATAAGGTACTGGATTTACCAATAAGGTAATGGTAGGTACTGTTCCTACCTCTTTACCGTTAATTACAACTTTAGGATTATATAAAGTTATGGTATGAGTACGTGGATATTCTGATAAGTTCTGTACAGAATTACTAATACCTATAAAGGCATTTTCAGAATCCCATTGTAGAGTAGCAGATACCTGACCACTTGGTGAAGCTATTGTCGAGTTATTTTCAGCTATGGTTCTAGAATCCCAAGAAGTAGGAGTACCTTCTACTCCATTGATAGAAGTATATTCTAGTATGTGTAAATCCATTCTTACAGAATTTTCCATACCCGTAGTACCTTCTAATTCAACTTCTGTTACGTTTTCTTCTACTGTACCATTACTATAGTTTGCAGTCCAAGATATTTCATACCTTGTAGAGATTGTTGCAGCATCTTGAGTAAATGCCCAACCATTCTCTACTTCGGCAGCACCATTATAAAACATTACACTACCAGACCGAGTTTGATTAGTAGTATTTTCTTTTACAGAAACCTCAAAATCATATTCGTAATTGATAGGATTACCACTAATTAAATCTACAGAAGCCCAATTGGTAACGGTAGAATCCAAATCGAAATCAGGTTGAACAGCAACTTTACTCGTTACTTTACCATTGATTAAGGTTTCTCTGTAAGATTGAAGTGTAACAGTAACAGCTTGTTCCAATGCAGAAAAATCTCCAGAAGGTATTGGTTCTACATAATCAATGAAATCCCTGGTAGTTACCGTAGCTGCCTGTTGTTCAACGGTCAAGGTTATCGAAGTATCACTACTACCAGTTTGAAATATAACGATATCTGCACTTCTTTGACTAGTAGTTGTATTCTCATCTACGGTTACTATGAGTGTATTAGATTGCTCTTCTACATGAATCCAACTTGGAGAACCCGGTATAGACGTAGTCCAAGTAGTATCTTCACTTTGACTTGTAACAGAACCGTTAACAATCTTATACCTTTTACTACTTATGGTAAAAGAGTAAGTACCACTAGGCTTAGCAGGCACTTGTTGATTTAAATCTTGAGTACCGTTATTTACCTTTAGTTCATAAGACCAAGCAACACTAGCACCTGCTTGAGTAGTTGCCATATCTAATTCCTTGCTACCATAGGTTAAAGTAAGATTTGCTCTACGAGAAGATTCAGAAGTATTTTCAGACAGAGTAATTCCTATATTATAACCATCTCCAGAAGCTTTGATAATTTCTACCTTGACAATGTATGGAGATTTGGCTTTTAGAGTTGGTGTAACATTATGCCAAGTAGAATCCTTACCATTAATTACATCATAATATCCCGACTTAACCAAACCAAAAATACTTCCTCTTACAGCAGGTGAATCACCAAAATTATCTACTACCTCTAATACATCTCGAGTAGATATTGTACCTGCAGCCTGATTACAAGTGATACGAATCACTTTATTAGAACCATTCTGTTCGTATGATACTTGGCCACTCCTTGTAGAAGTAGTTTGGTTCTCTTGCATACTAATACTTGTTCCTAGTACAGTTCCAATATGTTCAGTACTTGTTGCATGTATATAACTTACATTTTCTCTAGAACCCTCTACCAAAGAACCATTAATATACTTTTCACGATAACTAGTAATAGTAATAGACTTAGCAGTACCCAAAGCATCAAAGCTTAAAGTAGTTGGTGAAGCGGTGAATGTATACCGCCATTCTACTAAGTATGCACTTTGAGTTACCGTAACTTCTTTATATACAGTATCCATAGTTGCCCTTACTACTACGCTTCTTTGATTTGCAGTTGTGTTTTCTGCAACGGTCAAAGTAGTACCCGATAAACTGAATCCAGTACTAGCAGTAGGTATACTAAGTGTAGGAGTACCAATAGCATCAGATGCTGCCCTAGTTGCACCTGAAGACCAATGATTAGTTCTTGGTGCCCTTGCACTTGCAGAGATTTGTGATGTACCACCTTGCTCAGTAAATGTACTTGGGTTTGCCGAAATAGAAACTACCCATGTACCCTGAGTTACGTTAGTTATTTTATTCTCTGCTTGGTATATATCAATTGAAGCATTGCCAGATTTATCATTAAGAGTAACGGTTAATGTACGGCTTCCTAATTTAGTTCTTGCCTTTGCAGTTGTGCCAAGATTAGAACCAGAGATATTTTCAGACCATACTACTGAAGCTCCAGAACTTATAGTACCACCATCATTGGTTTTACCATTCCATCCCCAAAGTTGAGAATAGGTATAAGTAGGTGTAGCTGCAGTTCCTCCTGATGCAGGGATATCTGCAATGTTTCCCAGATATACTGTTGGTGTACCATAAGTTTTTACACCAGCTGCTTGAGTAAAAGTAGCAGTTACCTTCTTACCTGATTCAGTTTGAGTATAGGTAACTGTTCCTGTTCTGGAATTAGTACTCTTATTCTCTTGAGCAGACCAATCGCCTCCAGTTACATGGTTAATCCAATCGGGTTGAGCAGAACCGGTATACTCTATAGTAACCTTATCTCCATAAGCAGTACCATTTCTGTATTCTTGACGAGTAGAAGTAAATCCTAAAATATTATTAGCCGAACTAACTTTACCAAGAGCATTAAAGTCTATACCTGGATACTGAGTTTTAAATACATACTCGAAAGTTTGAGTTGCAGCTACCTGATTACAAGTAATGGTTAATTGTTTACCAGAATCTTGCTGAGTTAAAGTATGAGCAAAAGTTCTTGCTGAAAGGTTAGTATTTTCTGAAGCTCTATATCCTAAATCGGCAGTCAAGGTAAGCCAATCTGGTAATGCAGGATAGGCATAATTTACCCTCTCTATAGTACCTGTAGCCACTCCATCCAATATTTTCTCCCGTGTAGATGCTACATTTGCACTGGAAGGCGTTGGTACTCCTCCCAAAGCAGTAAAGGATAATGTTGGATGCTCAACCGTAAATACATACTTATAGGTTACCTTGTGTATATCCTCAAGCTTTACAGTTTCATTATTGCCATAGGAACTAGCATTGGAGATTTCCAAGCCTACATAATTTTCTCCCGTTCCTGTAGGAGAGAGTGCTAACAATTCAGCCTTGGTAGGGCATTCATTTGAATCCTTACCAAGGCCTACTTTAGTTTTGACAGCACTCCAAGTTGCTATCTCTCCCATATTAATCCAAGTTTGTGAATAAAAGTTGTTTCTTCAATTCATCTATTTCTTGTTTCAGAAGTTTGATACCTTCGATTGCCAATACTGACATCTTAGAATAATCTACTTCTTTAACCAGGATATAGGTTTCTCCATCCTTCTCAACTTTTTCGAATTCCTCAGGATTAGGAACTGATTCAGGTTTTACCGTATTCTCAGATACTAATTCAGGGAAATGTTTTTCGATGGATTGAGCAATAGTACCAATATCATGAGTACCTCTAATGAGGAATGAATCGGTAGGAATAGAGCAGATTTCATCAAGAGTATGTTCCAGAGGTTTAATGAAAGTCTTAAGTCTTTCGTCAGATTCTTTCCATAAACCAGAAGGAGCAGATACCTTCTTAAAGATAATCTCAGCAGTAGTACCCAATCCCAACTGGTCTCTTGTTACTCCATGAGGATTACTCATGTTCTGCATGTGAGTAGTAAGATTGGTTTGAGCATTGGTACCTGCAGCCTTAGCATCTGCAATAGCAGTAGCCTGAGCAGTAGATACAGGTTTATCTGCATCCGATGTATTATTAACCTTGGCTAATCCTACTTGAGCTTTGGTTACTCCATGAGGATTAGATTTGTTACCAATATGTAAATCTACCTTCTCATTTACATCAATATCTGCCTGAGCTCTAGTTGCAGCTTCATCAGTGATTAATTTCTCTACTCTAGTAATCTCTCCCTTACGGTCATTGACTTCTTTGGTGATATTACTTTGAAGAGTAGCATCTGCTGTTTCCAGTTCTGTCTTAGCATCTGCAATGGCTTTTTCCAGGGTAGTCTTCAGAGTAGCATCTGCCTTGGTACGGTCTGTAACTTCCTTATTGATACTTGCCTGGAGTGCATCCTTAGCAACCTTTATGGCAGCATCTCTATCCAATACCTCTTGAGCAATATCATCAGCCAATTCTCCTCTGATTGCCTCATCGGCAGCAGTTCTTGCAGCAACCTCATCTGAGATTTGTTTAGGCAAGGTAGTATCAAGCTTAACCTTATCGGCTGCAGTCATAACACCTGCCTTAGTAGTAGTAACTGCTGGTATGCTAATAGAAGAAGATGGATTAGCCTTATAAATATTACCATTACCTTTAGAAGCTGAACCGTAAAGTAAGTTTACATTATTACCATTAGCCTCGAATCTAACCAGGGATGATACAGAATTTATAGGCAAGCCATTAGCTACAGCTTCAAGAGCTTTACCTTTAGCACCATCAAATGCAGTACCGGTGATTTCACCGATGATTAAACCTCCAGAAACAATCTGTACCCAAGTAGTACCTGACCAACGGAATTGATATCCTGGATGGTCTGGGGTAATATCATTATAAGATTTGCCAGCTTCACCAACTACTGCAGTAGTATGGTCAGCATCAGTATACAATTTGATGTTAGTTACCTCATTAGTATCTGATACATCATATGTAGCATATACATCGATTACATCATCTACATAAGAAGGTAATTGACCTGCAGGTACTTTACCATTTTCATCCAGAGATGCCAAACCATTAGCCTGAGCCTTAGTTGCCTTGAAAGCATCCAGAGCAGCCAATACCTCATCAATATCCTCAGTGAGTTCAGTTTTCAAAGCAGTATCAGCTGAAGTTCTATCTGATATCTCTTTATCAATCTTGGTATTTAAGGTATTATCGGCTGTTGTACGGTCCGATACCTCTTTATTGATTGCTGCTGTGAGTTCTTCTTTCAGAGCCGTGTCTGCAGCTTTACGGTCTGATACTTCTTTATTGATTGCCGTAGTAAGCTTGGTATCCAATGCCTCATCTGCTGCAATACGAGCAGCTTCTTCTGCATCGATATTACCTTGAAGCTCAGTTTTAGCAGTATTGATATTACCCTTAAGTTCATTCTTTAATGCCGTATCAGCAGCAGTTCTATCCTGAACTTCTTTATCTACTTTAGCTTCAATACGAGCTAACTCAGCACCATCATCATCCGAAGAAGACTTAATCTGATTATCCAACGCTTTAACTGCCGATACAAGGTTCTCTGAACCAGCCAGGTAATTAGTATCATCAAGTCCAGGTAATCCCAAACTGTCTGTAAGACCAACAGCCGTTTTTACTTTGTTAATCTTAGTATCAGTTTCTGACTTATCTACATTGATACGTTTTTGAACTTTACCGAAAGCCTGAGAGGTAGTATCTGTAGCATTGATTGCCAAGTCTGTAATGGTAGTACCTTCATTTTCAGAATAACCATCTAATTTAATATCGGTACCATTAAGTACTGGGTTTGAATCCAAACGATGAGTATTAATGGTATGTGCATTGGTTGCATCGATATTATCTTGTAGGGTTTTATCTGCAGCTTTACGAGCAGTCTCCTCGGCAGTGATATTCGTTTGTAACTGAGTATCAGCAGCTTCTCTTGCATCTTCCTCATCATCAATACGAACTCCCAAAGCATTGTCGGCATTGGTACGGTCTTGGATTTCTTTATCTATCCTTGCACCCAATGCAGTATCAGCTTCTGTACGGGCAGTTTCTTCAGCAGTGATATTATCTTGTAAGGTTTTATCTGCAGCCTTTCTTTCAGCAATCTCGGTGTCAATACGAACTCCTAAAGCAGCATCAGCAGCAATTCTTGCAGCTTCTTCAGCATCCAAAGCATCTTGAAGAGCCTTATCAGCAGCCTTTCTTTCCTCTGCTTCAGTTGCCAAATCAGTAGAGTTCTTATCAATCTTGGCTTCCAATCGAATATCTTCTGCTTTACGAGCAGCAATTTCGGTTTCAAGTAAAGCCTTAACTTCCAAATAAGAGCCAGAGATATTATTCTGAATACCCTGGATTAATTCCAGGTTTCTCTGAATATTGGCAGAGTTCTGGTTGATAAGAGCATCTTGGTTATTTGCCCTTGCCAGTAGTTCAGTACGAGTTTCAGTAACATAAGTTCTTAAATCCTCTACTGTCTTGGTTAAGGTAGTACTCAGAGTGGTAAGCTTGGTATCCAAAGCTTCATCACCTTCAACTCGTTTTTCGGTTTCTGTCTCAATCTTCGTAGTTAACTCATTTAACTTCTGAGTTATGGTTGTTGCGAAGTTGGGGTCATCACCGAGAGCTTTAGCAATCTCTTCAAGTGTATCTAATACACCGGGAGCAGAACCAATAATTTTCTGGATTGCAGCTTCTACTTCGGCTTCTGTTTGGAATCCTGAATCATTCAGAAGTTCTGAAACTTTTGTGATATAGTTAGCATGCTCAGCTATACCATTTAATTTCATCAGAAGGATATCGGTAAAGTCATTTGAAGAAAGTACTTTACCATCTACCTTATCTACCTTCTTAGATTCAATTGCCTGGATAGCCGTTGTACGGTCTGATACTTCCTGAGCAATCTTATTTTCTAATAGGGTATCTGCATTCTTACGGTCGGCAACTTCTTTATCAATGTTCACCTGAAGAGCAGTATCTCCAGCTAAACGAGTATTGGCTTCATCGGATATATCCTTAGATAAACCGTTTACTTCGTCTTTATGATTTGCTATTGCAGTATCCAAATTGGCCTGTATAGCATTCTCTCTAGCGGTTGCTCGGTCTTTCTCAGTAGTAATTGCTACTGTATTAGCATCTACCTTTGCTTTGATTTCATTTAAACCTGCAGTAGAACCTGTTTCCAAGGAATCAATTCTATCGCTTAGAGTTTTATCGGCAGCTTTACGGTCTTTAACTTCTTGAGTAACCTTACCCTCTACCCGAGTAATCTCTGAAGAAGTCTGTTGGCTTAAGTTAGATATCTGACCTTCAATTTTAGTTTCAAGAGCAGTATCTGCAGACTTACGGTCTCCAACTTCCTTATCCAGGTTTACTTGAAGAATTTGGTCTGCTGCTTTACGTTCTGCTGTTTCTGTACCAAGAGCAATATTAGTTGTATCAATACGAGAACTCAGATTACTATCGCCATTGGTACGGTCCACAATTTCCTCATTAACCATATCCTTAACTTCCTTGTAGTTATCGGCAATGGTTTTATTCATGGCAGTAATTGCCTCAGAGTTCTTTGTGATATTTGCTTGGTTAGTAGCAATTGCCGTAGTATTGGCATTTACCTGAGCAGTTAACTCATTCTTAACCGTATTGATAGCATCTTGGATTGATAAAGCCAAATCCGAAACTCGCTGAGTAAGAGCAGCAATATTATCAGTATGGGTTTTATCAGCATCCTTTCTATCTGAGGCTTCTTTATCAATATTTGCTTGCAGGGTAGTATCGGCATCTTTACGGTCTTGGATTTCTTTTGCCAAGTTATCCTTAACTACTTGAAGAGCAGTGTTTCCGGTTTCAGAAGAATTATCTACATACTCCTTAAGTTCTTCCTTAAGAGCAGCATCAGCTTCCTTACGTTCTACAACCTCTTTATCAATATTGGCTTGTAATGTAGTGTCTGCAGCAGTACGGTCTTCAATTTCTTGGTTTACCTTTTCGGTAATTGCTGCCAACTTCTTTGTGATAGTTGAAGCAAAATTAGGGTCATCTCCTAATGCCTTAGCAATCTCTTCCAGAGTATCAAGTACTTCTGGTGCAGAACCAATAATCTTTTCAATAGCTGCCTCTACTTCGGCTTCTGTTTGATAACCAGCATCATTTGCCAATTGAGATACAAGAGTAATGTAGTTAGCATGTTCCTCGATTCCATTCAATTTGGCAAGTAAGAGATCGGTAAAATCATTCTTAGTTAAAGAATAACCCTCTCTCTTGTCTACCTTCTTGGAATTGAGGTCTGCATCTGCGGCAATACGAGCTTCCTTCTCGGCTTCAAGAGCAGCTAATACATCAGTCTTATCTCCATCTACCTTTTCTCCCAAAGCAGATATCTTCTGGTCTAGTATTTGGTCCTGAGCAGTACGAGTAGCAGCTTCAGAATTAATATTAGTCTGAAGAACTTGGTCTGCAGATGTACGAGCTTGAGCTTCCTTGTCGATATTTACCTGGAGGGTATTATCTGCATTGGTACGGTCAGCTACTTCCTTAGTAATCGAATTCTGAAGAGTTTCTTCTGAAGCCTTACGATTAGTTATCTCATCAGAGATTTTGCTTTCTAAAGCAGCATCTCCAGTTTGACGATTAGTGGTTTCCTCTGTAAGTTTCAACTGAATATTTGCATCAGCATTTGCTCTTAATTGAGCTTCTGCAGCAACATCTTGTTTAAGTTCTGCCTTGTCATTGATATGCAAGGCATTCAGTTGGTGAATACTTTCTGATAAAGCATCGTCAGCCGTTTTACGAAGCTCAGCTTCTTTATCTACCAAGTCTTTAGCATATGCCTTAGCTTCTGCCAATGAACCAGTAGTTTCATTTCTGAGGTCTGCAATGTCAGCAGTATTCTTATCGACTTTTGCTTCTATCTTATCTATCTTATTGATAAGGTTAGTAACTGCAGTGTCGATTTTATCATTAAGTAAATCCACTGCCTTAATGAAATTAGAGTTAACCTCACTAATTTGGGTACTCAGTTTCCCTTCCTCCTCCTTAGCTCGGTTAACTTCATCTGTCAGTGCATTACGTAAATCCGTTAATTTGTTGGTAATTGTAGTAGCAAAGTTGGGGTCATTTCCCAATGCTTCTGCCAATTCCTTTAATGTATCAAGTGCATCATCGGCACCATCAATCAAATCACTGATAGCTTGTCTTACCTGTTCTTCAGTTTGGAACTTAGTATCATTCTCCAACTGAGAAAGCTTAGTGATGTAGTTTGCTCTTTCTTCAATGCCTTCCAGTTTCTCTTTGAGTTTATCCGTGAAGTCATTTTTAGATAAGTCGTATCCTTCTCTCTTATCTATCTTATTGGCAATAGAAAGAACGAATGCCCAGAACTCATTAATAGTTCCGGCAAACCCAGCCTTTACGAAGTCATCGAAATAACCTTGTAAAAGTCTTTGGTCAATTTCTTCATTTGTGTAATACTTACTTACGTACATATTGTTATTATTTTAAGGATTGATTACTTGCTTACCACAGAAGAAGTCAGAATTCTTATCTCTGAATGGTTCTCCTTCTTTTCCACAGAAGGCATTCATTGGAATATCTGGATGTTCTGGGTCTGGGTCTCCCCCGTCTTCAATATCACCTCTGATTATTGCATAATCTGGAAGTTGATTGATACGGAATTTTATCACCTGGCCAATACCCGGATGAGGTATTATCTTATCCCAAACTTCTCCAAAGTAATCTTGAAAGCAAGTAACAAACTTACCTCCAGTCATAGACTGGAATGTGGTAACGTCTAAATTACTTTTCTTACTTTCAATATGTACTCCAGATGTACCGTTCAAGACAATCAGGTTACTATCAAACCAAATACCGTTTCCGGTATTAATTGGTTTCCATCGTAACATTAACATCTTTGCCATATACTTTTCAATTTTATTCTACGAATTGTATTTTGGTATCTCGGTCCCTTTTTAGGATAACCATGAAGACTAATGCTTCATCCTTGGCCTGAGCAACTTGTGTATCTCCAGAAGGTTTATAAGTAATACCATTAATTACGAACCTATCTTCAGACCAGTTAAAATCCCAATAGCCTTCTGGAGTTAAATGTCCCAGTTGTTCTATATATGATTTAGTAACCAGTATTGATAAATTCTCATCATCGAGTTCTCCAGTTAATGTTGCCTTATTAATAGGCCAGTTTCTGAAGGCATTGTAATAACATAATGCCTCGATTGGTATATTATAATATTTAGGGATTTCATCTTCTCCATGACTTAGGAGTTGATTTACATTCTTTGCCCAAGTTATAGTTTGCCTACCAGCATCTATATCCAAGAAATCATTTATAATCTTCTTGTATCTATCCCAAGACCGGTTCTTAACCAATCTATGAGGAGTCTTGGTCATCGTTTTCTAATTAAGGTTCTACCATTACGTTTTACTGGAGAGCTGGGGTTTGGCCCATCTATTAATCCAGGTCTTCTTCTGTCTACTACTCTTGGAACTACTACATGACTTGCTTGGTCACAGAATGGTAAGTAGATTTCCAATCGTCCAGCTAACATACAAAGGTTTTTTCTTAACTCGTCTATGATACCACCAGGTTGCATTGCTTGAGAAAATGTTTTCCATAGGGAAGATGTTGCATCGGCAAGTGTATCATAGTACTGTACTTCAGTAGGCCCAGTTGTGATTTGTTTGATTCTATCACCTCGAGCTTGTTCCGGTTTAGAAGAACCATCACCAACTTGTTCTTTGGTTGAAGTAAGTTGACTTAGGTATTCTCCTGTACTTGTTAATAAATTAAGGAGCTTAACATTGAGATAATCCCATGCTGCCAATTCCATAATTAATTGGTTTTCTAGAGCTTCATACATTAACTCATCATTATATTTATCCAGTGGGATAATATGATTTACTAGCGGTTGGATATATAACTGCCATTTAGTTATGTACATTGCTTTCTCTTCTGATGACATACCATCTGAGATTTCTGAAGGAATGTAATAATTAATTAGGTTATATATACTATCGGTTAATGTAGTTTTGGACTCTGTATTTACAATTACGATTTTGGTTGCATTTAAGTTAAGTCCTTCGGAGTTCGTTATGTTCAACGCTACTGTATAGAATCCGGACTTTTCATAAGTATAAGTAGGTTGTTTAACATCATAAACGGACCCCTTATCATCACCAAAGTCCCAGTCAAAAATGGCCTTGGCTGGGACTTTGGTTAATACTCTAAATGAAACTTCCAGACCATTCGCAATAGCTACAAAGTCTAGATTGTCCATGGTATCTTATTTTTTAGATTCTTCGAACTCTTCCAACAGAACCTGAATCAGAGTTTCAACTGTATCACCTTTGTCGGCAACAATTTCGTGACGAGCAGCGATAAGGGTTGCTTCTTCGAGAGTATAGGCTTTGGCAATCTTTTTGATTTCCATACCTTTTTCGAACTGAGCATTCAGTTTCTTTTCCAACTTATCGATGTCATCATTGGAGTATTTGTCGACAGCTTTCTTATCAAGAACCAAACGCAGGTGACCTGAATTCAAAGCCATCCGAATCTTTTTAGTTCTGTACTGTCGAGCACTCAATTCTTTTTCTTCTCCTCTACAAATTGTAATACCTGTAGATTGGTCATGGAAGCTGTAAGCTTTAGCACCTACAGTTACTTTATATTTATCCATAATTTTACTAAGTTTTTAGATGTTTAAAATTAGGGGTAGGTCCTCGCAAAACCTACCCCATTGAGAAATGGAATTATTTGTAAAATAAACCAGGTGTAGTATTACTCAAGGTTAACCAAGAGATATGGGTCAATGTTCATGAATTCAGGGAATCCGAACTCGGTGAACTTCTTCTCTGCAGACAGAATCAATGCAGCATCCTGATACATCTTAGAGAAGCCTGTAGTCAGAGTAGCATAGATTGCCTGAGTTTGATTTGATACGATTCTTTCTGATTCAAGCATCAACTGTTTTGCAGTCAGCTTAATCAAGGCAGCAGTTGTATCAATCAACAGCAAACCTTGGTCAGGTGTTCCCGGGTGAATATAGAAGTTAGCATTCTTAGGTACCGGAGACTTCACGTTCAGTGTAGCTTCAGTTGTACCAGAATGACGTTCTTTGAATTCCGGCAAGTTCAGCATTTCGATTGCCTGGTCTTCACCACCAATCATAGTAGTAAAGTTACGTCCCATACGAGCAGCTCTTACCCAGATATGTAGCAAGTCTTTGTAAGTGATACCCTTCGTAGTTTCATATACACCGATAACCGGAGCAGATTCTGAACCATCAGGTTTGTTACCGTTGATAACAACATCCATTGCCAGAGTATCCATTGCATAACCAAGCTGAACACCGAAGTCACGAAGGTAGATTGCCAATACATCCAGAGATACGTAGTTACGAACTTCATCAGTAAGTTTGAATCCCTTACCAATTTTGAAGAGACTTACTGATTTCTGTCCAAAGCTTACATCTCCCAATGGGATAGTTTCTGCTTCGTTAACCTTTGCAGGTGCAGCATCGGACATATTAATCATCGGCATGATTGCGCTAAGACCACTGATTGACTGGTCAGATGCAATAATCTCCGGATAGAATGGAGCCTGGCGCATACCAAGAGTGATGGCAGAACGAATGATTTCCGGAACAATCCAACGAACATCTTGCTGAGGCATTGTGAAGATGTTTTCCATTGTGTCGATTTTCGGATTGATATCCAACTTCTCGAACAATTCATCTTGGGTAATACCCCATTTACCAGTGGTAAGTTCACCTAATGTGATGTCCACAGGTTTTTTGTTCTGTGAACCTTGACGGTAAGCATCCAACTGCTGTACCATTTGAGGAAGTTCTTTTGCGAAGTCTTCTCTCTTCAACTTTGAAATATCAACTTTTTCCATGTTTCTTCTTCTCTTATTTAATAAGTACTTGAATTACCTCGTTTGCCTCATCTGCAGGTATGAGGGCAATGAAAGGTGTAGCATCTGTTGACTGGTTTGCTTTTACAAATCGGCCGTTCAGTAAGTCACCAGAGGGAACTACATATCCTGCTTTTAAGTCAGCAGCATTAGATACCCAGTTACAAATCATGTAACCTTCTACAGCAACAGTTACCTCTACTGGGAATTTGTTCTGTGCTTGGTAAGCAGGATTTACATTGTCGGTTACTGCCACTCCGATATATACCTGAGTAGGTTCAGTGTAAGGCTCAATTAAACCGTCTTCTCCAAGAGCTACCGGCATACCTTGCAAAATTGTTTCACCATCTTTTACACAGAAAGCTTGGTGCAATTTGTGTGATTCACTTTTGTAAATCACCGCTCTTGGGGTCTTTTCCCCAAACAGCGTCATTGGCTGGTCTTTGTTTACGATTTTAGTCATAACAGTGATATTTATCGATTATTACTTGAATTTCTTCTTGTACAAGTCTTCAAGGGTTTCCGAAGTAGACTTGGCTTCTGCATTTGAAGTAGTTGCAGGTTTCTGAGTTCCAGTCTTTTCATCATTCTCTGCAACAGAAGAAGCACGGCTTACATCATGAGAACCACAGCTTGCACATACCATTGGGAATTTTTCTTCCAGACGACTCTGATAATCCTTAGTCAAGGAGATGAGAGTAACAATGCCAGTAGTTTCGGCATTCAACATTGTAACAATAGTTTCATCGGCTTTGTCACCCATCAACTTCTTGTAAGTAGTAACAGCACTTTCACGGAGAGAAGCAATATGATTCTTTCCTACAGTTGCCATTTCCTTCAAGTTTGCAACTTCTGCATTCAGGTTGGTAATCTGTTCTGTAAGAGAAGATTTCTCTGTAGTAAGATTATCTACCGTTGTCTGAAGACTGTTTTTGGATGATACCAAGCTTTGAATACAAGAAATAACTTCTTCCTGAGTCATTTCTTTGCCTTCTGCCAGAGATAACATGTTATCTCCGAAAAGCTTTTCTAAAAATTCTTGCAATTCTTTGTTCATATTTTCTTTATTAGGATTATGATTTTCTTGGGTACCATTATCATTAAAAGAATCTGGAGTATTGTCCTTTTCTTGGAATGAGTTGAAGTCTGTTTTGTAGTCAGTAAAGAAGTACTGTTTGGACTTGTCATCCCGATATTCCTCATAAGAAGACCAGGTTCTTTTTGCAAAGGTTGGATTAATGATTTTACCATCTTCACCAATCTTTTGAGCAAAAGAATCGGCTCCATGAGATACCAGAGATGTTTCCATATAACGAACTACTTCAGTAACTACTCTACGAATCATTTCACCCTTAGAGTCATAAGTACCAAGTTTTTGATAGAATTCACCATCTTCCATTCCTGGGTGTGATTTATCCCACTTAAACTGTACTGTTACCGAGTTACTATGAATTGAAGGAGGTTCCATAAGAATACCTCTAGCAATTCTTGGGTTAGCTTTACCATCAATCTTCAAAATACCGTTGATACCTGCAGGTATAGTAAAGCTTCCATCCTTATAAGACTCCTGCCACATTACTTGAGATACAGCTCCAATTGCATTACCAATATTTGTTTCATGGTCGCAATTTACTGTTTGCCCGAGTAACAGTTTCATGGAAGCCTTAAGTACTCCATTCTGACCAAAGTCAGTAGGATTCCAGTTCTTGGATACAATCGTTTCAGAAAGTAACCTAAACATTGGTTCTATGAACTCTTCGTCCTTCGGAGTAAGTTCCGATTTATCAAGGTTTGGATAATAGGTATTATAATCTATATCCCCTCCCCAAAATCCAAATTGAGCAATGGTATCCGGTGTCGGAGTCTTCCATTTGTAATAATTCTCTGAGAAAGCCTGGGCTCCAACTGCTTCTGGGATATACCCAGCCATAATGGTATGACCCTGGCCAATCACCATTGAATCAAGATGCTCTTTGTTTCTTTTAGTAAATTTACTCATCTTGCTTTTGTATTTTGGTCTCCACGAGATGGAGCCGGATTAGTTTTATCTCTTGACCTACGAGCAGATTGATTTTTATCATCTTGCCTTTGCTTCTTCTTAGTTCCTTCTTGAGGGTCTGAGTTACCGCCTTTAGCAAATTGGTCCTCAAGTGAAACTCTTGGTTCATTCTCATCAGGAGAATCATAACCCATTGCCCAAGCATATTGGTCTTGGCTAATGATACCAGCCTTATATAATAAATCCAGGTTTTGGATTTTATACTGAAGACCTTGTTGAACCTTAACTTCATCAGAGATAGTTGAAGTTCCCCATGATATCTTTATTCCCTTATTATCAAAGCCTGCCAGACGCAGTTCTAGAGAATAAAGAAAATCCAATACATAAGTTACAAGCATTTGGATATTTTTTAACTGGCTGATTAATTTAGACAGCATTATACCCGTTGCTCCCTCTCCCGTTGTTGAACTAACTCCAATAAGGTTTCCATTAACTCCCAAACCATTTGCAACTGATTGCTGATTCATGTTCCAAGGTTTCTCAATATTACCAAGTTCCTTGGTAGTTGAATTGAGTTTAAACTCATGGTCATCAATGTAACCAGTTACTATACCATCTTTCATACCATTACGAAGATTTCTTTTCAAATCTTTTAAGGTACGTTCAAGACGGGATTGATAAGCTTGTAAGCTTTCATTTGGATTCTGGTCTGGTTTAGTCATCTTAGCTTCCAAGAATCCTACCATACCAACCATTTCCATTATGTGTTTGAAGTTAACCTTCATATCATGTTGGCCTTTTAATGAATCCAATGCTGCCATAAAAGGAGGAATCCCATAAGGTTCATCAGTATCATTAAACATACCAGCATACACATAAGTTTCTGGGTTTAGTTTGATATAATCTTGGTGCTTTACGAAGTAATTCTTATTCCTCTGGTAAGGAGAATATACTCCATTGTTCTCTCTTTTGAAAACAATGTTCTCGGGTCTAAGGAATAAGACTGTGTCCAAACCATCCAACATATCATTGGGAACTCCTTCAACAGATATAGCTCCACTAACAAGGCATTGTACAATCATCTTATTAACTAGACCGTCTATACCAGCAGTATACCTGGACCATTTCTTTGTAGCTTCGGTAAGATGTTTTCTCATCTTATCTGCTTCGGCATCTGAATTATTTGGGAATGTTACCGTATGACCGGTGTTTGCCAACTTAAACATATCCTGCAAAGCAATGCCCATATCCGGATTTACCTTATATAAATCACGAATCAAAGGGATTACTTCAACACGAAAAGAAGGATCTACCATTACGGTCATCCCTTTCAGAGTACTGAGTAAAGAGTTATCTTCATCTACCGATACTCTACCAGGAGATATAGCAGCAGCTTTTGGCTTGCTTGGCTCCTTGTTTGATTCAGGAGGTGGGTCTTTCTTTCTACCCCAACTCCAATTAAAATTGAGCTTTTTCATTTCGGTTGTACTATTACGTTAGTTTTTCCTTTTCTTATGTGATTACAGATTGCTTTACCGAATATAGAGTCATCTGCATATACATCCCCTTCTAGGTCTACATCTACTGTAGAGTTGTTAGCTCTATGCTTACCCATTGCAACTGGCCTACCTAAACCATCATATATGAAGGTATATGCTTCTTGAACAAAGAAAGGGTCTTTAACAGTAATATTATCTTCTCGAATATCCTGTTCAAGTCCCTCTACAATAACAGAACGGTTCTTTTGTGTAGTTAACCATCCTGGAGATTTATCTACCTCAGGTCTAGATTTACCTTTCTTCTTAAGCATTTTCTGATAGTAATACAGTTTAGGATAGCCTTCAGTTTGAAGAGCAGAAGTTACTGCCAATCCAACATCATTAGATTCTGGAGCAATAGTGGCAAAGTTAAACAAATGCCCGGTATCTCCAAGTAACCTTGCATACTTATCTACTGAAAGTCTACCTTTGAATACTGCTTGTTCTTCTCCTTGTTTATCCATGCAAGTAAATGCAGAGTAGTCAGAAGACCTACCAGTTGAAACGTCAGCACCAATGAAATATTCCTTATCCGGTGTTGGTTCTAAGAATTGCCGATATTGACCATTGAATCTTTTCTTAATAACTGGATAATCACTAAGACAGTCTTCGATAGCTTTGATATCAGCTAAGTCGAAGACCGTATTTCCAGATGATAAGAAGTCACCATCGATTTCTTGTGCAGTTCTTTTAGTTCCCAAAGCAGAAGACATTTCATTATACCAATTAATGTCTCGTTCTGGGTGCATTTGCCAATACAATCGAAGTGGGTTAAATGGATTCCCACCTGCAATAGCATCAACCCAAGTAGAGTGATAAAAGTTACCAACTCCATAGGGAGTGGAATTGATGATAGCAGCTCCACCAGTGGAAAGAGTAGGAAAAGCGGCTGCCCAGATTTGGGCTGCCCATCTAACTACTGCTGCTTCATCAATTACCAGTAAGGATAGAGATTCTGAACGACCGGCTTCTGAAGACGTTGGGATAGATTCTATGAATGAGCCATTATCGAACTCTATCATTGATGCAGAACCATATTCTCCCGAACGACCATTTATAATCGGTGTCTGTAAATACCATGGCAGGTTTTTGTACATGAACTTAATCTTCTTAAGTACCTTCTTTGCTGTTGTGTCCTTGATTGAGATAATGTTAATCTTCTTGTTAGGATGATACATTGCCAACCATAGGCAGTACATAGATATAAGCTCCGTAATACCTGCCTGCCTGAACTTAAGCAGAATATTGAAACGTTCTTTTACGAAGTTATACAGAACCGATTTTTGATACGGGTAAAGTTCAAATCTTACCTTTCCCCTCATAGGGTGTATCACATAAGTGAAAAGGCTAAAGTAAAAAACATCATTACTAACTTTAGCAAGTGTTGCTAGTTCTTCCCTTGTAAGAGCAGATGTGTTAGTTTCTATGTTAATCTTCTTTGCCATAATCAAAAGTTATATGTTACTGAAAACTCTAAGTCAGCTTTTATTCCCGAAAAGAACTTCGGATAATGAAAAGCATTTATACCAAGTTTATAATTGAAATTAGTAGTCTTGATTGAAAGGCCTGTCCCTATGTCTAACATTTGATTAAAGACCCTATATTTACCATAAACGTATGGACTTAGAGTTAGTTTTCTAATTCTTTTTTGAGTTAATTGACCTTCATACCAATTGTACTTATACTTACCTAAGTCCATGTTAAACATTCTCGTTGAATAGGAGTTTGTTTCCTTGTTGAATAAACTTAGGTTCAATTGGTTTTTATCCAAGGTAAATTGGACCAAAGAATCTTCTCTACTAATTCTATTCGAAGTAACCTCTGTTGAATCAGAAGCTTGGGGTTTAGTCGAATTGCTACTGTTTCGATAGAAGTCGTAGAGAAGAATTCTCTGGGGCTGAACCAATTGTGTATATGGTGATTGGGGCTTGAAGTTCTCTTTCAGTTTGATTGTATCAGGAATGCCAATGACCGATGAATCAGGAAGTTGTCTGATATATGAATTCAGTTTGTAATTCCTGAAGCAAAGGTAAATAGTAAATCCTAGTAGTAGAAGGAACACTACATTCTTCCACTTGTTTTTAAAATCTGATTTCATCGCTTGCGAAAAATTTAAATTATACTTACTATCGGTAATCGCTTAGCGATTACCTTTTATCGAACGTAGTGAGATAAATTTCCTATATCCTAAAACATAACATCTAATATCTACTACAAACAATAGCTATATACGTATATAAAAATATAGATATATATACGTAGTATATTATATATCTATATTTTTCAAGGCAGTGTTTGGACTTATATAGAATACTTTCTATATAAAGCTAAAACTAGTAACCTTAAGTTGGGTACCTTTTAGACGACTTCGTACTATTTCCTTTTGAAATACAAAATTATTACCTATGAAAAAAGATAACATCTCAGGATTTCCTGGTTATTACATTTCCAAACGAGGTCGAGTATTTAGTAGAATCCAGTTCTCATTTGATACAGGTTCAAAGGGTTGTAGAAGAATATATTCAAACACTTGGCATGAACTTAAGCTGTATCAAAAGAAAACTGGTAAATACCAAGTATCTCTTTACAAACCCCATGATAGGAAAGTATATACTGCTCAAGTTCATAAACTAGTTGCAAAGGTTTATATCCCAAATCCCCTGAACCTACCATTTGTATGTCATAAGGATGATGTAGGTACTAACAATCACTACAAAAATCTTCAATGGGGTACAGCTAAAGACAATGCCCAGATGAGAGAATGTAATCACATTACTAAAGGATTAAAAAGACACAAACCAAAAGGTTTTATGTCTGGTAAACTTAATTCCATGTATGGTAGCATCCGTATTGGTAATGCAAGTAAGTATTCTATCGAAGATATATTAAATTGGTATAAGTCTTACGAAGCTGGTAACTCAATATCCAATATCTGTAATCAATTTAAAGTACCTTATAAAGTAGTAAGTCGTAAAATTAAACTAATTAAGTCTAATCCTAATAAATACCTTACTTACTTGACTCAGCTTGTTTCAAACAACGCTTGAACCAGATTGCAATTTCAAACACGGAACCTTTAGCTATGGTATACCTTGCCTTGTTAAGCCAGTAAAGGTAATTGCCTTCATCCATGAAAATCTTGTAGGCTTTAGGAAATCCCATAATTGCCTTGAAATCTAAAATCCCAAGAGGGTAACCATCAGGTCGGAACTGTCTATCGGCAGGTCTTAAAGTTAGAGGAGCTTTATCTAACTCTAATCGATACACTCCTGGGAGAGTACTCATCTTAGCAGTCTTTATGGGCCATTTCTTTTCATTCTTGAAGTCACTATTCCACAATAACTGAATCTTTCTAACGGTTAGATTTTTCTTTGCAGGAAGCTTTCGATAATCATACATCGCCAAATTCTTTTCAATTGGAATGTTATAATTTAATGGATTCTGGTAATCGTTAAGTAGATTTCTAGTAATTGTTGGAGTTTTTACTTGGAATACTTCATTAAAAGCATCCAAGTATTTCTTACCAGTTTTCTTATGAACTCCAACGATAACTAAACGTTTCCTTGATACTTGGGAGTTCCCATAGTCGGAAACGCTTCTTTCGTGAAAAATAAGTTTATAGTCTTTAAAGGCTTCCTGAAGGTATTTATTGGGTAGAAGAGATAGCAAACGAGGCAGGTTTTCTATAAGAAAAATCTTAGGCTTGTAATAATTGATTCCCTCTATTACTAGATTTAAACTTCGGTTATCTTTGGGCTTACCCAATTCTTTAACCTTTGAAAGCCTCATAATAGACGACATACCACAATCTGGAGAAGATAAAATAACATCTACTTTCTCATCAAACTCAGGTAAGTTATATCCCTTATAGAATGGTACACCCTTAAAATTAGTCTTCCATTGCTCTTCACCTGGAGTATGAAATACTCCTCGAGGTTCAATATTCCCTAATAGGTGCTTCCTAAAAGGGAAGAGCAGACCTCCTTGGCCTGCACATATCCCTAATACATTCATTTCTTATAACTTCTTAGTTTTACGTATTTAACCCAAGCATAATGTTTCCTAACCTTGGTATAATCCAGGTCGTGGTCATTATTATGGGCTTCCTCTTCGAAGCTTACATCATGGTATCTTTCGCTTTGTTTGTTCCACTTAGCAAAGAACCTGATGATTAGGTACTCGATTGCATACCATAAGTAGTAGAATATCCACAACATCTCTTGCATTTGTTTGAGATGAATGTGCTCATGATTGTAATCATAGGTATCAAACTTAGCACCTTTTCTCACAAAGACAATTCCGAATAAGTTCATTGCCTTGTATCCCTTAAATGGGATGAATTTGTTGTAAATTACCTTCATTATATCTTGTTTTTAAAGTTTTCGTAAGCGTTTTTTAACTTCTGGTCATAGGCATTTTCAGCATAACCAGGACCATTATACTTCCGAGCAAAGCCTGCCCAGTCATGTTCTTTCAGATTTTTCAAGCAACTGGTATTATTCATGTAGTAATACATGAGTTTTAACTGACTTTCATGAGATTCCTGCATCTTTTTCACGAATTCGAAGACGTCTTTACAGCCACAATAGAGGTGATTGAAGCCCATAATCTGAAACATTCCCCAAGAAGCTGACTTCAAAGCACATTCTTCGTCGATTTTCTTGGCAATTTCGAGTCTTTTGTACTCACTTGCTCCTCCTAAGTACTTCGATTTATCCCATTTTGGGAAACAAATCGTAGGGTAACTCTTTTGAGCAGCTACTGACTTGTCTAAACCGAACTTATTTTTGATTTCTTTGTACATAATGTGACCTTCAAACAGAATTTGAGGTCTACCATCTACTAGAAATCCATCTCTACCTGCTCCTTCAACCAGTTGTACTGCCTTTAAAAGAGCTGGCTCCAGTCCTAAATCATTGGCCAGAGCCACAATCATTTCATTAGTTAACTTATCCATAACGTTATATTTTAAAGTTCATTAAAGAAAAGAAAGTATTGCGTATACCTTATCTGGATGATAGTTAGGAGTTCTATTATCTTATATAAAATTTATAATAATATGGAAGAGAAACTCACATGTCACCTATGTAATTCACCATTAGATTTGGATGATTACGATTTAGCCAAAACAGTACCTCAATTAATGAAGGAAAAACAACTTTGTTTTCGATGTGCTTTTTGGCATAGAATCCTTGAATCAGATAAAACTTTGATAGAGGATTCTAATTATGAAATGATTCCCTTGGTTACACCCTATTTTCAGCATTATGCCATTCACTTAAATAAGATTTGGTTAGAGGTTGCTACATTTAGAAGAGAGTCATTGGGCTCAACTAAGAAATATATTGCTGCAATGGTAAAAGATAAAGTATACATTGGTTCGTATAATAATTGGGGATTCCAGGGAATAATTCCGGCACACTTAAGAGAACTTTTTACTCCAAATGGTATAATCCTAACTCCAGAACAACTAGACGACTTACTTAACCGGAAATCCTTTACCGCAGCAGATTTAAAAATTCTTATTGATAATTGTATTAAATCAGAATAATTTTGTATATTTGCATAAACATTTTAATAATAAAGATATGAAAAAGAACAAAGAAACCAAAAAGCTAAAGGAGGGTGAAGAAGTCATTTTCTCTGATGGCAAAACCTTAATGGAGAAGGTAATCGTAGAATCTATCGATAAGAAAGGTGGATTTGCAGTACTGAGCAATAAAGTAAAAGTATCAAGAACTATTGGACCAGATGGATGTTACACAAGGTTAGATGGTAAATCATCTATGGTATTACCTTTAACGGATAAATCCGAATTGGATTACCAAGCCTTCAAAGCTTACTTCTCTATTAAGAGAAACTTGGATTTTATCGAAGCCAAGATAAAAGATATGAAGAACAAAGAGTTCAGTGAACTAATCGTAGAGTTAGATAAGAAGATATCCAAAATCGTAACAAAATACTTTGAGCAATGACAACTTGGATAATCTTGGGCATCATATATGCCGTATGTGCTATACCTGCATGGTTTATGACCAGAGTAATTACCTCATCCCACCCAATGAAAAGGGTGGGGTTCTTTTTCCTAACTATCTGGTTAATCATGCCCCTATTTCCGATATATTTACTAATCACATACTTTAAGAATTATGAACAGAGAAATCACAACGAAGAAGGTAGGTAGGCAAAAGAAGCTTACCAACCCATGCCCAGTAATTAAGGGAGAAGTACAGATAATGGTAGGAAGCCCAAAGTGTATTACCTGCCAAGGGTTTAAAAGAAAATTCGAGAAAGATGGAAGAGCCTACGTTCACTGCAATCGATTATAATTCCTTAGAGAATAAGGTAATCGAAGAAAGGATAAGAAATTACTATCTTCCAGTAAAGAATACATTTGAAGCAGTCCTATATGGAAGGCTTAATATACCCGATTCTTCAAGAGGATTATGTGCTGACCTAATTGATGTAAGCAGAACTATCAGTAGAGAATTTGCATTAGTCGAAGAAGTTTTCCTATGGAGACATGTAATTAAACCATGGTTCACCCCACAAAGGTTTAATATCGAGATAGTATACTTTGGTTATTATAACCCTACCATCATAAAATTGCAAGGAGAAGGATTAAGAATTGAAGGTAGGATATGGTATAGAATGCCATTAGAAAACCTAGAAGGACATGAATACCTTCTAGGAACAGCATTCTGGTTTCCTATATCTAAGGAACATAATGATAACCGTATTAAAATACTAGAGTGTGCCCTGGAAGATTTAGAGAGGAGTATTAGGTAGGGAAAGGACCAATGACTTATTAGGTAGTATTCTGTAATTAGTTGCCAGGGATGTTAGGTCTCTGGCTTCTTTGTGTGTTTTGTGGGCATGTGGGATTTGTGTGTTCATGGTACCCCTTAATACGAGGAGCTCAAAAGTTGTGGTACTAAATGGGGGGAACGGTTACGTTAAATTTAACATTTAAAAATAAAAAGTAAGGGACAAACATTTATTCATTTGTCCCTTTCAATATTAATATACGATTGTATTGTAGTGCTTATTAAAATACTTATCAAAAAAATTTTTATTTTCTTTGTGTGTGTAAGCAAATAAATATATAATGAATAAACTAAAAGAAATTAAAGTAATGTCTAAATAATTTCTTTCGTCTATATCTAATACATTATTAACGTTATCAACGTAATTTTCTAATGTATTTGCGTCTATTAATTGATAACTGTTATCAATTAAAACTATTACATAACGTTTATCTAAAACGTTTGCTACAAAATACAATAAGCAAATAAAACAAATCACTACTATTAAAGTAGCTACTAATAAAGTAAGTATAAGCATATTATTTAAAATTAAAAAGGGAAAGATTAATCTTTCCCTTTGCAGTTAGTTACTTGAAATTCTTAACAATCTGTAAACCTTTTGTAAGAACTGCTTTCTTTGTATCTTTTGTGTTTTCGCTTGCAATAGAAGCAAAAGAAAAATCATGAATTTTATAAACTTGCTTATAAAAATCGTTGAAGGCTGAAACAAGTGTTTTTAATTCATTTTGTTTCTTCTCTTCTTTTGCTTTACAAATCGAGTCAAGCAAAGAAAAAGTTGTATTTCTTAATTTCTTTCGGTATGCTTTTTTTTGCTTTTCGTTCAATTCAGCAAACAGAGATTCAACATAAATTTCTGTTTTCTTTCCTAAAGAAGTTTTTAAAAGTCCGTTTGTTTTTTCATTTAGACTTTTAAAAATACTATCAACTGATAGTTTAATAGTGCTATTTGCTTTTGCTTGCGCTTTTGCTTTATTTGCACTAACTTTGTTTACTTTGTTGTTAGCAACTTCTTTTTCTACTACTACATTTTTTAATTCTTCCATAATAAAATACTTTTAGTTTTTATATTTATTTTATTATATCCTTTTCTCTATAAAACTAAAAGATTTATAAGAAAAAGAGAAAAGGAATAAATTAATTTTATATTGTTTCAATATGTCAAATATCGCTTTTTGATTACATTACAAAGATATGATTTATATTTTAATTAGCAAAATTTTCAGAGAATTTTTTCTATAAAAATTGTTAATCAAAATTTTAAATATCTCTTTGCTTTTTCAACACTACAAAGATAAACATTTTATTTGTATCTGCAAAACATTTATAGAAAAATTTTCGAGAAATTTCTAAAGAATTATTTTTAATAATTTCGTATGAAAAATTTGCAAGTAGGTTTTAGGGGTTTGAATTGGGGGCATGGTTTGGAGGTAATATGATAGGTATATTGATGGATATAGGGAAGGAGTTGGTATAGGTACCACTTTAGAAATTCGGAGGCCCCATACAGTCCGGTAGATATTATCTGTATATTATATCATATAAGGCCATTAGGTGACTAGCAGGCTTTTATACCAATGCCATGGGCCATGCAGGGAGTCCTAAAGAACTAAGGCCTATATTAGGACATATGTAAGCCTTAGCAAGTCCCATGATGGCCTAGAGTTAGGTTACATAAGAAAAGCCCAGTACCTTAGATAGGCATGGGCTTAGGTGTAACATAGTTAGCGATTAGGCTTCTGCAATAATGGTAATGTATAATGAACCCAGATAAGCGGTATATGCAGGCTTAGGTTGAGAACCATCATCGAATAGTAAAGGACATTCTGCAAGTATAGAGTTTATTTGGGCTCCTGTAAGAGTTCTATTAGAAAGTTCATAATAGAAATTATGTACTATACGACCGGGAGCTAGTTCTGAGCAATTATATGCCTTGAATGTAAATTCTGGGATGTGTAGATACCCTTCGTCTATTAGGAAGGAAAGATACTCAAGAACCCCTTTCTCATCTACCTGAGAATCAATGTTTAGGATCGCCTGGTTTTTAGTGAACCAAGTTTTAACTAAGTTGGGTTTAATACTACGCATAGGATATAGGATTTAAAAATTAATATTCTTGTTTATTATCACATTGCAAATATAAGAATAATAAATAATATAGCAAAATCCTAATCAATTTTTATAAATCCTACTGAGGCCCATAATGGATAATGTATTAGAGCTCTAATACTAATATTACGTATCTCTCTATCAATACTCTCTCAAAAGAAGTATCTCTTCTAGCAATCTAAAGTTTCTTTTTAACTAATTACAAGGGCCATTAATAACATAGTTACTAGTTTTAGGTACCTTGAATGGCCTAAAAATTTAATAAATCCGAGAGCCATGAATGGTATATTTTAATGCCTAATCCCCAAATCCTATTGCCTAATCCTAACCAATTTCTATATAATATATACTAATATAAAGGGCCATTAGGGGTCTAGGATTTATCGGATTTAGGTACCCCAAAAGGCCATTATTAGGTGCCTTTTAGGCAATTGGTTATATAGCCTTAGGACCTTGAGACTGATGTGTTAGATAGCTATAGAGTAGTGGTGTTGTATAGTGAGAGGTAGGCTAGGCCTAGAAGTTTGCCTTAATCCCAACACCCCCGGAAGGCCTTCAATATTGTATTAGTTATATGTATATTGATTATATGATTGGTGATATTATGTAACATAGTTAGGCCCAGTATGATTTTGTTTATTGTTCATACTGGGCTTTAGTATTTATTTTGATATTTGTTTTGTTTGGTGGGTTAGTAGGTTGGTATTCTTAGGATTAAGGTCTCTAATAGGATTACTGGGATTAGTAGTAGGGTTTTCATTTCCTTTTCTGTTTTAATTTGTTTTGGGTACGTAGGTGCTTGTTGAAGGTTGCACCTGAGTCCGTGTAGTAATTGGGGTTTGGTTTACCTGGAGTAGGAAAGTGTTCATTCCATTTATCCTGGTGAGGTATGTATACTTGGTTCTTGGATTTCTTTTTCATAGGCCTAATATTGCGGTTCTGAATCCTATTGATGTTAGTTCTTGGGTTTGGATATGTACGATTTCGAAGTATTCCTTGATACCCTGTAGAGAATAGAATTGTAATACTCCTCCGTCTCCGTATTCGGCATTTACCTGGTCTATGATTTCTTGATAAGCCTTGTCTTGGTTATCTTCAAGTGAATGGTAGATGTCTTGGACTTGGCCCTCTTCTACGATTACTAAGGTTGTGATTTTTAGTTTCATTTTCCGTAATGTTTTAGTTCTTGGTTATACTCTGGGTATTTTTTCTCGTAGTAGTCATAGAGATATTGGTATTCGTCATCTCCTGACCAGCAATCAAGGAAGTAATCATATTGGTCCTCGGTTGCCTGTGATGGGTGTATTCCCAATGTATACTTGCAGTAGTGTTCCCATACTGTTTTAGGTTGAAATTTATTAGTAGGGAAAGCCATGACTACTAGAGCCATGGCAATGATTGATAATATGATTAGTTTGGTTCTCATTTGATAAGGGATTTTAAAAGGTTAATGGTTTTTTCGGTGAAAGTGTAAAGAGTTCCCGGTTTTTCGAGGAAGTTAAGGTAGTAATCAATGACTTCGGCATGTTCTTCCTCATCGAAGTTATCCTTGTAATGTTGGAATTTTTGCATGATAAGAGGTTTGTATTTTTCCTGTTCCTGGATAATGGTTGCACCGTAGAGTACCATATCTACTTCGTCTACGTTATAATCGAAGTATTGGTCATCGCAGCCTCTGAGCAAATCCATTTGATTGAGGATTTCCATTAGGTCAAGTTCCAGGGATTCCTTATCGGCATAGGTATATACCCAGAGCATTTCGAGTGAATAATCCGATATCTCCTCGTAATGTGGGTCATCCTCGGCAATTTCGAAGTCATATGTATTTTGAGCATGTGACATAGGCATTTGGCCTTGGGTAGAGATAATGTGATAAGGGTTTTGTGCAAGGAGGTATGCAAGGATTGAGGTTGAATTTAATGTTGTCACGATGTTATAAGTTTTATTGGTTAATGTTAATTGTTAGCGATTTGATTGTTGAATGTTGTTTGGTCATCGGCATCAGGCCAACCCATGGATTCCTCCATGTATTCGGTAGTATAATCGATAATGGTTGCAGCATCGTCTTTGTTAATTGTAGCAACCTCGGCTTCGATTTCCCGTTGGATTTGGTCGTAATGATAAGCAAATGACCTCCGTATGCGTGCAGCAATTCCTGGGTATTTTTTAAATAATTCGATTAATTTACTTTCTTTATTCATAACGTCTATTTTTAAATGTTTATGCAAATATAAGAATAATATTTTAAATATGCAATAACCCCAATTACTTACTGGAGCCTTATAAGGTCAACTATCTCGATTGAAGAGTATGGCATACCTATAAGTTCTGAGATTATCCTTTTAGTATGATATACATGAAGATGGTTGGGGTTTAGTTTTACCCTTGGGAATATTAGATATGGCCTTAGTTCCTCCGTTCTGTAAGTGATTATAAGTTCCTCACAGAATTTTTCGTTTTGACAATCGAAGGATACTAAAAATTTGGACTGTTCTAGCATATTATTAATATTAAGCAATGAGTATTCTCATAAGTTAAAGGTTCTTTACTAGTAGGGTGGGAGGATGCACCCATTATTAGGATAATTCCTCCCATGACTAAGATAAGTATAATATTAGGCTTCATGTAATTCCTGATAGGTTGTACATAAGTCCTCGATTAGGTCCCCGATAGTATCCTCCCAGGAATCGTACCCGTCAAGGTTATATTCGGCAATGAAGGTAAAGAATGTATCTCCAAATAATAATCGTAAGACTTTGTCTGTTAGGGTTTCGTCTTCGTCATATAGTTTGTTCTCTTCCTCATCGGAAAGTTCTGTATCTCCATCTAGGATAACCGAGATTTGTTGCAGTCTGAGTAAATACCCATTAAGAGTATCAAGGTCCTCTTTAGACCTTGTCTCTTGGAATTTAAGATAAGTCTTTGATGGTGTCATAGTTAGTCCTCCTCTGATTTAATTTGTTGATTCAAGGGTATGTAGGGTTCAGCAGGTAATTCTTCAGCAAGTACTGATATGAATCCTTCCGGGTATAAGGTATATAGGATTCGATATCCATAATCTGAATGTGGCAAGAATACATCCATGATGTTTTTGAGTAATGGGTATAGCTTCCATTGGTTATCCTCTAGGAATCGTTTCCATTCATCCATTTCGCTAGCATCATAGTTAGCAATTAATTGAATGTGATAACGTTGTGTTTCCGTATCGATTGGGATAAATAGGTTGGTGACTACCTCAATTTCGTTTGAAGGCTTTTTGTATTGAGTAATTGGATACCAGATACCTTCGTTTTTCCATTGATTGAGCTGGAATATTGTCATCCCAGATTCAAGTAAGTTGGTGAGTTTGTAAAGATTAACCATGTTGTTGTCTATTTTAAAATGAATAAATATATTTTTATTTCTCACTACAAAGATAAGAATAATAAATAATATATGCAAATATAACTGAGGTAGAGGCAGGCTCTTAGTTAGGTTAGAGTCCTGCCTCTGGGATAGATATGAAAACAACTGGTTAATCGTCGTTAAGGGAACCCTCATTTAAAGTTTCATTAAGTACCTCATTAAGGAGTTCTGCACGTTGTTCTTTTGATAGGCCATCCAGTGTTCCTTTGATTCTCTCCTTTAATGCCTTTTTAAGAGTATTTTGGTACTGATTGATAAAGGTAATTGAAGAGATTGGTACTGGTATGAGTACTCTCATTTGTGTAGTATGATTACATGTATTTAGTAATTCTGATAACTCCTTACGGTTATCTAAAGAGTGTTGAATGACTATAGCAATCACATCTGGTTGTTGGACATCCGTACATCCTGAAGCATATCGTACAATCCTATCAAAAGATGCTTCAGTGATATCAATGGGCATTCCATTTAAGAATGGTTCCCTGAAGTCAGGGTCCATGGTTTCTGTTTCTAAAATAGCTCTGATTTTCATAATTATTCCTCCACTTCTCCTATTCCATTAGCAAGTAAATAATCGTAGTACAAGTGTACGTTAGTATCTCCATAAGTCCTAATGTAGGATTCAGCATCCTCTGGGTCTGCTGAGACCCAGGGATATTCTTGTATTTGTGCCTTATGCAATTGTAAGGCAAGTTCTTTTAATTCTTGTTCATTCATGATATTCTGAAGTTAAGTTGATAAATCCAATTGTTTCTGTCTAGCTTGGTGAATGATATAAATTGTCCATCACCATCGGTAAAGTTTTGCATAAATCGTACGCAGCCAGTAGCAATGATATTTTCTCTTAGTCTGTCTACTGTTACCAAGCTTTCGAATGTGAAAGTATAGTAGCAAGTTTCATATACCCAGATTTGATTGATATCGATGCAAGCTAGTTGGTAGTTATCGTATACCTTACTGAGTAGTTCAAATAGGTTTTCCTTTAGCATTTTATTTTCCTCCTCTGTAAGAGAGAAAGTGTTTTTGTTATTGATAAACCTTTGAAGTACCTCTTCCAGGTTCTGGATAGAGGATTTGGATGCTGTTGTTTTCATATTTTTATTATTTAATTATTACACTACAAATATAAGAATTTTATTTTAAATATTACTATATTCTTACTTTTATTTTATAATAGCTGAGGTTCTACACACAAGAAAAGGCAGTGGGTTAGACTGCCCTTTAAGAAGTTCGATTAAAGTTTTCTTCGAAGTTTGTCAATAACTTCTTCGGTAAATTGTTTTACGAAAGCTGGGTCAGGTTCTGAACTACCTGGGTTGAGTTGTCTCCAATGAAATTTCATACTGGTTCTTAGTTCTCGAGCCAGGTTGTCAGCAGATATGTCAAAAGCCTCCTCGTAATTGATAATCTGTAGGAGAGTCCTTACGCATTGGCCTGCATCTCCAAGAGGAACCTTTTGTTCAATCATTTCGAATCCTTCTTCGTAGATTTCTACTGTATCAATGTAGATAGTATCACAGTGTTGAAGAGCATTGATTAAGTCTATTGTATTGACTTTATCATCGTCACTCATTTCGTTGGCTATTCTGAAAGCCTCAGTGAAAGCATCTAAGATTCCCTGCATATCGGGGTCCTGTTCCTTAAGTGGAATACGTCTAATGATTCCAATTTGTTCGAAGGTTAAGTAATACTTGGTTTGCAAGGTTATAAAATTTTAATAGTTTATTAATTCATTACAAATATAAGAAATATATTTATATCTGCAAAAGAATTAATAAACTATTTAATAATTACTGGGGTAGAGCCCGAAATCTGTTTAAGTCCCAATCGTACTTTCTGTCTCCCTTATTAGTAAATACCCAAAGGTAATGGTCTTTGTATTCCTTTGATATGGTATTATACTTAGAGGTCTGAATGATGATACGATTTGGTTCGTATTCAAGTAATTCTGCATGTACTGTAGATACATGATGACTTTCAAGATTAAGTTTGGCCTTGAAGTCTTTAAGGAACTCATCTCGGTTTACACCATAGTTATCTCCCACGAATTTAATGTAATCGTCCTCTACCTGTTCTAACATGGTAGATACCTTGAATCTAAACTTGTTCATCTTTGTTATTTTTAAGGGTTCGTAATTTCTCTTTGAGTTCTTCAGCATATCCTTCAAGGATATTACTTACTACTACCAAGCAATCTTCATCTGCAAATGACATAATGATATCCATACATTCATCAAAGTAGTTTCCGATTGATTGAGGATTATTCCAAAGTACATCCCAGTTCTTGCAATAATTAAACCGGATAATATCTACGTATTCATTTACTGATACCTTACTATCTGGTAAATATGGATATACCCTTGAATACATAGATTTAAAATTATCCTCAATCTCCTCATTCAATCTAAACTCTTTTGGTAGATCCTCATAGTAAGACATATCTGGAATGTAGAATTGGTAAGCAAATTCCTTATCTGTCTGTGCCTCAATTCCCGGGTATGAATTAGCAAATAATACTGGTATTTTATAGAGCAATAAGTCTGGTACTCTATCATATACCCTGTAATGGTCTTGGTATTCTTTGTACGCATTAACATATACCCGGTCATCGTATATATGAAGTTCATTGAGTATCGTTTGAACTCTTGAATGAAAGTCTTCTAACTCGAAGTGCATAGCAATGTTAAAGGTATCTTCCATACCCTCTAACTTTTGTAGAGTAATAAGTCTGCGGCTTTTGATTACTCTGATTTTCTTTTTCTTTCTGAATAAGTTGAACATGTGTTAAAATGTAAAGTTAATATATACGTCCTGAGAACCTTTCATGAATTTCTCATGGTTGGTATCATCGAATTTAAAGCAAGAATATTTGCCTAATGAGCGTTCATATTCTCCTCTTACTCATACTGGTGCAGTAGTAGTGGGTTTAAGTTTAAAGTAAGTACCTTGATTGATGTTCTTAATCTTGGTCTTTTTACATTCGGGGTCTAATGTTTCCATATATTTGTCTATTTTTAAAATTGATATGCAAATATAATACTTTTAAATTTAATATGCAAATCCGTATATACACAACTGAGGCCACCATTAATAGGTAGCCTCTAAGTTATTTTCTTTTGTTTAGGAATGATGCAGCAAGGGATGTATCTTCTTCTGCTTCTAGTATTTCATCATCCTCTAAGTACCTATCCATCTCTGGGTCATAAGAATCGGTATCAATCCTCATTTCAATCTCCCTACGCAATTCATGGTGTTCTTTAGAGGATATTTCCATAGCAGCCTTATAGTTATCTGTGATTTGATTGAGTTCTTTCTTATTAAGATTAAGGCCCTCCTTGGACGTATCTACTCCCTCTTGCTTAGTTGCAACTACTTCAGGCAATGAATTGATATCGTATTTGTCCTCTAAGAGTTTTGCTTCTTCAGTTTTAGTAAGTACCTTTTGAGATTCTAATACGATAGTTCTTGCTTCCTCTATCGAGATAGTATTCTCAGCATTGAGATTATTCTGTTGATTGAACTGATTGAAGATATTAGTTGTATTGCCTCCAGTAAGATTACGAATGATTGATTGTAATGATGTAGAAGATTCCAACTTAAGCTTCAATGTCTTATTAACCTCGGACGAAATGAAAGGAGTATATTTACCTCCTTGAGAATCTCTTAAGATTTGCAACTGGTGAGATATCTCCATTCTATCCTCTAATGCCCATGCTAGTTGTTCTCCCAATAACGCGTTAAGTAATTCTTCCTGTTTATCTTTATCCCATATTCTAGAAGACAATAATCTGTCTCTCATGAATACTCGTACATATTCTATATCAATCCCTAATCTATTAGAGAATGAATTGATATCATAGGTTACTCCACACAAAACACCATTACCCATTAACCATTGATTAATAAGGTAATTCTGTACCTTGACCAATAATTCCTCTTCGTGTGTCTTCTGGTATTCTAAAGCCATTGCAGTAGTACCCATAGGACGAGGGAATCTTATTATTTTATCTTCTTTTGCCATATAAATAAGCCTTTCTTATATCTTTAGATTCATCATATCCTATTAGCTCTAACTTATAACATACATAGCAATTAATACTAAGGTTATAGAAATATGCCTTATAGGTTTTTCCTTTTACACCTAAATTAAAGGAATCACCAGAGACATAATCCCTGGTGAAAACCAATTTATCCCATTTACCTATGGGGATATTAAGGCAAAGTTTCCAATCCTTGGCAATAAATTTATTGCCGTGAAGGTCTAGGATTTCCCTTGCCATGATTTCCCTTTTTATAGGTCGATAATTTTTTGTCTTGTTCATTGAGGTATTCTTCTTTCCTTTTCTCAATGAACTTTTGAATGTCGGGGAATATCTTTGCTCTTAGAGGTACTACCTGAGTAGCAAAGAAAGCATTCCATAGGTTCTGTGTAAATCCTTCGCCTACCTTAAGCTTAGATATTGCCCAAAATTTACTTTCGAAATTCTTAACAATTTCCCTAAACCTATAATAATATAACTTATGAGTCTTAGGGTTAATGCCTATGGTGGTAGTTTGGCAATAATCTAGAAACTCTTTACCCAATTCGGAAATAAACTCTTCCCTTTTAAAATCGTAATTCTCTTGGTCGAGTTTAAATAACTTTACGTAATCTATTGCTTCCATATAATTCATTTTGCGATTATTAACTTGGGGTATTCATCGGTTATTTGAAATAAATACCCTCTTATATTATCTTCATAGTATGAAGACCAATAAACCCTCCTAATCCGAAAATTATCAAGAATTGCTCCTTTCGGTATACCCGTAACATAAAGCCTATGTTTGGGCATCATGGGAGTTATTTCAAACTCACCAGTAGCAAGTAAATTACCATAAGTACCATAATCTGGCATATTACCAGTAAAACCTGTAGGTCGTAATACATCCATTACTAAAGTGGTTTGAGGTAATTCCTTTTGATTACATTTTATTATCAGTTTCGATTTGCCTATATATAGGTCTTTGACTATATTTGTGAACATACATAGATAATTATATGGGTTATACCTTCGTCCTTGAAGTTATTTAGGTTAGTTGCCTTTTCTTCAAGCCTTTTTAGTGTTTTTCTAGAATCTGTACAGATTCTTCTGGTTGGATTCCTAACCAGCATCAGGATATTCTCTAGTGCAGGTTGCAAAGCATTAACTGGTCCTGCATAAAGTATCTCATGCTTCTTCCCACTAATTACATTGTATTGGGTTTTATAAGCATACTTACCTTTGATATAAGCTACCTTAACTTTTTCTATTTCTTCTTTTCTTATGTTTCTTACCATAACCATCTTTATTTACATAATCCGATATTTCGTCTAATTGTCCCAAGAGTAATGCCTGCACAAATATGGGAACAGGCCTGAAAAAGAAGTCTCTTATGTTACTAGTGTTAATATACCAATCGTATACAATAAAGAACTTCTTAATCTTCCTATGTTTAAGTGAACGTTGAACTAAGTAGGTTTTAATGCATCTCTTATGCAACTCTACCAACTCCTTGTTCTGCTTTAGCATCTCCTTTGCGGAGAATATAGTGTAATCCATTATAATGATATTAATGGTTAAAGGGAGTCATACTTAGTTCGGGAGGCTCTGGTAAACCCAAGGAACTAAGTATGACTTCCTTAAAATCTAACTTTATTTATGCAACTTGTTCTGGCTTAAGGACTTTATTTTTGAAGTCCTCGTATGCCTTAGCAGCTTTCCTGTATTCTTTGGAGTTTTGGTCCTTGATACGGAACATTTCCCGTTCAAGTCTGTGAAGTTCATTACGAGTTTGTTGTCTCCATTTCTTCCGGGCCAGAGTATCGGTTATATCCTTTGGGTATACGTATTTTACTTCCCGGTTGGAGATTACCTTTTCGATGATGGAGGGTTTCTGTTGTTTTTCAACATCTTTTACTACCTCTGCTTTTTTAGAGGTTTTCTTTGTTGGTTTGGGTTCTTCCGGAGTAACCTGAACCAATTTGGCACCTGCAAATTTCTTGGCAGCTTCCTGGGATTCTTCTACCAATTGAGCCTTAGTCTTTTTAGTTCCCTGGGCCTTAGTAGTTTTAGACTTGGATGTAGCATCCTTAATTCCTTCTAATTGTTGAGCAACTTTGTTACCAATAAGGTTAGCAACCTTGTTTTCATTCTTTTTCATAACGTCTATATTAAAAATGTTTATAAACGAATTAATTTCTTATCACATTGCAAATATAAGAATAATATTTTATATAGCAATAAAATAAAAAGAATATTTTTAAATAGCCGAGGTTAATCGGCTAAGAAGTCGAAGATCTCTGGAGCATAATCTATCTCGTTTTCTGGGTCTGATAAATATTCGTCCAGGTTTTCGTTATAATAATCGAGTTCTGATTTAGCCTTGGGAGCAGGTACAAAAGGTATACATTTTTCTGGATATTTCTCTGCAAACTTAATGGCATCTTGATAAGTTAACTTCTTATCAGTATAGAATTTTACCCATGTATGGGAGTATCCCACTCCTTTTCTAGTAACTTCGTATTGTTGATATCCAGAATTACTTATCTGGTAGATTTGATTCTCTGGAATGATTTCTATTTCTACCTGATATTCGTATATTCTTTTTCCGAGTTTGTTTGCCATTTCCTGAATTGAATCCATTAATGACTTAGGCTTATCTGCAAATGAGAAACTGTATTTAGTTTCTGGTACATCGTTCTTTTTAAACGACGGAGCAGGATTTATACTAATTGCATCGGATGTAGGTTTTGAACCTATAGCCAATCCAATTAGTATAAATCCTGCTAACCCTATGATAGGTAATTTTCTAAGACCTGAGTTCATAGCCCGTGGTTTTAAACTTGTTTCTGATATTAGAAGAAACGTATTTACCTTTGGACTCTGCTAGGTGTAATTCATTGCAGATTTCTTTAGGTACACCATCATAACGGTAAATTTTGTTGCCTTTAAAAGCAATCCAAAGTTGTTTGTTTTTGGAGTCGTATCCGTAACCTTCAACATTTGAGGATTCGCAAGGAATCATTTCAACTCCAGTGTTCAATTCAACTGATTCTAAGTATTCGTTCTTGTCCATAATTAAAATTAAATTATTAATGTGAGTTCAGGATGAAATTTATTAGTTTCTCTGTGTAATAGTTCCCATGCTCCGTAAACTCCTTGGGATAAATCATGTATCCATTCGTCTTCCATTTTGAATAGGATATGAGAACAGATGTATAATTGATATTCGTTCAGAGTCTTTATCAATTGAGGCATTTCGTATATCTCTTCGTAAATCTGAATATGATGATTGACTGAATCAAGCATCTCTTCATTGTTTATCTGTAACAGCTTCCTGAGTAAATCAGGTTCTGTTGTAGTGATATTGTTTTTGATATTAGTCAATGCCTCAATTTGAATCTGAGCAATGTTCTTTACTACCTCTTTGGTTTCTGCATCCATTTTAATATTATTTTCGTTATACAAATATAAGAATTTTATTTTAATAAATAATACTCTTTTATTAAATACTGAGGTAGAGGATGTTGTCTTTACGATTGTAAGACCTTAGTTTTTGGTCAATTATTCTACGAATAGTAATCCTGGATACCTTAAATTCTTTGGCTAAATCACAAATCCTACATCCTTCTTTGTGTCTTTGTTTTATTAACCTCCTTTGTATCTTGGTTAATTTAGCATTAGGGTTTAATGCCCCTCTTCTACTAACTCCATACAGGGGATTTTTATCTCCAATGTAACCTCTACCATCCCTTATACATTGCTGAGTATTCTCAGAAGGTGTTCCCCAATAAAGATTACTTACTGAATTATGATATGGTACATTATCTTTATGACATACATAAGCTTTGTTTTCTGGATTAGGTATATAAGTCATGGCTACTAACCGATGTATATAATATATCTTACCTTTTCTTTGAATGAATTTATATCCACCCTTAGAGGTATTATACTTAACTCTATGCCAAGAATCTTTAGTAAGATGACCAGACTTATCGTACCTAATCCAAAGTCTTCCAGATTTACTTATAAAGTAACCTTCTAGAAAAGTTATGTTATCCCTTTTGAGTATCATTAGCAAATTTGATATTTAATCTCTTAAGTGATTCATAAGCATTGGGGGATAGTAATACATCTGGAGCCCATCTTAAAAAGAATTTTGATGGTTTTTTATCTGGGCTAGCCATTAGTTGTCTCATCTCTGCAGAGAACTTTAATCGTTCCTCCTCAAGTTGATATTTGGGGAACTTTGTGAACTCTGCTTGAGAGAAGGATAGGGTTTTCTTACCAACAGAGGCCCTTAACGGTTTCTTCCTTTCTTTATAAAGGTACGGAACAATTTTCTTCGATGGTCCACCAAGGATACTAAAGCCGAAGATGACCATTGGGTCGAATTTATCTGCCTTGGGGTCTTTGGCTCGTTTGATACATCTTGCCATCCAGGAGTATGAATTAGGATATTGCTTGTTGTCAGTGGCTTCTCCCACATCCTTACTGTTGAATTCGAATCCTGGGAAATGAAAAAGAAAGTCCTCTGTAAGAATAAAGACAAATCCTAATTCCCTTAGATACTTAATAATCTCTTGTTGGCTCTTACCTTCTTCAACCATTTTCTCTACATCTGCCAAGATATCTTCTCTTGGTGATTCAGTAAGTTGTTTACTCCCAGTAGAAGGTCTTCCTCTTCCCACTGAAGGTTCTTTGATTGGTAAGTTACCTACGAGCTTATCTAAGTAATTCTTAAAGTTCTCAACATCTTGTTTATTTGTAAGAGTTACCTCTATTCTTATTGGTCCCTTATGTTGTACTTTTGGCCCTGAATTCATTTCTGTATACGCATCTACCAATCTATCTTGAATATAGGAGCCATTATCTTCAAGTGTAGTGATACGCAGTTTGGGTTTATATGTTTTTTCTTCCATAAAGTCTTGATATTAAAAAGAAAGGCCTGAACAAGAGTGATTTGCCAGGCCTTTACATCATTAACGAATACTTAATAAGATATGAGATTAATCTTCTTCTTTTTTGGCCTTCTTTTTCTTTTTATCTTTGGCCTTTTTGTCCTTTTTTGCAGGAGCAGCCTTTTCAGTAGCTTCTGCCTTTTCTTTCTTTTCCTTCTTGGGTTTTTCTTCCTTCGGAGCTTTACCGGCAGCCAGTCTTCTCTGTTCCATACGATATTTTTTCTTTTCATCGGAAGTCATTTCCCGACCATCAATGAGAGGATAATCGTATTTGGTAACTCTGCCAGCAGATTCCTTCTTTTCTTTTTTCTCTTTTTTCTTTGAAGCCTTTTCGTCTTCTTTGGCTTTTTTCATTTTTACCAATTTGGCTTCATTCTTCAAATCCTTTTCGGGATACTGAGCAGCGACTTTATCTCTCTCCTTGTTGAGCTTATTCAAGAATTCGGTAACCTTCTTACCATGTTTTTTGTCTTTTGACCAATCTTTAGTTGGGTCCAAGTTGTTCTCTTTGAGATAAGCATCTAATGCCTTTTTAGCCTTTGAAAGTTCCGGAGTCTTATTAGCCGGTTTGTCTTTCTTCTTGTCTTTCTTCATGTTTCTAAAATTTTTAAGTAGATTGAAATTTCCTTAGTAATTATCCATAGTTATAATATCCTAATCGAAGTAGGGATTTCCTTAATTTCTAGGATTTCTATACTTGCATTTTCAAGAATGGCTCCAAGTTCTAAGGCATCCTTTATCTCTTGCTCAGTAAGATTGACAAAAGTTTGTTCTGCAACCATTTCTCGTCCATCTGAATAATTAACATATTTAAACTTTACAGTACTGATAGTACCTTTTAGTTTTTTATCTAGCCTACCCTTAAAATCCTTAAGCCTACGTTTAAGATATTGAAGGTGAATAACATGGGTTTGATATTTACCTCTCTTATGAGGAGGAGTAACCTTAATCATATACCGAGTATATTCCATATCTTTTAATACGGCTTGAATACCCTGTATGATGGTTCTTAAATTCATTTCTTCCATGAGGGTCTTGGTATTGGTTTATTTTCGATTGCCATTTCGGTTAGCATTTCTTTGGCTTCTTTGATAATTAATTCAGAGAGTTCCCTTTCTTCATTCGATAAGGGAGGGTCCATATCTTTATCTTCTAGTGCATTAGTATAATTCTGAATAAGATTATCTAATGCTAGGATAGTTATATTCTTTCGGATTTCTCTTTTGTCTTCCATAACCTATAAAATAAATAAAGCCTACTACCTTCTCAGGCAATAGGCTTCTAAAATAGGATTTTTGAAATACAATTTAAACTATGCAAACAACATGAGTTTAATCTTCATCTCCGGCTTCCTCTTCTTCGCCCTTAGCCTTTCTAGCTTTCGGGTTACAAATAATACCGTGTCCTTTTTTGGATTTTACGGTAAGGTTGCCGGGAACAAATGTTACGGAAGTAGAAGCAGGTTTACCATCAATAACCAGAACTGATGTTACTACCACTCCCTGATAGCCTTCCTTGTTCTTTACTGCGTAGCCGTAGTTCTGAACCTCGGATTTGTCATTGATTTTGATAACATCAATCTGTTTACTGTTCGGTCGTTGTTCTGCCGGTCGGTTTTTCAGAGCTTCCATACGAGCTTTACGTTTTGCTTCTTTTTCAGCATCTTTTTCTTTACCACCTTTCTTCTTGGTGTCTTCTTTTTTCTTAGTTGCCATAATCTTTTAAGTTTTAGTTTTATTTAATAGAACAATAGTTATTTCTTATAATAAAGGTGGGCTATTGCTTTAGCCCAACCTTCGTAACCGGAGAATGAATTACTTCTTCCCTTTTTTACTTTTGCCTTTTGCTTCTTTCTTCGCCGGAAGTTTGAGACCCAATTCTTTGGCAATTGCTTTGCGAAGTTTTTCAATGTCGTCTTCTTCGAAATCGTCCGGGTCTGTTTCAAGGTCTTTGTCATCGCAAACATCTTCCAATTCTTCGAAGTCCATTTCAGCAA